ATGGTGCTCTCCCACTATAGCTTGTTTCACATGTAGACTTTATGAAATCTTCGATGTCGATTTTCAATTTTACGTTAACCTCCTTTTTGCTAACATATATTTCGTCAATTAGGTACGACAACATCACTTTCTTTCTTTCTACGCTTGCACTATTAAAAACGTCCTTCCAAATAGGAATATGTTGTTGCAATTCGATCAGTTCCGTTTCTCGTATATTTTTTGATTTAACTCTCTCTTGTAGCTCTTCGAGTTTTTGATTATTCTCGCTAATCTCCACTTCTTTTTGTTTTATTAAGTTGCTGAGTAATTCTGGATTGAAAGCACTTTTTCCCATTATTGCTTTTGGTACTTCATTATTAAGTACCGCTAATTCCTCATAAAGCACCTCTAATTTGCGGTGAATTTCTTTTAGCTGTTGTTCGTCTTTGTTAGCGTGTTTTTGCTTTAACCTTTGGATTTCTGAAGTAAGATCTACTTGTGCCAAGCGATCCAAATATATATCTAATTGTTTTAGAACAATCCCCTCAATCTTTTTTGCCGAGAACGTTGCTTGCCCCGTACATTTTTCTTTTCCTTGTAACTTACCAGAACATCTATAGCTGGCACTATATGAATACGTGACAACTTCTCCTGTTGTTTTAGATTTGTATTTGTTGGTGAAATAGGTTGATGTCAATCTAGAACCACACACTCCACACCTAGCCATTCCTATAAAAAGTAATTTGCCTTTTGTGCTAATGGGTGTGGAATTGTGTTTTTCTTTATTATTCGGATTTTTGTGTTTTCTTAGATCTTGAACCTTATCCCATGAAGTTTCATTTATTATTTGCAACTCGGGTATTGGTTTAGAATATACAGATTTTTCACCCTGTTCATATTTCATAACTCCTTTATAGATTGGATTTTTCAGTATAACATTAATTGTTGGTGCCCCCCATTTTTTTTCGTTTCTTGTCAATATTCCTTGTTCATTAAGGTACTTTGCTATTCGTAACTGCCCATAACCTTCGTTAAGCGCCAAACTATATATTAATTTTACCACTTCTGCTTCTTCTTCATCGATGACTAATTTTAATAAAGGTTTTTTCCGTTTATTGACCTTACCCGATTCAACTGTTTTGTATCCGTAAGGTATACCACCACCTCTAAAAATCCCATCTTCAACCATTTGTCTGTGTTTTTCATTTACACGCTCAGATGTTTTCCTACTTTCACCGCTAGACTGCCAAAATCTTAAATAATTTATCAATCTATCAGTGTGTTGCTCAATTTTTTGCTGTCCCTCAATAACTGACCATACCTCAATTCCTTGATTGATAAACCATTCAACAACAAATGGAGTTTCATCATCTCTTCTTCCTAAGCGATCAAACATAAATACAAGTAATACATCGAATATTTTTTTCTCTGCGTCTTCTTTGGCTTGTTGGATTGCATCGCGTTTATTAGCAGAAACTTTAAATCCTGAGACTCCTCTTTCGTAATATTCTTTTACTAATTTCCAATCAGACCTTTGAGCAACAAAGTTGCGACATGCTCTTTCTTGCATGGGTATGTCATTTTCATCCAGTTGTTTTTTTGTAGAAACACGATAAAGAGCAGCTACACGTTTTAATTGTAGATTTTGATTGTGATTCTTGATTAATCCATTCGCCATAGCTATTACACCAGCCTTAATTATGTATTCATTATGTCTTATTTAACATACATTTTGCATATGAGTCAAGAAAGAAAAAACTGTCTTATCTAAGACAGTTTTGAATATATGCATCACTCAACATTTGAGTTATTGTTTTATCTATTTCTTTGTCTCCTTCCAATGGGAATTCTAAAGCAACCCACATTTTATATTGATCATCATAAGTTTTTAGTGTAATTTTATCTTTGTCATGTTTAATTATGTATTTATTATTGTTTATAAAGATCTCATTCACCTTTGTTGAGGTGCTGGTTGTTAAAAAATTCATATGTTTTAAACTCCTCGCGCCACTTATTAATTGAATCAAGAATATTTGATTTCAAATATTTTTTTTGAAAGCAATAATGCACAACATCAATAACAAACTTTTCTATATTATATTTATATTTAACTCTTTTCTTTTTTTGATCAATCTTAATTGCGCCAATATTTATACAATCCTTTTCATTAATACTTGATTTATTAGATTCAACAGCAAACTTTAAAAAATCGATGATATGTACAAAGTATGTTGCGTTATCTGTTTCTTTTGTTTTAAGTTTTCTTGGTCTAAAGTTTAAAATGAGTCCAGCAATTACACCTTCTTTGTTAATGGCATCCATTAGCCCTTTTACTTGATGTGGTTTAATCATTAATGATTTATTATTAGATGACTCACAAGGTTTTTGTGGATTAAAATTAAAACTACTACCACCTGTGCTTTTTAGTTCAAGTAAGAAAAGAAAAGGTGTGGAATATTGAATACCATCATAAGGATTTTGAGGTGTAAATCTGGTTTGTTTAGAATTAGACCATTTATTTGAATCTTTTAAACGAATAAATAAATATGGAGTGTTCTTATACGATTCTTGCCATTGCTTTTCAAAGTCTTTTCCTTTATTCATTCTTAACCCCTTACGTTATAAATCTTTTTTGATTTTTACGATTATTTGATGAATATGTATATTTAGCATAAGCATACAATGACGAAATTTCACGTTTTCCTTCTTTTATACCAGGTGATTTATTACTTAGTTGAATTATTTTATTGAAATTATAATTTTCATGCAATTTATTTTTTGCTTCTTCTTCGTTGTTAGCTTTTACAACCATGATCATTGATCCATGTTCGGTATCAATTTCAGCGAAATACTTATTCAATGTGCATCACCTTTAGAGTTATTTATAATATCAATTTCAACGGGTATGGTATTTTTAATTCTCCAATCATTATCAATTCCAAGTAATTTATTTATTTTATTTTTATACAAATTCATTACTCTTCTTGCCCACTTGTATGCATCTTTTTCCGTCCATTGGTGTTCGTAACCTTTCGAGTCTGCTGAGATATAGTTTTTACAATCCCTCATGAATTTATCTTTGTGATAAGTCGCTCATTTTCTCCTACTCCATTCAATCTGAATGAATTGATCAAGACTCAAAGTTACGTAATTGACATTAGATTCAAGCAACTGTCTCAGTGTAGATTTATCCATATTAGTCCTCCTTCTTACTATATGACGCAATCATATAAACTCCATTATTAATAGCATTGCTGAATTCATTAATAGTTTCAATGCGCCTATTATGTTGAATTATGTACGATGGAGGTTCTGGATAACATTCTGCATCGTAAACAAATACTTGATGAGACCCCTTCCAGGCGATATATTCACATCTATTTGCTCCAAACCAGAATGCATTAATATTGTCTGCCCATTCTCCCAATGTTCTCATATTACTATACTCCTCACAACTTTATATGCATTTCCGTTGATAAATGAACTATTGCTCTTTCCTGTATAGATATAGGATTTATTTATAAGTGGAATGATCATTTTATCGCTCCGACATTTCATTTAAAAGTATTATTTCATCTACTCCCATTTCTTAGTCATACCTTTCAATTCTTCTATTACATCTTTTTGTCCTTTGTAATAAAGTACATCATCATAATCTTCTCTGTCTTTCGCATCCTTAATCCATCGTTCTGACCTATCAATAAATTTATCGAGCAAATGCAAAAATTTCTCTTTTTCTATAGCCATATTATCACCTCATAAAATATTTGTTTTATTCGATTCCCATTTGTATTTTATACAATCGATCTCTAAGTTCAATATTTTCTCTACTTAACCTGTCAATCACTCTATCTCTGGCACTCAAAGCTAATGCATAATTGATATTGTCAGAAAAACACCCATTTCTTGTAGCTTCGATGAAATTTATTGTTGTTTCTTGATCTATCGGTAAATGATCAACAATAATATTTATTAAATCTTCATCTGAAATTATTTTCATATCGAACATTCCTTTCTGCTTTAAATTACCTTTTTATCGCAATTAATTACCAATAATTCGATAAAACTTTCCTTTCTGATAATCCCATCTCCAACCATCTTCAATTGCTTTTAACCAACACTGTTCATCATTAAGTCCCTGATATTCTTTCTTTCCGAACAACACTTTTTTGCTAACAAATAACGTTTCAATCTGAATCATATTTAAACCTCCCTATCCTCATGAAAGCATGTTTTTATAAGATTTTAGCAAAACACTCCGTTGACTCTTTCTGGTTCAACTTTCTCGACAAATGGTAGTGACTCAAGTTCAGACTGAGTTTTATTTGTTTCTACAATGATTAAGTTAGTAACGATATGATCTGATCAGATCGTAGTTGTATTAATTTTGTTCAATTCTACTTCAATATTACTTCCATAATCATCCTTCAACGTTAAGTAGTAAATATCTTTTTCCATTTAAGAACCTCCTTTCCAATCAAATCTTGTTTTTATTAAATCATTAGTGCTTCTACAAATGATTTAACTTTATCAATCGATTCTGTTACGTTTTTAAAAGGTAAGGATTTTAATACTGCTTCCCTATAATGCTTTTCATATTTTTCACTTAGTCTTGAATCAAGAATACTTATAATTCCTTTGTCATTTTCTGATCTAATTAATCGACCAACCCCCTGTCGGAGTCTAATAAGCATTTCTGGTAATAATACTTCTTGAAAAGGATTTTTTGAAATAGAGGTTTTGTATTCAATAATTGGATCGTTAGGAACAGGAAACGGTAATCTTACTATTATGACTTGAGATAAATCTTGACCAACGATATTTATTCCTTCCCAAAATATCCCTGTACCAAACAATACTCCATGTGTTTCTATAAATTTCTTTATTGTTTGTTCTTGGCTTGATCCTTCAATTTGTATTATTTTTTCCCAATTTGTTTGTATACTTGAAATTTTATTTGTGACATATTTTAAGTCTTCTTTTGCTGTAAAAAGAACTAATGTTCTTCCATTTACAATATCACATAATTCAATTATCTTTTTTAATACGGCATCAAGATATTCCTCTCGGTTATCTGTATTATAGTGTGGAGTATCATTCGCAATATATAACAATCCATGATTATCATAATCATATGGTGAATATTTAGGTTCTGATAATTCACCAATATAACCTAAAGAATTAACAATATATTCATATTTTTTCTCAATGGTTTCACCTTCTTGAGAGAGTGTAGCAGATGTAAGTACAACTGAGAAACGTTGATTAAACAGATTTTGTTTTAGTATTGATTGTATTTGTTTTGGACATGCACAAATCGAAACTTCACCATTTTCACTTTTAATAGCCCATATTAAATAATTCTTTTCTTTCCCGCTCAAAATATTACAAATTCTTTTTAATGCATTCAGTTTTTCAAGTGCATCATCAACTTCTCTTTCTCTTTTTCCAGATTCATACACCGAAACTGATACTATTATATTTGATATAATATTATCCCATTTTTTATAATCTATAGATTCTGGCATCTCAATTTTATATCTTTCAAGAGAAGAATCGTTTTTAATCGACATTTTTTTTACCTGTTCTTCAATGTCTATAAATAACTTTCTGTTAATTTCAATCAATGTCTTAATATTCTCTTCAATTTCTTGATCATAATATCTAAGTGCAAAGATTCTTAATACTGTATTTAATAAAGAATCTATATCTTTTTCAGAAAAAATATCTGTTAATGCACTTCGAACCTTTTCTTCAAAATTATGAGCTTCGTCAATGATCAATAAAGATGGATTACTTACAATAAAACCTTTACCCGTTTCATTTTTTCTAATTAAATCTCTAATAAGTAAATCTTGATTTACGATAATAAAATCAATATCAGATGAATTATCGGAAATATAATATCTCATCATATAAAAGGAGCACGAGTGTCTATATGGACACTTTTCAAAAATACATCTATCAACACAAACTGTTTTCCATTTGGCATCACTAATTCCCTCAAGAACATCAGACCTTTCTTTAATGGTTCCTTCACTAACCTTTTCGATCAGCCACCATAAATTTGAATATTTTGTCTTATTTTTTTCATCGTCATAGATTTCCAATGCTTTCATTCGACAAGCATAATTATTCATACCCTTTCCAACAACTGCATTAATTTCTAATTTCAATTTATCTGCAATTATTTTCACATCATTATATAATTGTTCTGACAATTGTATTGAAGACGTTGCAATTACAACTGGTCTATTTTCAAATTTATTAATTAATAAAGCAGGAATTAAATATCCGTATGACTTCCCTATACCTACACCTGCTTCAATTATAATATTTTTACTATTGACATAAGCTTCTGCTATATCTAACGACATATTGGTTTGATCAACTCGATAATTTAACCCGTAGTCTTGATGTTTGTCATATATTTCAAAAATTCTATTGATAAGAGATGATTCAAAACTTTTCTTATCATCTTTTCTTTTAAAGAAGTAATAATCATAACTCATTTAGAGATTTTAATTCCCCTTATCTCATAAAATCGTCATTTTATTGGTACATATATTCTTTCATTTCTCCAATTACATTTATGTCATCTTCATTAATGCTACCTCGATATACATATTACATGTCGAGAAACGGATTTCTTCTCCATCCTCATTGTAAGTCCCATCAGGATTTAGTTGTTTGGCAATGAATCGATTTTCATAAGACGATTCCCTATTTCCTATTGCAATTTCAGGAAAATACTCTTTCACCGATATAACGACATATTTATTTTCTGCTCGAAGAGGCTGGATATCTATTTCGCCACTTTCCCATCGGATTGAATTTTTATCATAGTCTCCAACATTTACATGACCCTCTGGCTGCTTTATCCCCCAGACAAACTTTTGACTTTTGATTACATACCCTTCTTTCAATTTAGTACTCATACCGTCTCTCCTTATAAAATCATCGTTTCATCATAAATCATTCATATTTCCCTTTTAATAATAAACACAGTTTTTTCTCCCCGGTATAAAACTGCTTCACCTCAACCGAGATCTTATCAATTAATTCAGGAAATGCAGGTTCTCCGTGACCACAACTTCCCATACGACAAACATCTAAATCTGGATTTACTTTTTTTAATTGCTCAATAAGTTCTGACACCTTCAATCTTATCATTCCTTCCTAATTTCCAACGAAACTGCTATTTTTTATTCACTGATTTGTTCAGCGAGAACATATAAAACATTATCAATCGGATCATAACCACACAACAATTTGTAGTCATTATCTTCTGTCACTCTTATAATCAGATTTTTACCATCTAAATCTTCCCATTCGTATATAGGAATATCTTTGAAATATTTTTGCAATTTTCTTCAACCTCTCTCCAATCAAATCATATCATTTTATTTAAAACCCCTGTTGAGTTTTTCCAATCTTTTTAGGCTAAGGTCTGCGCTAACTTCTCCTAAAATTACACGCTCAATCACTTTGTTTAATTCAAGTTCCATTGCTGCAATCACCGAGAGCAGATTTAATGGATTATCTAGATTAACTGGCAATTCCCTTAATGTTAATGTATCATCACTGAAAACAACTGATAAGTGATCAATTAATAATTGATCTTCGTTCCATAGATAAACTGTTTTCTTCTTTAGTATACCATTGTATATCAACCATAATCTTAGAAGTACAATAATGCTTGATCTGAATTTATAATAAATTACTTCACCTAAATAAATTCTTTGTTTTTCTAAATTTATTAAAGGAACTGTATCAAGACCACTCGGCACTTCTTTATCGTTAACAGATTTTAGGTTCAGTGGATCCTTTTCTTCAAGTTCATCGATAAAATTCATATATTCTGTTGGTGCTAGTAATGAGAAAAAATTAATTATTGGAGATACATGTTGTCTTATCAAAAGATATTCATTCCATACTACATCAATTGCCTCAATTTTCTTGTTGTGTACGATCTGATTGACACTGTGATAATGTTCAAGATTCTTTTGTAACAAATTATTGACTTGATTCACACTGGACTTTAACTTTTCAAGTTCTTTTTGAGTTGCCACTGAAAAGTTCATTTTGTCTTTTTCAAATATTTGCCTATTTATTTCGAGCTTCTGATCTAGCCATCCTTTAAGAGTGACACTTATTATACCGGTTATTATTGCACTAATTACAGTACTTGTTAATAAAATACTCCAGTCCTGCATTAAATGTTTGCCTCCGCTTCAGATAAATCCGTTAATTTATTTACTCATTTCTTCGTGATATTTCTGCAACATCTTAGTTACTATTAAAGAAGCTGATTCATTTATAGTTTTGATAAGTTTAGTAGTTCCATCTTCTTCTTTGAATATTGCATTTACTTCCTCTAATGCTTCTTTTCTGATTGCATTAAAATCGATTTCTTTTTTCATACACATACCTCCCAAAAATATTTTTTCATTCAATAATACCTAATCGTTTTATAATATTTTTATATATTGCTCCTAGTCTCCGTGCGTTATAATCATTAAATTTTTCAAAATCGCTTATGTACTTCCCTTGTATAACGAATTGCTCATACCATTTTCGATTGCGAGTTATAACAACTTCTTCATTGATTTCTTGAAATTGATCTGCTGTTAAATCAATAATAATATCATCATATTCTAGCCATGCATGAGAAAAATCATTTGAATTTATTCCCCAAACATACTTAGTCGATATTCCTCTTTTACTAAGGAATTTTGCAAATAAATGACTTGTATCACCGCAACAACCTCTTGGAAAATTTAAGAAGAAGTTTGAATTCGGGAATTCTTCAATAGACATCGACTGGATGGCTCGACGAAAAGGTAATGCAAATACTAAAATCTGCTCTTCGGTCATCTGTTAGACCTCATTCCTGTTAAAATGGATTTTTTATTGGAAAATTAATTTTCAAAAGTAATGGATTTAATATTCCTAAAATCTACAACATATGCTACTTTTGTTTTTTCATCAGAAACAATAAAATGATAATCAGGCAAAGACATATGAACTATTCCAGTATGCAGTTCTCCGTTAATATTAAATTTGCAATAAATAGACTCTACACAACTATTTAATGCATCAGTAATTTCATATGCAGATAGGTTTTCTTTTCTCAATTTTAATTCCTCCTATGAAACTGACATTTCATTTACTCTTCTTCATCTTCATATCTATCTTCAAACTCATCACAAGCTTCGGTTTCTCCATATGGTCTATCATATATTTCTAAAGCACATTTTTCGGGCATTTGAGAGTAATCTGGGGCTTCCCAATGCCAACAATTTTTACAGACTTTATCTGACATTTCTTCTTCTCCTTTTTCTGACCTTTCATTTATTGAACCTCCCACGACTAAAGTTACGAGTTTGCGGCTCACAGTCTTATCAATGTTATCAGGTTCTATATCATATATCTTATTATGCCTTGGCCCCTTTTTAAGATCAACTCTTTGTTTTGCTTTCACCGAAACTTCTTATGAATTGAAACATATCGTCAATTCTCTCCAATAATTTATTCTGATTGAATTGTTATTATGATTGTAGATAAAAATGCTACTATTTGCGAAGCAATGTGAGCCAGTATTTTCCCAGTGTCGGTAAATGGCTTAAGTATAAATCCTAATTTAATCAATCCATAACATAGAGTAGCAAAAATAATCCATGATATTATGAAAACAATAGTTTTTTTAATGATCTTCTTAATCTTTTTCATTATTATCACCATTTATTGAATCAACTTGCTTAATTTTCTTTGACACTTCCTTTATTTGCTCAATAACATCCTTCAAATAATCGTGCAAGTCCCATATTTCAGTTGAATTGTATGTATTCAGGTGAATAAAATTGCTTATAAATTTCCATTTCTCTGAATTTCATTACAGTTGTATAATTTTGTTTTTTTGGCTTTGATGTTTTATGATGCTCGTCGAGGTAATTTCTAAATTTATTAAGATATTTGTTGTATAAAGTTACAAAAGTATCTAAAGATTCAAAACCTATATATGTTTCGATATCAAGATAATAATGTGTTTTACCATTAGTCATTTTTTTATAAACAGAAAAATCCTCGGTTTTGAGATGATCATCTGTAACAGTGAAGACATTCTCAAACGCATTAACAGTAGACATTATATAACCCTCCTAGACATCTGATTGTTTTTTATTCATTTTATAAACTAACAATTATAACTCACCTTTGTATTCAGCGCCTAACTTAACCAATATTTCAGCTAATAGTAGTCTGTGACAAAACTTACCCTTTCTACAAAAACACACTAATACCACTCTATCTCTTGACAATAATTGATCCCATTCGCTTCGATGTTTTTTGAATGATTTTCTCATTAAGTCATAATATAGTTGAGTATATTCTTCGTCAGATATTTTGCCCTTTTTATGTTTCATAACCATTTCCCATGTTGGAGCAAATGTACCATTTGAAGTTTTAACAGTTGTATCAAATCTATCTGGATCTCGTGTGTTGTATTGGGCTGTATATACTTGTAATGGGATATTTATCACCCACTTTACTCGTACTATTGTCTAGTTTTTATGTACTATTGGTATGCAAAACAAACTCAATAATCAATCTTACTTTTAATCCACTCTTCAATTCGCTTTAAATCTTGTATCAATTCCTCAAAAGTAGTGGCTGAAGACTGCCTAATTTTCATTCTTACTAAAGCTTTAACAACACTTTCTAATTGGCTATAGTAACCAAGTGGAACGAAGACTTCTTGGTTGGTTTGTTTGTTAATAGATCCGGTGTATTTCTTAATAATAAACTGTCTTTCGTCTGACTCCAGATAAATGTTGTCTTCGATGTGAACTTTCATTTTTCTTCCTCCTATTATTCGTTAATGATAAAAATAATGATTTCATATGTCATAGCATGAAAAGCAGCGTTACTATAATTAATGTAATAATCAATTTCGTTGTTAGTATCTATACACAAGGTAGTCCTTTTTCCAGTGGAGGAATGCTTATTAAGATACACATAATAGTCTTGATTGAATTTTGCAGTTAGTGGTATTTTCTTTATTAGAAATAAATTATTAAGTTCAACAGAATTGATTTTAGCTATGTGTTTTTTGATCTGATTAGTTTTAAATAAGTCGATTATATATAATTCGGCTGTACCCAATCCAATGGTATCCCATCTTGTTAATTCAATTATTTGTTTCATTTAACCAATCCTTTTAAATGAGTTTTATTAAATAAATTCAGTCCATCTTCCTTTTTCGTCTTTAACTTCTACTTTTAAATATTTTTCATCCATCAGTCGATCAACATAATCATCAATTGATTCTTGCTTTTGTTTTTTTAGCATTAGTTCAGCAGTTTTCTTTTTATGCCAAATTTGAAATTGCTTTGATTGAACTAGTCTCTCAAGCGCTTTCTTTTTGTTAGCATACTGCGATCTCTCATCTCGGGACTCCCCCACTGCTCCAGATTCAATGTGTGTGATTCTAACTCCCGTTTCTGTTTTATTGGCGTGTTGTCCACCTTTTGTACTTGCTCTGAGTGTTTCGATGCGAAAATCTTTCTTCGTAAGTGAAAATAAAAGTTCCTTTTGATTGGTCATTTTATTAATCATCCTTTTTATAATACTCTCCATGAGTGTCATATCTACATCGTTTACAATATCCTGCTTGCTCTATGTCATAACTCCAATATCCGGTTGAAACAGTATAGATAGACCATTTATGACCTTTTACTTTGCAAATTAATCGTTTAATCCAATATACCATTATATATACACTCTTTTATTAATTCACTTTTAATTGTTCCGATGCCATTTGAAGTCCAACTAAATATGCATGTATTCTCCAAGGTATTTCATCGCCAATATTATAGATCCATTCCCAACAATCTTGATCCAAATCATAAATGAAATCATGGTATGTATTATTTACATGCTCATAAGCCCATTCTTCTTTGCTACTGCAATTTTTAGCAACCTGAATCAAATACCGCATTTCGTTCTCATCGTATTCAATACAATCGTTATCTAGATCTTGTTTCCATTCCAATAGTCTTTGTGACGCTTTTATCGAGTTGTAATCCATTAGATTCCCACTATATGCTACAAGCTTCTCGTAAAAACAATTGATATGAACATCATCAAAAGAATGAATGGTGGCTTTCCAAGTCAGACAAAACACTGCTTCACCAATATCTCCACTAATGTATACGTTATTCCCATCGAATACATAACGACAAGAATAAGTAGTGGTTCCTGGTTGTCTCCATTCAAGCCCTTGTAAATCTCCGTGCTGTGTTAATGTGGCTTTGTGATTTTTAAACCAGCGCTCTCTAATTTCTCTCTGCTTGTCACTATAATTGGTCATTGAATAAATCTTCCTTCCTCATCTAATGTATCCAATACTACGTCTGTTACAAATCCACACTCTGGACACTCTATCCAAAATTCGAATTGATAATTAAAATCTAAGTAGTTTTTCCCTGTTTGCAACATCATCGTACTATTGCATATTTTGACAATCTCTTTTATATGTACTTTGAATACCATTCAATATCAAGCTTTTGATCTCATCAGTTGTTTCTTTTCCATTTTTGAAATATCTAAATGGATATTTTAGTATATCATCTATCCAATTTTCCAATCTGTAAAAATTCTCACAGTCGTTTTTACTTCTTTGGAGTGCTTCTTTGACAATCATTAATTGGTCTTCACTGATACAGGTTAATTCTTCTTCCCCAGTGAGGTTATAACGAAACAATACATAATACTCCATATCATCGACTCCATTTTGTTATTTTATATTTTCGTTCCGATTAAATTAACAACTTTCCCATGTCGATTGATTTTATAAGGGCCAGGAATGTAATTTCTATATCTAACTAATTCATCATACAACTCCTCAGTCGCTTTGAATTCTTTATTATATATTTTATATGTATTGCCTATAATAAAATTCGTTGATCTTGGTTCTCCATTGGCTAATAACAAAGAGATGATAAATTTAGCAGGCTCAGATAATTTCATAGCCATTGCACTCCTTTTATTTTTCGCATAGAGTAACTAAAGCTTTCGCAACAGTATATTTGCTTGCCAAAATTTCTTTTAATTCTATTTCTAACGTTTCTAAATATGATATGTAGTTTTTTATTTGCTCCTCAGATTCTTTTTTTACTTTTTCGGATCTTGTCTTTGCCATTCGATATTGTAGTTGAGCAATTTCTGCATTTAATCTTAGCTTTTCGAGTTTTAATTTTCTTCGCTTCGATTTTTCAGATCGCTCTAACTTCCTTAGTTCTTTATCATACATTTGTTTTATTTTATCTCTATAAATTAAATATGACAAATCATCCATTTTTATGACTGTTTTTACCCTAGATAAATCAGTTGTTAGGTATATCGCTACTCGACCGAATGCATATAAAACAGACTCTTCTCCTTCACTGTTAATTACATTTCCAATTCTCCTTGCTGTGCGTAGCATACTTCTAATTTGACCCAATGCTTGTTTTCGATCTTTTAATCCTAATCGTTCTGCCACTCTCTCGTAAGCGTGCTCGGTCATTATAATTTGTTTCGTATTGAGTTCTGGATTGAGTGAATTAAATTCAACCATATGTCATAACTTCACCTCTCAATAAAAAATAGTGTAGTATCATATACTACACTAAAGATAACACCATTTAACTAATTGGTCAATACATTTTATTTTTTATTTTTAATCAAATAGCAACTTCCAATTGTATTTTTTCGTGGTGTTTGTAATTAATGACTTTGATATCGTTGATATTGAAATCGTAGAAACTCTTTATTTCAGGATTAATCCATATGCGTGGAGGTTCATATGGTTGACGCTTAATTTGATCTTCTATAAACGGAATATGACGATCATACAGGTGTAAGTTGTCTATGTTAAAGCAGATTGAACCAACATTATGACCAGTTACTTGAGCAATGAGTTTGTGTAAGACACTGTATTGATACACGTTGTAACAGGTTCCGAGTCCCATATCGTTACTGCGTACATTTACGGTCAAATGTAATTTCCCGTCCCACAACTGCCAATGCGTTTCATATACGCATGGTTCGAGAGCCATTTCATCAAGATCTTCGACACACCAGAGAGTTGTTTTTATACGTCTGGAGTATGGATTGTACTTTAGCATATAAAGCAAATAATCCACTTGGTCAAGAAAAGCATAATCACCACTGATAAGTACCGATTTCAATTCTTCATTTTGCATCATTTGTTTTAACGCTGAATTTATGGTTACGCGTCTGTACTTATTAGCAAGTTGCCATCCATAAGCTTTACCAATAGTACCATCTTCTCTTTCCCACTCATTCCACACGTTGCATCCCATTTTTCTTAGATCATCAACTTTATTGGACTTGTCTCTCCAGATCCAAAATAACTCTTTGATCGGATCTTTGATGGGTACTTGTTTTGTAGTTAGCAAAGGAGCAATTTCACTTGAATTATCAAACTTAATTTGTACATTAAGAATGCTTTTGGTGTAAGCTAGAGATCCGTCAGCCCATTGCGTTCTTACAGATTGATCTTTATCCCATTTACCCTTTTCTATTATTTTTTTTGCAAGTGAATTGTATAATGTATCATAGTTAAACAGTTTTATCACCTTTTTTCTTATTAAAAATCCAAGCATCCACATAAAAGAAAATAAGTGACCCAATTAGATTTGCAATGATTGTCTTTGTAAGATTGCCGAACGGTAATAGTTGAATAACCAAATACAATATTGGCGTACTTGCTTGCCATCTGAGTGCATACAATAAAAGTTTCAATTCATTTCTACTCCCATCTTCATTTTCAAATCTTCTATTTGATTTGAAGATATAAGAAGGTGGCTCATGCACCACCTTCTTCTTATTAATTATTATTGTTTACCAGTGCTCCCATGACCACCACGATCAACTTTATCAAGGCTATCAACTTCAACGAATCGAAGTTTTGGCATTTCTCGTTGGATGCGGAACTGACAGATTCTATCGTTCTTTTCGATTACAGTATCTCGCAAGGCATATACAGGGAAGAACCACTGATCATTGTTTCCAGAGTATGCATTATCAACTACTCCAGGCGAGTTAACTTGAATCACTCCAAAGTTTTTGAATGTACTGGATCTAGGAGCTACTTTAGCTTCATATCCCTTGGGCAACTTCATTCCAACGCCAAGGGGAATAAGTTTAAACTCCCCTGCTTTCAGCTCAATAGTTTCGGCTGCTCGCAAATCGATCCAAGAGCCAATGGAAATTGGTTTAATCTTTTCAATGTCTGTAAAGTATTTCACTTTAATTTCAAGGGGTTTCTTGAATCTAACCAGGTGTTCCTTAAATACATCTTTAATAATGCGTTTGTCTGTCTTTGGATCAAAGTATGTGATCCGAATTAAGCCATTCTTCAATAGTTCCTTAACAATCGCTTTCTTCTTTGCTTTTGTGTACCACACTGTCTGATTAATATGTAGTTTCATATACCTTTAAAACCATCCTTTTATCGTAATTTTATATCTATATATAGTGGTTGGAGTGTATCTCAACCACTATATATAGTATGTTAAAAATTTATTTCGAATATTTTATGCTTCACAAACAACACACAGTTTATTTTTGCTAAATTGTTGGGCTGCATTTGTGCTATGTTGATAATATAATGTTTTAACTCCGCTTTTCCAAGCAAATAAATACAACTCATTTATCTCTTTTGCTGACATTGTAGGATTGATCATTAAATTCAATGATTGACTTTGATCTAAGAATTGTTGTCGAGTAGATGCTTGGTCAATAATGACATACTGATCAATTTCACTGAATGTCTTGAATACTTCTTTTTCATGATCTGTTAAGAAGTCGAGATGTTGCACAGATCCGTCATTGTTACGAATGCTATTCCATACTTCTCTTGTATCTTTTCCATATGATTGTAATACCTTCTGTAGATAAGGATTTCGAATAGTAACTTTCATCTTGGCAACATCTTTAACATAAATATTAGACCAAATTGGCTCAATACTTTGTGAGACTTGACCCAAAATAAACGCCGAACTTGTAGTTGGCGCAATGGCAGTCAGGGTAGTGTTTCTTCGTCCATACCCTTTTAGCACTTCTGGCTCACCATATAATTCAGCCAACTTTTTAGATGCTTCATAAGCTCTTGATTGAATAAAGCTAAAAATACGCGCATTCAATTTATTGGCTTCCAAACTTTCAAAGGGAATCATTTTAGACTGAAGATATGAATGCCATCCTAACGCACCTAAACCTAATGCACGATTTGCTTTTGCAAAATTATAGGCACGTTCCATAAAGTAAAACGCTTGATTATCTTCTTTTGAACTTGAATCTCGAAGTTGTTCCAATTTTGTGATAAACTCAGTCATTACTGCATCTAGGAAGAATATCATTGTTTCTACTGCGTCTGTATTCTTCCATTCGTCATAGTGCAGTAAATTCATAGAAGATAGATTGCATACGAATGACCATTCTTCATTGTTTGGCAATGCAATTTCAGAACAAAGATTGCTATGATGTATTTTAATCTTTTTATCTTTATAAACATCCACAGTATTTCTATTTACCGTATCAATGAAGAGGATATAGGGATAACCAATCTCAACACGCCTTTGGATTACTTTTGCCCAGAGTGCTCGTTTTGCAGTATCTCCTTCAATCATTTCCTTCATCCAATAATCTGGAACAATCACTGCGTGAGTTAGCTCTTGAATTGGAAACCCTTCTGTACCAATTTGCAAAAATTCCTCAATATCTGGATGATCAATTGGCAAGTAGGGAGAAAATCTTCCTCTCCGGGTGCTTCCTTGTGAAACAACATCAATAATTGATTCAAACAACTTCATAAAGTGTACTGAACCAGAAGATTGACCATTATTAGTGATCTCTGCCCCCCTTGGTCGCAATTCCCCAAAATAAGCAGATGTACCTCCACCAAACTTACTCATCATCCCTACTTCTGCTTGTGTATACAAAATCCCACCCATGTAATCGGGGATATATGATCCAAAACAACTTATGGGCAATCCTCTATTTGTACCAAAGTTCGCCCAAATTGGGGTAGATAACGAGTAGAATCCTTTCTCCATATATCCATAAAATTTATCTGCAAATCCTTCAATCCCTAAAATTGATTCTGCTGTATTAGCAATATTTCTAATGCGTTGTTCAGGTGTAACTCCCTCAGTCAGGTATCCACGAGATAAAAAGAGTCTGCTATATTCATTTAGCCAATTCATACATTCCCTCCATTATTTTTATTAAAATAAATCATCGCCTGTAATGCTACGAGTACGTTTGCTGTAATTAATAGATCGTTTTGCGAAGAAATCTACATGCTTTGTAGCAACAATTTCATCGTCAAACCAATCTGTTGTTTCGACCGCTGCTTTGTCAACTTCAAAAACAGGCTTATATCCTACATTCAAAAGGGAATTATTCAGCCTATTCTTAACAAATTCTTTAACTGTTGCTTTGGGCAAGAAATCCAAATCACCAGCTTCATAGATCCAATCAATTACAATTTGCTCGGACTCATAAGCTTCCTTGCAAGCTTGTGTAACTAATTGCTCCATGTGATCATCAAACCATTCTGGATGTTCTCTTCGAATTGTATTAATCAATTCTATCCCGAACAATCCATGAATTTGCTCTTCTTTTGATGTTGCTTCAATTACATTAGACATACCTTTAAAGATATTGCGATATTTGTTAAACGACATAATAATCAAGAACTGAGAGAATAGTGATACATGCTCAATAAACAAAGAAAAAAGTAGTATTGACAGCGCATAGTCCCTATCATTTCCTGTTCGAGCAAGAGCAATGCTTTTAGTTAAATAATCTACACGTTGCATTAATTGAGGGATTTCTTTGATTTTCTCAAACTCTTCATTCAACCCTAGAATTTCAAGCAAGTGAGAATATGCGTCATGATGTCTAACTTCACTTTCGGCAAATGTATATCCTACTGAACCCAACTCTGGTTTTGGTAGTCGATGATACAAATCACCCCAAAAAGTTTTAACTGATACTTCAACTTGAGCGATTGCAAGCATCGCATTTTTAATTACACTTCTCTCCACATCAGATACATTTACTTTATAATCTTGAATGTCAGAAGTGTAATTAAATTCTGTATGTAACCAATAAGAATGTTGAATTGCTTCTTTGTATTTTTCAAGATCAGGGTATTCATATGGTTTTAGATTTAACCGAAATTTAAAAATATCAGGTGTTCTTGCTTGTTTCCTTTTTTCACGATAAATAATATATTCTTTAGCTGTAATTTTGTATTTTGATTCAAGTAAAGCCAGTTCTACGAGATCTTGAATGGTTTCTACTGTTAGATTTTCATAATCTCCACGTTGTTTAATCATTTTTAATACCTTTTGAGTTAGTCGTTTTGCTTCTTCAATATCAAATTCTCCAGTTTGATTTCCTGCTTTGGTTATAGCTTGAGTAATTTTATCAATTTGAAAATCTACTACTTTTCCGTTACGTTTGGTAATCAAAGTAGGTAATTTCATATTTTTCTTCCCTCTTTTTATGTTCGTTTATTAATGTTCCGTGGTGAATATTACCAATCAGTGTTCACCACACGTACTCAAGTCAAACTAATCTTTCTTCTACCCCTTTTTCTTTTTTTTGACCATTACACTACCTAACTTATTCACGATATTTGTCAAATCAGACAAGTTATCGCGTCTCTTCACAACCTCGTGTTCGTATACACCTCTATCTTTGAGAAAAGGTGTAAGTATTGCATTGTACACCACATACCAAGGTGTCTTTATGTTACTAGTAGACGAAGAAGATGTGCTTATTTCGAGAACACCAAGCGACACTTAAAGTTTCACCCCCCTTTCAATCTCACTAATTGTGATAAATTGTTTTGTTTAATCTTTTAATTAGCCCTATATTTATTTCTACTCATCGTCATTTATATACTTACAAAACCCATCTTCAGCACCTTCTAATATTCTTTCAAAAATTTCTTTAAAAGGAACTGCCCATATAGCATAATCTCCATTACCTCCGAAAGAAGATTCATCTAGCAGATTCTCGGCAATGAATTGCCTTTATCATCATCCCTTCATAAGTTATTTTTAGCTGAAAACACGATCAATGCCAATATAATTACAAACCTAATTCTCACAATTTTATTACTCCAACATCAATAAAATCTTCGTCATTTTCGTACAATTCCCATGCCTCATCATAGCCTTCCCAATTATCAACACCACATGCCTCAAGACACTCCAGGAAATGAACTTTCTTCAACAATTCTTCATATTCCCTTTTTGAAATTGTAATCGTTTCTTGATCCCGTGAAATTGAATTTTGTTCATTAGATACGAACTCATTCATACTTATATTTCCCTCCTATATTTGTCACTGATTAAAGACATTATTTAACCATTCCGCAACTTCTATAATTTAATTTTATTGGGTATTCGGATTTTGTTGTGGGAAGAATGTCATAAAAGACCCTCTTCGTACAAGCGAATGATTGTGGAAATATCTGCTCCAGCGTCTTTTTCGGGTTGTCGATTGAAAAACGCATCCCAATCAATCTTAGGCACTCCAACAAGGATTTGGCGGTTAGGTCTGAGGTCTATCTTGTCAAACTTAGGCTTCTTTGTTTTCCTAACGCCCTCGGTAAACAGCATCCTTGCTCTTCAAAAGTGTACGGAACTCTCATTTTAATGTCCCCCTTTTGGTTAATTTATTAACGGTTTCTATGCAAGCCCAAATCGGAACTGACTTACCTTCCCAACCCGAGCAATCGTCTTTGCCTTTGCAGTTTTTATATTTCAGACATTCCGTTTTACAAAAGGCGTAGTGATTATTTTTCAAATTACATCACCTCCGCCATTTCTAAATGATGATACTTAGACATTTCTGCGACAGTAGAAACAACCGCTTTTGTCCTGTCGCCGCGAGGCTTAATCAAATTGTTACGCTCTACATCTTTGAAGTTACACTTAGGAATGCAAGAGCCTACATAAGCAATCAAAAATGGAGCTACATCATATTTGAAATATGGTTTTCCACTCGCAATTGCATCTCTTTTAGCCTTCAACCTCTCATAATGAACGGTATCCCTATATCCCTTTCTTTCCATACGTTCTAACGCTTTGTCGATATCTTGCAGTATTTCATAACGTGAAGCATCAGTTTGTATAATCGAACCGCTCCTTTCCACAACATAATCCGAACTTTTAACTGCTAAACTCGAAATTTAAAAAACTATCGATTCCACACTAAAATCCGATTAGCCTTTTATTATTATCTACATTTGTATGAAGCACAAGACCATCTACACTAATGTGGCATTCATATTCACCAAAATCAAAATATTCAATAGCCAATACTATGTATGCTTCAATCTCTCTCATATCCTTTCATTTAAAGAATGATTTTGTCTTAGTTTAATTCACTTCGCTATGTAGATTCTTCAATCTATCAACTGTTATATCACAATATTTTATTTCTTTTTCAATACATATCCATCTTCGATTTGTATTCTCAGCAGCAATCGCTGTTGTGCCTGAACCTGATGTATTATCTAATACAATTTCATTTTCGTTTGTATATGTACGAATTAAATATTCAAAAAGTGCAACTGGTTTTTGAGTTGGGTGAACCTTGTTTTTTTGATCGGTATTAGGGAAATACAAAATAGATTTTGGATATTTCTTGTCTGTGACATATTCTATAGATCTCGTACTGTTTCTATAAAAACTTTCTCCCTGATTGTATATTTTATACTTTCTAGGTTTGTTCATTTGCTCCATTTGGGGAAAGTATTTCATATTTTTTTTACTACCGTTAGCGGCTGCTCCCTTACTAAAAACAATAATATCTTCATGTGTCTGTAATGGTTTCAGTTTGGCTGTAAAAACATTACCTGCTTTCCCTTTATCCCACACCCACGTATATTTAAACATTTCTAAATTCGTTCCTATTATCATTGATGTAAATGGCTGAATTCCAAATAATACTATTGCCCCATTATTCTTAATAATTCTTTTATATTGGTTCCACAATGACTCCATCGGAATAATCGAATCCCATTTATGAGCCAATTTACCATATGGTAAATCAGCCAAGATCATGTCAATCGAATTATCTGGTAGTTTACTCATCCATTCAATAGTATCGCCTTGAAACAGCATACCTTTATTTGTATAATAATAGCTTTGATTAACCAAATCCCTCAGTTCCAATTTTACCCCCTTAAGAGTAATCTTTTATTTATTGATAATTAAAAGAAAAACATTCGATTTCTTTTCTCGGGAGTCATCTTGGTAAGTATACTTCCTTGCCTGCCCGTCCCCTTAACTGGTATCAAAGTTTGAAAGTCAAGATTATTCTTCTTACAATATTCAACCGCCTCCAATTTTGCGCCAATTCTCGATGTAGATAAAAGATTACCGACCACCTTGGTCTCCCCATGTTCGTTCGTTGCAATAGCATAAAACATCATATGTATTTTCACTTCTCCTTTATTTTTTATGGTGTGGTCTAATTTGAAACCAAAACTAAAATTAGACCACACATTTATTATACAATCATTTTTTATGTTATTCAATTATTTTAATTTTATTTTTTATCTAGTTCAAATAAAATATCTTTTAAGAATGTTTGTTTGTTCCTTACTTCTGAAGTCTTAATTGCGTGTCTTAGACTTTGATTTTCAGCATTAACTATACAATATTTCTTTGCTCTTGTAACACCAGTGTATGCTTGTTCTCGGTTTAATAAGATGTAAGAAGACTGATCTATGGCATAAATCACAACGTCAAATTGACTCCCCTGAGAAGAATGAGTGGTAATAGCATATCCCAATTCTATACCCTGGATTGCTTCTCTGTTAACCATAACTTCTCCAATTCCGTAAAAATCAATAATGGCTGTTTGCATAGGCTCATAGACTTCTTTGACTATTCCTATGTTTCCATTAAAAATTGGCGTTGTTTGACCACCCATATTTACGGTCTTGTAATTATTTTTTCTGTTGATTACTTTATCACCCACTCTAATTTCAAATTCGGTCTTGTTTTTTGTTATCTTAATGCTTTTTTTCTTTCCATCATCTGGGTTAAAGATTTTTTGTAATCGGATATTAAGTGGTAGACAACTAACATCTCCTTTTTCTTTCATTGGTACAATTACTTGAAGTTCATTTATATTATCAATTTTTTTCAACCAATGTTTAAATTGATCTTCAATTAACATTGGGAGTTTCGCTCTATCTTTAACAATATTTAATTCGCAATCCTGCAGTTCCCCAAGAATAATTTGACCTTCAAAATTTCGATCAAAAAATTGTTCGCCATTTCTTATTTTTAAACTTGCTTCAATGATGCCTGACTTGGCTGCCTGCCTATGTATTTTAGTAAGTCTACAAGATTTAATAACATCTGTATTAATAAGATCATGTAGAATATTCATTGTACCAATACTCTCTAATTGCCCTTCGTCGCCTAAAAGAACAAGTTTAGAGCCTGTAGGTATAGCTTCAATTAATTTAAGAAATATTTCTCCGCCGATCATTGAAACTTCGTCTACAACAACCACATCAACTTCCAATTGATTATCTTTGTTATAAGCGAATCCGGTTCTTGGGTGATATCCTAGTAAACGATGAATGGTATATCCTTCTTCCCCCGTTATTTCAGCCATTCGAGAAGAAGCTCTACCACTTAAAGCTGTTTGAGCAAAGTAATATTTATTTAATATTTCTCTTACTGCTTTGACAGAACTACTTTTTCCGGTTCCACCATACCCTGTAATTACAATCACTTGATTCTTCAATAATTCTTCAATAGCATTCAACTGCTCATCGGTATGTTCCCAACCCTGTTCTTGCTCAATTTGCTTTACTCTATCTCTCCAATTGTTATAATCAAAATTATTATTGCCATCTCGTAATCTTAACAATTCTTCTGCGACTCTTTTTTCTAGATCATATATTTTTCTAAGAGCAATATATCTATCACCATCTTTGTTAAACACATAAAAATCATCATTGCTTTTAATCACTTCACCCAAAGACTCTTCGTCTAAATCTTCCGTTTCTTCGTATACACGATCAATAAAATCATAAGCGAGAACATAACTATGTCCAGAGTTGGCGTATTCTTTTAATATGTATTGGGATAGACAAAACAATCTTTTGGGATTATTCCATGTATAACCGTTCTTCAAGGCTATATCATCAGCCTTACGGAAGCCAATACCTTCTACTTCTGAAGCTAAAATATAAGGGTTTTCCTTTATTTTTTGAACAACAATCTCAGGACTTCCATAAACACCAACAAGTTTTTCGATCATGTTATTCGTTAAGCCATAATTATCAAGCTCAATATAAGCCTTCGAAAAATCCATTGCATAATATACCTTGTCAATTAATTTGGTAGCTGTTGTAGCACCAATTCCCTTTACTTGACATAACTTTTCAATGTCCCTAGACAAGATTACTTGTAAAGGATCTGAAAATGTCTCAAATAAATTCTGTACTTGATTATCTGTTAGAACTTTTGATAAAAATAATCTTTGTTCTTCAACTGTACTAAGAGATGCTGGCTGTCCTATATATTTAACATTATATTGTTTGCCCCAGGTTGGATCAATCACCTCTTCAGCTACAACTGTATAGACCTCATCCCAAACTATCTCACACATATTCCCCTTAAATATTGCGATTTCATTGATGTTTCCACCCTCTAACACTTCTATTACTTCGAATTTCATAATTGCGAATTCGCCGGAGTTATGTATAGTTTTGGGATATAATTTGTGTCTATACTTCACTCTACATTTCACTAAGTTCATTTTTAACCTACTTTCTTTTTTTATTTTTCTAATCAATTTGCACTCTTTCGGTCTTAAGGAGCAAGCTGCCATCATCATTAATTTGTTCTACTAAAGCTGTAGAGTGCTGATAAACGGAATCTTTATATCTTCGTGGGATGAATTGATCGAATCGTCTGAACCCTGTTATCAACAGAATATTACCACGTTTAAAAAACGATTCCTCAACCACTCTCTTTTTACCATCTTCGTCTATTTCAGATATTGTGCGATCCCAATGACTATATTGACCTGAATGATATTTAACCTGGACTACTCCAGTGGGGGTTAGAATTGAAACTAAATGTTTGTTTTTGTCCTTATCAAGTACTGTGCCACAAATTCTTGAAAGTTTAAACTTTGGATAATCATTTCCTTTATATGTATTAAAGCCTACAACCACTGGCTCTTCGGGAAGCTGATAAAAATCAACAATCTCGTATCTATCCATGTCAGCAGCCAATAATTCATGACCACTGTAATAATAGTTGACCGATTCCATTTCCCAACGACTAATGGAACCATCCATATGTATAGTTTTTATTTCATTAAAGACTTGATTATTATACAACTCTAAACACTCGTCACTTTGAATCCACTTGATCAAAGGCTGAAGCTTTTGTTTGTATACATAATCAAACGAACCCTTTCTATTTGAACCTAAAGCAATATATACGATTCCATTTTCATCAAAATAATAATCTTTATCTTCTGTCATTTCGCTAGAAAAATGTTCGTTAAAAAAGTGTGTAGCATAGTCGTTCATAGCTTGATTGCCATTGGAAATGGAGTACCATTTTATTGATTTTGATTTTTGATCTTGTATAAATTTATTACCTATAAGATATTTCCTAAAGTTATAAAAACGTATTTCATTGTTCAGATTAGATGGTACTATTCCCATTTGAATAATTTGGTCAATGGATCTTGAATCAATCTGTTTTTTTGGAGGGTTAGTCATTCTTAAAAACGACTCCAAAATTTCTTCTCTCGGACGTTTTTCAATACTATCAAAAGCCCCTGCTTTAATTAACATAATAGTTTGCCCTTCGGTAACTAAAGATTTATTTTGAATTTTCCCTGTAGCAAGTATTACTTCACGTTTTGTCAAAACCATTCTTTCATAAAAATCCTGCAAACTCTTATATGGTCGATTTTCTATTATTAGTTTTGCAACATCAGTTGAAATTCTCATGATGCCCTTTAAGCCATATATAATACGATCATTTTCTTCATCAGGCTTAAACCCTAATCCAGAAAGATTAATGTCAGGCAAAGCAATTTTAATCCCTTGGCTTTGAAGATTCCCTATAGCAGTAGCAACCGTACCATAATTTGTGGTTTTTTCTTTACGACTCATCTTCATCATCCTCATCAAGAGTTTCTTGTTCCAACGCTCCTGATTCGACCAGAAGAACTGCTGTATTCCAATAGATTGGTGGGTAATAATAAATTAGATTTAATTGTTGAATAAGAATATAAGTGTAGCCAATACCATGAAGAATTGAGAATCCGTAACCACGCTGCATTGCTATTTGTACTTCCCAAATATACTCCAATAATTTTTGAGAAGTTCCCAATGCTCTACCTTTCTCATACAACATCTGTTTACATTCTTCTAGTACATCAGCCTTCTTCTTGGCTACACCTTTTCTCAGTTTGTTTGCTTCAACAACATCGAACCCGGCAATCTCTTTATCCATTGCTAACAACATCATCTTCTCTTGGCTTGAACATACTCCATAATCCTCTAATAGATGTTTTTCAACTATTTTTATATCTTCTTCACTTAAACCAAAATCACGCATGTCAGAATACCATTCATTGATGTTGTTCTTGTATCGCCCATACTTCTCTAGTGGTGACTCTTCCCCTTCCCCCATTAGTCTCATAACAGTATTGGCGTTTGTTGCTTCCAACAAACTTGATGGCTTAATAACTCTTAAGGCTTGTATACCAGAGAGTTCATCAAATTGAAAAGCAGATATCAATTTTCCATCATTTAATAATTGCCACATTTCAGGAGTGGTTCGGTCAATTACGTCTGGATGCAGATATTTATCATATGTCTTTCTAAGTGATCCTTGCCACTCAATTTTTCCGTATTCTATTAGCATTTCTAATGTTACTTGAATCATGCTACATGTTTTTGTATTAAGAATATCGTATTTAATGTTGCCAACATATTCACTATCTTCAAGGTTAAATTGAGACACTATTTCTTTAGATGGTGTTTGCATGATAGCATTGCGTTCAGTAAAATCTTCATTGACAATTAATACTCCTGCTGCATGGCTTGATCTTTTATTAATTAAACCTTGGATTCCTAAGGCAACTTCAAGTAATCCTTCATATTTATCAATTGTTTTTTTAAAATCCGCTACAGGCTGCCTTCCTTTTTCTTCGTTTCCATAATAGCAGTCTTCAATTGACCATACAAATCCACGCTCTACAGGGATTAATGAACTGAGATATAATGCAACATCATTATTAATACCAAGTCCTCTTGCAGCCGTTAGGATCGTTGATTTGGACGTTTCAGTTCCAAATGTACACACCCTTACAACCTTGCCACCAATTGATTCGTAGTATTTTTGCAAGCATTGGAAAGCAACATCGCGTTTATGTGAGCTGATATCTATATCAATATCAGGGTACTCAGGACGGTGACCGGAAATAAATCTCCAATGAGGCATTTCGATTCCGTCTTGCTTTAATGGATTAATTTGAGTGATACCAAGAAGATAGTTCATTATAAACCCAGCCGCACTTCCTCTTGATGTACCCACAATGCTTTTTGCTTCTTCCCAAATAATATCGATATTCTTTTGCATTGTGATAAAATAACTGCTAACTGGTTCGTCTTTTGCCTTGCTAATTTCCAAGGTTTCCTTACATTCTATATTTATTCTTTCAAAGGTTTGCTTATAATCTGATTTTTTAATTTTATTTTTTAGTCCGCACAACACCTGACTAATTAAATAGCGATTATAGATTTCATCTGAATTAATCATCTCGTTTATATATTCATATTGTCTTGCCATTCGATACAGATTTTCATCATAAAACCATTCAGTTTCATCAGGTAGTTTAATTCTAGGGATAATTTGCTTATGAGCTAAATCATAAAATTCAACTTTTTCTGCAATTTCTTTCGTATTTTTTACGGCCTGGATAAGATCTTCTTGATCTAAATAATCTAAATAATCTACCAACAAATCAGCCGTAAAGAAGTGTGTACTGTGATAAAATTCATCTACTTCTCTATCTCCGCCATCTTCTTCGTCTGCTGTCAAATATGCTTTATGGATATTGCGATCCGTAGGTTGCAAGTAATGTGCGTCGGTACTTACCAAAAATTTTAATCCGTAAGCTTTTGCTATCTTTATTGCCATTTTATTATATTCAATTTGTTCTTTTGATTCTTTACTTGGTTGAATCTCAATATAAAAATCATCTTTACCAAACATATCAATACACCAATTAATAAAATGATGTATTTTTTTCTTATAATGTATTGGATCTTTACAGTTCTCATCAAGCAATGCTAATACATTTTGAGCGAAGTACGACCCTAAACATGCTGTCGATGCAATCAAATGTCCCTTATTATCTCCTACAATTTCTTCAATATCAGCATGAAATGTAGGAACTCTGTCTAATCCTTTATAACTAAACATGCGCCCCCAAGCTCTTGAAGACAATTTTCTAATTAATTTGTGTCCTTCTTTATCTTTTGCCAAAAGGAGAAAGTGATAAAACTTCACACTTTCTCCATTTTCTATTTTTTCGTTCATTTCTTCTTCGCTTGGTAACAAATAGATTTCGTTGCCTAATATAGGTTTAAAGTCCTCCGGAATTTCTTTTTTTTCTTTTAACTCCTTAACAGCTTTTAGAAACTTTACGTGTCCGCTTATAGTCTCGTGGTCAGTCAGTGCCAAAGCATTTTGTCCAAGTGAGGCTACGTATTTTATCATGTTAGGGATTTTATTGATACTATCAAGCAAACGCAAATTTGAATAATCGCTGTGGCAGTGGAGATGAACAAAATCAATATTTTGGATCAAGTTGCTCTCTCTCCTTCAAAATATAAAATCTCTTCCATCAGTAACATTAAAATCAACAACTTCAACTTGTGGGTATTTGCTGTTGTTCCATTCGTTCAGTTTGAACTTTCCGATTACATCTAGCTTAACTGATTTTGGTCTGTTACGATTCAATCCTTTTGATTGTCTCATGGTCATTCGATTGTACTCATCTTCGCTTGTAAATTTTTTGATAAATGATATACCCTTGGCTTCAAAACGAATAATATTCTTTTTGTCTCCTATCAATTGAATCTTATCCGTAGGGAGATAAATATTGGTAATAGCAAATAAAGGTTCTTCTAACATACCTCCCCACATATCTTCCCATTCTGCCACTCTCTTAATATCTCTTATTCTTAAACGCCCCACATTAATTTCGTAATCTACATGATATACATCCTCTAATGACATATCTTTTAATTTTTCGTTTATCAATTGCCTTAATTCGTCAACCTTATTTTCTTTTAAACCAACCCCAAAAGCATTACTGTGTCCAGACACATTCTCAAACACATTTAAATCCAATAAAAACTGTCGCAAATCATCAATTGGAGACAATGAATAATTTCTTCCGCTACCTCCAAATTGATCATCGAATCTCGCATCTTTTCTTAAAAGCAACACAGGGCGTTTAAAGTGACTAGCAAGCTTATTTGCAATTAAACCCGTATACGTTTGTGACGAATCTTCAGGAGCATTTAAAATCAGAATTTTATCCGAATTTTTACCCTCGTTTTCAACCGATTTTATGAGAAATTCTACATGACCTTTTACTTCTCTATCTTGTCTATTTTTAATATTCTTCAAAATTTTAGCCATGTACTTTTGAAGTGTAATCTTTTCTGGTCCTGGGTTAGAATTTTCGTTGGTTGCTTTCGGTAGATATTCAATTTCTTCTTGTTCCCCCAAAATGGCTCTGAACATATTGATTTTTTCTTCCTGAGTACCACTTCGAATACAACAGTTTATATATGGTGATACAAACCACGCAACTTTTGTAATGTTGGGCTTTCCTTGAATCTGAAATTCATTTTGATTCATAATTTCTTTCAAAAATTCATTACCCTTGCCTAACTTTTCAACTCCTTTTAGCACAAACCAACGAGCTTCATAAGATCGTAAATCAATCATATCCGCGATTGTGCCAACAGCAACTAAATCAAAAAATTCATCGGCAACATTATGTCCATACATTTTGTCGTATTCTTTACAAAACTTATATACCATCGCTGTTCCAGATAAGTGAGGGTTTTTATACTGACCATCCATACAATTGATTACTGTTGCATATTTATTTTCATTTTCTATTTCATGGTGATCTATGATTAGAATATCCTTACCTTGATTTTTTAATTGTTTACATTGATAAATATCATTCGAACCCGCATCTGGAACAATCAATAAATCAAACTCATATCCTTTTAATATTTCGGGAATAATCCCATGTTCTTTACCTTTATGAATTGTATATGTAATTTTTAAATTGGGACTGACCTTTTTTAAATACTGGATCATTATTGCAGAAGACATATATCCATCAGTATCAGAATCTACTTGAATATGAATGTTACTTTGATTTCTTATATGCTGATTTAAAAGCTGAAGCCCTTCTTTCATGTTCTTTAAAATCATGCCATCCAATACTTCATGATCACCAACACTCAATAATCTCTCAGGATCTTCTACTCCTCTATGCCTGAGTAGATAATACAGAAGATCATCATCTCTGAGAAAATCATAGTCATTTTGTCTAACTTTGTACTTTATTTTGAATCAACTCCTCAAGCTCCTGTACATCAGTAATTAGATATTTGTTGTTTTGAAGCAATTCCAAAAAAACTTCTTTACCTTTGTCTACAGGGCTGTCTTTATAATTTAATTTGTTATCCCAATCAAAAATAACATAAACATTACAATAGTTAACAAACATCTTGATTATTTTAATTATATTTTTTATATATCTCACTATTTCTTTATGGTCTGGATGATTCTTGTCTTCAAGAGCATCAACATTATATTGCTTGTCATAACATATGATGATTTCCTCTACTCCAAGCCCCAACAACAAATTTCTTTGATATAAACTTAAATTCATACCCAATGTCGCTAAAGCAACATTATTATTTTCACCTAAATAATTATCAATTTTTAATACAGACTTTTCACCTTCAAAAATCATAACTTTTCGATATTTCTTTATATTTTCTTTATTCTCCCAAATTCCATAAAGACTATAATTTGTAGGGTATCTATATAACAGTCCTTGAATCATTATGGGCATATATTTACGTCCATCTTCAATGTCTTGTTGTAGAAAATGCCTCCCTCTAATTCCTATTAATTTACCATCAAAAGAACGATGGGGAATTATTGCAGCATAACGACTAAAACAAAACTTAATTCCAAACCTTTTTATCGAATCTTCTGTTATTCCCTCTTGTTCCCATTCTAAAGGCATATAATCACTAAACATATTTAATACCTTGTCATTATATTCTGGGAGTTTTATTTCTTTGGTGTTTGGCTTATATGTATGTACTTCTAGAAAATCAAGATCTGTATTCCGCACTTTCTTTTTCTGTAGGCCAATTTTTTTTGAGAATAGACGAATTCCCTTATAATTAGCTACAAATTTAAAAGCCTCTGCAAAAGTCCAGTTGTTTATGTTCATTAATAAGTCATAAAGACTCATTGTTCCACATTCGGTATAACAACAAAATAATTTGGAGTCATTGAAGTAATGAAGTTTTTTCTTTTTCCCTCCATGACATATAGTCTTAAAATACAAATTGTTGTTATTATCGGTTTTTGGGTTATCATCAAATTCACTTAGTATATTGATGATATCTTCCTTGGTAATCAAATCGAGTAATTCTTCTGCGCTAATCAATAATGATCACCACTTAAAACGCAGTTACTTTATCATCCACCATATTAATCTTGGTTTTGCGGATGTCGGTAATAAGTTCATTGTGTTTGTTTGTAACAAACATGTCTTTAAAATATCCATTGCCAAAATCTTGATACCCCCATATTTTAACGTCTTTATAATTTTCCCCGCGATTCTTGTAGAATGAATAATAAATATTGGGCATTTTATTAAAGCCTTTTAATTTCGTAATTATTGGCTCAATTTGCTGTAGTTCTTTTTTTGTTGGTTCAAATACAACAATGCCTACATCAGCTTTATTAGGAAGCGATCTGGCTCCTTTTACAGCTCCCTGATCCCTTCGACCATCTCTTCTGGCCTCATCAGTTGTCTGCGTAAATGAGTTAACCCAAATATCAAATTCGTTCGCAATATTTTTTAGGTTGTTTGATAGGTTAAGTAGAATCTGGTCTTCTCTAACCATCATTCCTCCACCTATCATATTTTTATATTCATTAATTAATCCACTTTGAATTTCGATATAATCTAACACCACAGCACATATATCATGTTTAATTTTGTATTCTTCAATTGTTTGCCATAAGTAATGATTATCAAAATTCGGTTGATTTTCTAGAAAAAGTTTAGTGTCGTCAAGAATCTTAATTGCTCTATCTACCCTATCTTCTTCCTCTTTGGTTAAGTCATTGTTTTTTATTTTTTTTTCGTCCACTCCTGAAACAATAGCCCACATCATTGGCTCCAATTCTAAATATAAATCCATTTCAGTTCCTATATAAAGAGCACTTTTTCCTTGACCATTTGGATTTTCTACAAATGCATGTTTATCAAAGTCCCATAAATATGGGGCAGTAAAACCCAAGAGACGTTTAATTGCTATGCGGGTTTTACCATTACCCGTATCTCTCGTTTCTAATATGAATTTACTTCCTAATGCCCCCCTGATAATTGTATTTAAATATTCGCTTTCCAAACTCATTCCAAATATGGGACTTTGTTTCAATGCCTCTCTTAATTCCCTGGCTCCATCGCCAGCTTTTCTGCGATCACTCTCGTCTTTAATAACAAAATCTCGTTTAGCTTCCAAATGCCTAAGATCAATTTCCTTAATAATGTCTTCCAATGTCATGGATTCAAACTTTTCTTCTTGAATCTTAATAATGTTGGGATCAATCTCATCTTTATCTAAAATATAAGTAATATCAATACCTTGCTCTAAATAACTTCTCAATAAAGAATATTTCTTTATTTTGTTATAATGATAATCAAAATTTATCGTATTGGCTGTTTCTAAAACTTTGCTGATCCATTCGGCACCATCATACTTCTCAAAAACCCTTGTATGATCAACTGGACTTGCAACAGACAAATAACCTTCTATTTCACTAATATTAATCTGTTTTACTCCTTGATACGCTAGATTATAAATACAAGTAAAGATAATATTATGTAATGTATCTACAGAAAAATCCTTTTGTGTTAAATGATATTCCCTTGATTTAACCCTTTGAGGTTCTAACATTAATACTCCCAATACTTGACATGCTGATCGTTTATCATAATATTTTTTTACATTTTTAACCCTCATTAATTTCTATTTCTTCCCCCTCGTGCTTGATATTTTCGAAACTTAATTGCTTGTTTTTCTTTTTTGACCAGAAAGAAGAAACTACTTTGACTTCTTGCATTTTTTCCTCAAAAACAACTAAATCTTGAACACTCTTCTTTACTCGTAATATATCTAGATAATGTTTTTTTGCGTTATCGTATTCATATTCAATAATACCCAACCCAACATCTTCTTTAAGATCATTGCCAAGCACTTCATAATAATACTTTAATGTGAGCAACATTCCTTTGTTTGTATAATTATATGGTTCATTTCTATATCTTTTTAATTGGCCATACATCATACCTGTTGGCTCACTTATATCATATAAATCACAAATATAATTAAACAACTCATTCCAACCATCTGTATTTTTTTCTATTTCTTTTCTTCTTTTCTCGGCGCACTCGGGACAATAATATCTATTACCAATTTGAATGGTATTTTCTTTGAAATTTAGTGTATTGCATTCAGGACACTTTACTTTTCTCGACAATATATCACTTCCTTATGCAACAAGGGGGAAAGACCCCCTTGTTATTATTCGTTAGTTTGCGACCGCAAAAGCTCTTCTAGATCTTCAAGAATTAATGCTACAATATCTACTTGATCTTCCTCTGCTTCTGCTAATCTTTTTCCTTTACCCAAGTGCTTTTCAACCGTTCTAGTTATAGTTCTCGTATTTTTGTCGTTATTATTATCCTTATCAATTTCTAGAAGTTCATTAATTATAGTCTTAATTTCAGCCATAACATCATCAAAATTCATTTCAGGTTTAGATTCATATGTATTAATATGTTCATCAACAACACATGCTCCGCTCTGCTCTTCTTTTTCAATAGCATCTGCAATAGAATTTGTAAGATTTTCATAGTTAAATTCAATATAATTAGGCGTATACTTCCATCGACTACCTGCTTCAAATCTTGGTGTCCCACGCATATAAAGATAGGTTTTGTTCCCTTCTTCTGTTTCTACCGTGCGTGAATATCCAATAATATCTGCCATACGCAATACAATTTTACGAGGTGTCTTGGGAAGTGTGGGTACAATTTTATTATACGACTGTCCCTTTTCGTCAGTGAATTGTTTGTCTTCGCTATGAGAAATCATTACCAATCCAAAATCCAACATTGGGATCGAACGTAGAGCTTCATCAAATTCCTTTTCTACAAAACGATATCCAGCGCCATAAGGAACATCACCAATTTTATCTACACCTTCCCTGGAGCATATGTATGATTCGCACATGTCATAAAAAATATCTACTGTATCCAAAATAACTGTTTCATACATTTGCTTTGCTCTTGGATCTTTCAATTGTTTTAATACTCGCTTAAAGTCTGACCACTTGTCTATATTTTGTGCTCTTACTCCGCTTAGTGCGTTGTAACCACGCTCTGCTGCGAGTAAGAGGGGACGAGGAAATTTTACGGCATTACTCGTTTTCCCACTTTTCATCTCTCCGTAAAGTAGCACAATCTTGCCTCTTAAATCACGACTTACTTTTGTTGGTTCCAAATTAAAAATATCAATCGTCAATAATATCACTCCTATATTTTATTTATTATATGGAGTTGAGTTATCAACTCCATATAAATTCTACCATTATTCATTGATTAGCTATTTAGTCAGAAAGGAATGTCATCGTCTGAAACACCAACTGAATTATTATTACGTCTTTGAGCCTGAGAATGTGCAGAGTGATTACGATTATTACTCATACCTCTACTTTTTGATTCTTTCTTATTTTCACTCTCATTATGTTGCTGCAGAATCTCTTGCTTCTTGTTTTCACGCTCTTTGACTGCCGTTTTAATCAGATCTTCGTCAAACATTTTATCTTCGTCTTCAATAAGATCTCCACCGTAGGCAACTAACTCGTTTACATATGTACGAGTTTCTTCTGTCTTTGCTCGACCCAAACCACCGCCAACTTTTTTCTTTGAAACAATTACCTGATGATTGATTTCACCCCAAAGCCTTACTGTATCTCCCTCTTGAAGAGCGTTTAAAACATCTTCCCCAAAATCATACGGCTGACCATCTTCATCTTCAATCTCGCCAGCAACAATCGTCAATGGGAATACTGTGCCACCATACGCAGGAACATACCCCTTTACAATGGCTCGACCAGTTGGCTCACCATCTTTTTCTTCTTCCTCAATTTTATGAATAAACATTTCAACATCAAATTCAGCTTTATAATCTTCTGGTTTATATGTATCATTAATCGTCACGTTTCCAAAGCCAAGGTCAAGTGAAATTCTTGTGGTTACCTCGGTTGGGTTGCTTTCAGACACATACATTTCTTCACGAAATTGTGGTGCAAAATTATCATTGCCCCAAATGCGAACCTTTACAGCCTCTTCTTCGTTTACACCATCAGCGAGTGTGCTTACATTCTTATCAAGTATTTGCTTCAAAGTAGAATAGACCTTACGTGTGTTTCCATCCTTAGTCTTTTCATTTACAAAAACCTTTACTTCAACTTCTGTAAACTCACCTGCTTTAATGACAAGTGAACCGTTAATATATTTACCTTTATCGGATTCGCCAGCGTTCAACTTGCTTTCTTTTACAACTCCCACAATTTCAAGTTTGTTAATTGCTTGGCGAAGTTCTTGCTTTTCTACATCATTTTTTTTCATGTTTATTATACATCTCCCTTTTATTTTTTATTTTTATAGGTATCGGTATAATTTATCATTCATTTTGAGCGGCTACATAACAAACACTCCTTTTATAAATATGATATCTATGTTAAACCCTTTAAGGGTAAAACAATTTGTATCTATATATAATCATATCAAGACATTTCACCATATTCAAGTTATATTTTTTACTTTTATTCTTTGAAGATAAAATGCAGAACTATCAAATATCCAATTGTAATACCCAAAATACCTGCTACCCCAGGTAGAACCGCAGGCGCTGGAACAGGAAGGCGAACCAACGCAAAAATAACTCCAACAATCAAACCTGTGCCAAGTGACAATAAGGAATCAATTAGTGTTTTCATGCTAGATAGCCTCCATATATAATACTAATCTTCATCAATTCACGATATCTGTTCTCCCACTCACTTCTATCTTTCTGAAGTCTCGTTAATTTTCGACTTATATTGTCTATATAGTCACGGTTGTTCATCTTATAAAGTTTATCTGCTTGCCTATATAATGATCTTATCATAGAATCTTTTATATATCTTCTTCATCTTCGTCCATATTGTCTAAAATAGCTAATAATGGTAGACCAACCTTAAACATAAGTCTTAATGCTCTTTTTAGTTCTTCTGCATCAACTTTCTCTAGAATATTTAAAAAATATTCTTTTTGGTTTTGATTTAATGTCATTTCAATAACCCCCCACTAAATGTCAACATCCAATTCACTTATTAAACCGTCAATATCTTCATCTGTAATATCAGAAGAAAACTGCTACTCAAAATATGGACAAATATCCATATCGAGAAAAGTTCCTGCTTCAACGTGTTCTGCCTCGCATCATGCTACTACAGGTTCTACAACACTCCACAGGCGTAAATTCCCGACTAAGCCATCGGTACATACTGTATAATCGCTTGTTTATGCGATTTTGTACATTTTAACACGTTAACCGTATCATTGTTTATTCCTCCATTTAGGACTCCGCCTTATAGTCTTAATTTTTAACCTTCCAATCAAACTTATCTTCTCTAGGAACCAATTCAATAAAGGTAATTGGTTCTCCATTTTCATCAACATACATCAACTTACCATCAATTTCCACTTGTTTCAGTGTGTCTTTAAATTCTTTCCATGCAACTTCTTCTTTAATTAAATCAGGTCTATTTTCTTTAACAAATGAAACCAGCATTGGATCGCCTTTTGCTTTCTCTGGCTCTTTACCATTGATAAGAATTTGCGGATTTTGTTTCCGATATGTAAGGTCACGATATTGCAGCTTGATTGTTTTGCTTAATTTCTTTGCATTATTTCTTTTTTCTTCTTCAACCACTTTCATGTGCCAAAGGTGTAAGTGTGTTTTAAAAAACTCAATATCATTTTACAAAGGTTTAAGAGTTTGTTCTTTCCATTCATCTAATTTTGCCAGTAGCTTTTCTTTTCGCTCCTGATACACTCGTTCAATTTCTGCCACCTTCTCTTCTCTTTGATGAACAATTTCATCAGCCCATAAAGCCGTTTCTAAATCTTGAATGCGCCATCCTTCTTCTTGTTGCACTTTATAAACTTCGTCCTTTTCCTCAAAAATTTCATTAAGTTGCTCTTCATAGTTTACAAACGACATATATTACTCCTCCTCTTTTATTCAATCTAAATCCTCATCGTTTAAAACACTTGTTAACGTTTCTTCCTTTTTGATTCTATAATCCCATTCTATAATGCCATCTTCATTGCACAAACAATGAGAAATTGCTTCTGCTGCTGAATTTGCATATGTATCATCTTCATTAAAAATTACTGAGAATACAATTATTTGTTTTTTAATAGCCATTTTGTTACCTCGCTTTATTTTTCAATAGAAACTCTAAAATTTCTTTATAAGCTGCCATTCGTCCAAACTTTTTCCCATGACCATACCCAAGGTCGTAACAGTCATCAAAATTGCCACCAGACCAATCTTGAGGGTCAAAATCTTCATCAAATAATTCATTAATTTCATCAATTTCTTTTTGTAGATTTTTAATTTTTTCTTCAATAATGTTAATAATATTCATTTTATTTCCTCCTAATTTGGATTATAAATTCATTTATAAAAAGTCTTTTAACTACTTATTCCAGCAATTTTGCACAATTGATGCAATATGTAGACATAATCTTGTGTGTGGACTAACACAAGCATTCATCCATTCATTGTGAACAGTTTTTCATTGCTCTTGGTTTTGTAAATTTTATCCATTTGAGTCACCAATCTTGCAAATATTTACTCAAATAATTTTGTATTTCATTAAATAATTTCTCACACTTCTTCCACTTAGCTGCCAGCCATTCATCTTCAATGCTTTCGCTTGAAATATAGTGTTGAATCAAATATCCTAAACCTTCAATCTCCATTTTCTCTGCAATTTCTTGGTTCGTCCATTTTGACATATTATCACTCCTTTTTGTTTTTATTCATCAAAATGTATTACAACCGGAACTCCAGTTTCAGTCAATTTAACAATGGCAACTTTTAGATTCGAATTTAATTCATTAATAACTTCTTCTATCCCCACATATAATGCTCCTGAAAATTGTTCATTACGATCTTTATAAACTTCATAAATCCCATCATCGATTTTTAGGAATACTGTATTAGCAGTTTCTAATACTTTAAGCCAATCATACATTTCAATATTTCCTCCTAATATATTTTACGCTTCTTCCACTTCATCAGGAAATAATTCAAGAAACTTATCGATATCGGCAATTTTAATAATAATTTTGGCTTGCTCTAAAGGTATTACATTTAAAGTTGGATTACGAGTATCGGTTCCAACAATTTCGAACCATGCTCCTTTGGGGGTTTTGTACAATTCACACATTACCCATTCTTGAAACTCTTCAATCAATAAACTTCTCGGTTTAACATATCTTTTGAAAAGAGTAATCAACTCGGCCTTATCAGTATCATATAATTTTCCATCAATGATTGCTTTCATTTTTAATCATTTCCCCTCAAACAAATTCCGAATGTTCTTTTTCAACCTGTACCCTATATTCTTCTTTTAGATTACATGGCTCTCTTAGAAACATTGGATAAAACCCACCTCCAAATGTGCAGCCACCACAATCATCTTCTCTTTTAAAACCTTCTGCTGGAAGCCAATATTTACACATACTGCATCTGAGTTTTGTTACTTCAAATTTACATTCCATATCACGTTTTACAATTAATAATGGTACGTCAGGATGATAACATGTTCCTTTGTTTTTATAGTTATATTTAAAATAGTTACAATCTTTACACTTCATTTTCAATCCCCCTCTAATCCCTTTATTTCCCTTGAAATTTTCTTTAAGGTCATAATGAACCCATCTAGTTCAACAATATTTTCAAATCTCAATATTATAACATCTGAAATTTATATTTTAAACAAATCACCTCTTCCTTTTTTCACTAAAAACGATTTTAAAGAAAACATTAATTTCCATTTTAAAGAATCATTTCTTTTCTAATGTTTTCTAATACTTCAATCACAACGTCCAGCGATCTAATATCATCGAATTGCATTACTACATGTACATCAAAATCATCTAAAGGTTTATCTTTTACCTCTTTCCACTCTGTTCCTATTTCTTTAGGTTCGGTTAAAGCAAATACTACTCCAAACACTTTTTCAGTTTTTTTGTCTCTAGCATCACCAACAAAAATATCACCGTATCCAAATTGAAGATATTTTACATTATCTTTAGTGATAATAGGCACATTTGGTTTCCTCTCTTTTCTAGATTTTATTTTATTTTGTCGTTCAAATATTTCTTAAAGTAAGTATCACATAATTTCAATAACTCTTTTTTATGCCGTTTATTATCTGGCAACAACCACATATATCTATTTTTCGCATCTCTCATAACAGTTTTCCAACCTATTTCAGCAGCCGTCGATTCAGTAATATTTACACCGTTTTGTCTAGGATGTCTTAACCTTCCCTCTTGATCTATGTAAAATTTAGCCCTTCCTGTTGAACCAAGTCTATACGCATTTGTCGCTTTATATATTATTCCCTCATGTCCTTCTGTCTTATCTGCAAATGATAATACTGCCCATATTTTAGGTTTAATTTTTTTCAACTCTTTAAGGCATCTGGAAATAAACCAACTCTCAGTATTTCTAGGTGTAACGTCTAAAATATGTAGTCTATGCAATTCTGTTACATGATCTTTGTATTATTTTCCAAATACACTCGCCCTTACTGCTTCACTACATGGTGTAGCAAACATTAAAACACCAATTAATTCATCTTTATCGAACAAACCAAAGCAAGGAGAAGCACCATTATGACAGCCATGCGAATAATGATGCTTCTTGATATAGTCCCTAGCATCAGAAAATTTAATTTGTTTTATTGTATAACTAATTATATACTTTTACCTCCATTATTTCAATATTATATTTTATTTTTATTGAACTAAACTCAAAATGTATCCCTTTAGATGCGTTGCAGAGCCTGAATAAAATTTTGCAAATAAACCAATCGTCAGTGTACGGAAAATCGATAGGATTCTCTTAAATTGATATGCAATTTTTTAAGGCGATTCCCGACAATGGCTGATGTGATATCGTTCCTGCCCACTTTCTTAGCATTAATCCCGGCTTTTTCAAGTTCCTTTAAAACCATTTCAGTCAACTGTTTTGATTGATCTGACACTTTCTAACCCTCCTATAAAATTATTCTTTTAACATTTTAGCAATCTCATCAATTTCCAGTTCTACTTTCTTTTCATCAGATAGTAGTCGGTCTAGTTTGGCCTCCATACTTTTTAGTTTTTGAATTTCTTCTTTTCTAGTGACATGTTCAAGTTTGGCTTTTAAGTCTGCAATCCAATCCATTACATTATATCCACTAATAATGTATTCTTCTAAAATGCCAAGGTCTTTAGCTGATAATGCATATGCATTTAATTTAACAAGTATTGAAATAATTTGCTCTTTATTGAATGTTTGAATATTAGAGCGAACGCCATCTATGTTCAATTGAGCAATTAGATTTCATTTTTATTATCACTCCAATCTTCAATTGACAAAGATGTAACTAAAATACCAAGTCCCCTATCTCCATAGTCCCATACCTTTAGCATTGGCATTGTTCCTTGTGGTAAATCAAACACTCTGTATTCCATATGTTTAATTGGCAAAATACTTGTACATTTACAACCATATTTAAATGTTGCAGGATGAATATGGACTTGTTTTTGTGTATCATTGTAAAATGCAAATTTGTTCATCTGTTATCAAATTCCTTACTCTTTATTTTCTTACTGGACATTCCATCAAAAAGTGACAATACTCTAATTTAAATCAACCTCCAGTATTTTTCTACATCTTTTAAAAATGATTATTGAAGATGCCATATATATCGGATAAACCAATATGGCTCTAATTTTCGAAATGCTTCTTCTGAAACAATACAATCCTTAAACTCACCATTTGCTTCATCGTATTCACCTAAAATTATTCCTAAATTCTCAAGATGCTCTTTATCTTCATAATCTGCACCAATCCAACCTCTGAGCATTATTTCACCTCTTCTCCAAAATGTTTATTAAACTAGTAAGTCCTTAATTCGCAGTCCCTTATTATATTGATCTTTTGTCATTTCAAAAAAATAAACTTTTCCATCATCACTATAATCCACGCCAGTCACTAAATAGTATTTTTGACTTCCATCAGAAAATTGAATTCTAAAAGTATCATCAACTTTAAATGAATTAAATTTCATTTCGCCAATTTCATTTTTAGTTACATGATCTATCACTTTCATATAATCCCCCTATAAATTTCCTATTTGATTGGATAATCTTCGTTAATACTTTCTAATCTTAAATTTGCAATTTGTATGTATTCTGGTGATATTTCAAATCCTAAAAACTTTCGATTATATATTTGAGCCATTTTAGCGGTTGTTCCTGAACCCATAAACGGATCAAGTACAACATTCCCTTCATTGCTCCAACTTAAGATATGATCTGCTGCTAATTGTTCAGGGAATATAGCAGGATGCTTGTATGCGATTTTGTCTGATGTCATAACCCTCCCTGTATTATATTCCCAAATATTACTTCTAGCCTGATATTCTCCAATCAAAACAGGTTTAACCTTTCTTAATTCTCCATATCTGGTTCTCCCCTTTGTTCCTGTTGCAATCTTTCCACTATGTTTGTTTGGGACATCTTTAATTTCGTTATATGTATTTGGCTTACCTTTGGAGAAAACAAACATATATTCGAAGCAATTCTTATATCTTTTATTTCTAGGATCGTGTGCATATGATGCATTCTTTTTATAAATCATTGTATCATGCAAATTAAACCCGCAAACATCCTTAAAATACAATGCTTGTTTAAAACTTGTTCCAGTCTCACTACCTTTAATCGTAGCATCTCCTACTATCCAAACAACCACTCCGCCATTTTTAGTAATCCTAAATAGTTCATTTGCAATTGGCTCAAAATCAAATGTATAACCATTATATGTACGTAAATTATCATATGGCGGTGATGTTACCGTTAAATCTATACAATTATCTGGTAATAGTTTCATACCTTCTAAACAATCCATTTGATAGATACGATTTATTTCAAGACTTCCAAGTAACTCTTTGCTCAATCTATCATCCTCCATTATTCCAATAAAATTACAATTTTAATTATTTTCACCTTTAATAAAAATAACAATTTTTCCTTTATCATATGATGACTCTTGACTAATAACTAAATTATGCTGTTTTGCATACTTTCTAACCACTTCAAAAATAAGATCATCTAATGTTTCTGTGTGTTGATCGATAGATTTATTCATACATAACCTTCCTTTCTTTTAATTAACCAACATCCACTTTTGTCACAAATCAATCCATCGCCTTCAGTAATATTAAATTTCATATTCACCTTGTCATAGATTAATTTTTCTGTTTAATATATTGATTTAAAACATCATCAGGTGGATTATGTATCACTTGAGTATGATCGCATACAACCCATCCTCTAGGATTTGTTTTACGCTGCGGCTTGACATCTGTAGTCCACTTACCCTCAACTAAAATTACAGATGGATACGAACATCCTTTGTATGTATGACTTACAAAGCACTTTTTAAATATATTCCAATGAATAATATTTTTTATTTTAAATCACCTTCGTCAAAGTAAAATTTGGCATATATCCCTTTCTCCATACATAATGAGCATATGCAATACTGTCTCGTTTTCCATCATCTGTAAAACTCATTCTCTTGTGGTGAACAAATATGTATTTAGGAAGTTGCTTATCAAAAAAATCTTTTCTTACTTTTGTTTCTAAAAAGTTTAACCTAAGCAACATAATTACCCAACCATTATCATCTACATCATCTAATGCTTTTGTAATAATTTCTAATGCCTGATTAAATGGAGGATTAGTTATAATGACATAAGGTTTATAATCCAATTTAACCTTTAAATAATCCTCTTTATTTTCAGCCAGTGAATCTTTTCTAATGTCTATTGTTTTTATTTTATTTTTATTTACACCACATCTAATCAAAGCTTCTGGATAACTCATTGGATGGTTTAAATCCCCACCTGCTGCCGGATCTAAGATAGTCCCCTTTGTTAATTCTCCTGATTCAACCTTTTCAAACTCTTTCAGAAATGTAATAATTTCATCAATAGGTGTTACATAATAATCTGCTATATGCAAATCTCTAGCTTGGCTTCTATTTGTGCTACTCATAATTTCATTCCTTTACTTTTTCAATTAAAATCAACTTTTTATTTGGTTTCTCCGGTACACATCTTTATTTGTCACATCAGCGATCATCATTGCAAAATTAGCTACGTCTAACGCCTCTCCAATAACATCCCATGCAAAATCATCAATTGATTTTACTCCGTCTGGATAAGAATTAATTGCATCTTCCAATTCTTTAACTTCATCTTTCAATCTGGTTAATAAATATGGGTAAGTACATTTATCCCAACCACCCTTATGGTCATTAGCTTTCAGTTTGCTTTCCATTAATTCAGCAAACCATTCAACTGATTTTCTCACACATATCCTCCTTTCCGATGTGATAGTCAAATTCATCAAACCATTACATACAAACAACAATTACATACAAACAACAGTCAATTTCATTCCTTGTCGTTCTGAAGCGTATATTCGATAATATACTTCTTCATCCATAAACTAAACCTCCGTTATTAAAAAAAATACTTGCAACGGATAGGGATTCTTTCTTCTTAATCATATTATTATATTTTATTTTTAAATATAATGTACCTAACAAATCAAGCTAACATACTTGCGATCTCTTTTAATTTCTTTGCTGTTATATCCCAATCTAGTTTTCCTGATTCAATATCTTTTACTACATCATTTATTAAATTATGAGCATCTTCAACTTTGTCCATTAAGAATTCATATTCACTTCTAATTTTCTCAAGATCGCTAATTGTATTTACTACTTTTAAATCTAAACTATCCATTTTCAAATAAACGGATTTCCCCATGTGAGAAACCTCCTAAGAATTATCCTCTGGAAATCATTGTATCACATGGGTATATTCATTGCAAACTATATTTTATATTTTATTTTTATTTTTTTAATTAGCAGCCTGTTTAAATCCCTTGGCATATTCTTCGATATAACTTAAATCGCCAACTTCATTCCATTTTGATTTCTGAACATCTTTAATACCTAGTTCTTTATTCAACTGGTCAAAACGCTTATGATCTTTATAAAACCAGTCACAGAGCACGCCTTTATAATTTCTAATTTTGGTGATTACATTTCCTTTTGTGTAAATGTGTAGATTACCGTACAGATAAACATAACGATTATCTTCAATATGTACTTTAATTGCAAGTGCAATATTTCTATTTAACTTCTTTTGAGCATCTTCATATGAAATTTTTTTATTTCCTTTTACAAAAACTATGTAATAAAAATAAGCACTCTTTTTAAGTTGATATGACAGCATATAAAATTGCACCTCATTTTTCTAATTTGCCCCTTATGAACCCTGCACTACTGAACCTAATATATCTTCTTCCAAAGTGAATATACAAAAACCTCTTCATGCTCATCTAGGGGCTGTATAATCAGATGTTCAACAATTTTATTGAATTCATCTTGATCGACTTTGTTGCCACAATAAAAATGAACCTTGACTTTTTCGTTCATATACATTCCCTTACATTTTTTTGTTAAAAATGAAATTTTATTTTCTTTTAAGTCTTTGTGTCATAACACCAATTGCCTTATTTTCAACATCAAATGTGACAAACAGCACTTCATATGTATCGTCTTCAATAAGTAGAAAGTCTCCTTTTCTTGGAATCATACCTTCCATATTCAGCGTATAACTTATGGTTTCATATTTCCCCGATTCTTTATTTGCAACGTAAAAAGCAGTGTGCTCCAGTTCACTCTCTCAACTCCCATTAAATAATCGTTTTATTGTATTTCGTTACTCTCCATTCCTTTTCTATATGCTTCATTTAGCAACTCAACAATATATTCAACATTATGATTTGGTGGAAAATAAGCAACTTCCGCATCTACTTCTTCATTGTTATTAAACTGAATTACACTCCAACTATCACTAAACGTATGATAAGAATAATAATTGGTCATTTACTTATCTCCCTCAATTTTCCATATCATTTCATACGCTCCAATATTTCTTTACGAATATCCCAATATTCTTTTGTTTTCTTTGCAGCATATTTTATTTCTGGCTCATAATCAAGTTCTATAAACATATCATCAACATATGTATTACTTTCAATAACATCACAGAAACGATCAATTAATTCTTCATCGGTCATTAAGTAATGATTTACAGCCATTTACTTACTCCCCTCATAAAACCTACTGCGTAATCTATCGTATGCTTCCCGCGCCATTTGTTTAAAAATATTATTAAGCTGATCATCGCTTTTAATATATTTGTCTCCTAATTGAGATACTTTGTTAACATCATAATCTGCAATATAATCTTTTAATGTTTTTTTGTATACACCAATATAATCAGCAATTAATCCAAGAAGAACTAAATCACGCTCAATCTGTTTTACCTGTTCCTCCATTGATCCCTGATCCTTTCATGTTTTTTAGACAAAGCATCATTTGAATCATTTTTAAAAAGCCTTTTCTTTCATCTTCTGTCTTCGCAGATTCAAGTAGTTTTTTGAATGGACTCATTTTATCTAATCACCAAAAAAATTTCTTGAAAATTATGTATCCTAGTGTAATTCCAAGAATTCCAAAAACCGCTGGAATTACAGGCGGAGCAGGAATAGGAAGTCTTGCCGCAGCAAAGAGAAGACCTGCAATTAAACCAGTTGATAATGAAGCTAGTGACTGCAATATAAAGTCTTTCATACAATTCCTCCCAATATTAATCTTCAGCTGGCTCATATGTTTTTTCAAAAATTTCTGGTTTACAAGGATATTTCTCACCCTCAACACCCGTGATTATCCAATCCCCAGGACTAACAACATGAAATCCTTCCAACGTTTTAACTTGATATCTCAAGTGTTGATTCTCGGGGAGAAGATAAATTTCCGAAAATTGGGCCATGTCAATAACCCCCTCAACATCTTTCCCCGGAAACCATTGCTCTGCTTCAACGATCACTGGCTTCTTTCGATATTTGGCCATTACATATCAAACCCCATTAAAACATATATTTGATAAGTATTAATAACTCATACTTTGCATCTGCATTTCTTTTCTAATGTCTTGCAATGTTTCAATTACTACATCTAAAGATTTAATATTATCGAACTGCATAATTACATGAGTGACAAAATTATCTAAGGTTTTACTCTCTGTATTTTCCCAATACGAGCCGATTTCTCTAGGTTCAGATTGAATGAATACCGCTCCATATATTTTTCCAGTTTTTTGTCCTTTGCATCTCCTACAAAAATATCTCCATAGCCGAATTGAAGATATTTTACATTATCTTTTGTAATGATTGGCATTTATTTCTCCCCTTCCGATCAAAGCAATCTTTTATCGTATTTATTTTGAGTATTTAGCAAATATTTCTTTCGGACGCAACCATTTATCTTTAATTGGATGTCCAATTGCTAATATTTGAAATCCAGCACAGCCATCTCCTTCAAGTTCAACTCTTACAATTTGCCCAATGAGTTTCTTTTCGTCAAATTCATATAAGTCTAGAGCATCCATAAGCGCCATAACCCATTCATAACATGCCGCATCTTTTAGATGGTATCCTCCGAATGAACAACCCCATCCATCGCCTTCAACACTAATCCAATGTGTTAGTCCTCTTTCCCTATCCCATCTTGTACTTGTGATTTTTGCGTTAATAATTGTATTTTTCATTTTTACCTCCATATTTTCGATAAATTCCGTCTTTTATTGTGATTTACTCACCAAAAATATAATCAACATAATTTACTAATGAAGCTAAATGTTCAAACAATACTTCATCTTGCAAAGTTACAAATAATCCATAGTCTTTACCATCTTCAATAACTTTATGACCAAACCCGAATGTTCCTTCGTCAAAATCATTAATTATATAAATTGTTGTGGTAAGTCCATCACTTTCAATTTTATGGCTTATTTCAACTGTCCCATTAGGTTTATTCCAACTTTCAGAAATATCAATTCCTAGTTGTGTGAACTTATATTTTTTGCCACGATAATCAACTTCAAATGATTCTTTATCCCAGATATTCAATCAATCACCTCCCCTTTTCCCTATCAAGCCGTCTTTGATTGGATTAAGCTAATCGCTTTTGGCACACATCAAAATACCTTTTATCAATCTCAAACCCCATGTATTTTCTTCCAGTATTCTTGCTTGCGATTGCCGTACTTCCAGAACCCATAAAAGGATCAAACACAATCTGTCCTAGTTGCGAACTATTAAGTATTAATTTCTCTAACAGTTCAACCGGCTTTTGTGTTGGATGCAATTTATCTTTGCCATTAATATTATTTACTTTTAAAATCTGTTCTTCCCAAAGTTCTTCACCAACACAATCTAAATTGCCGTAATCAACTTCTTGATATTGACTATCACCTTTATTGTTTATGTAAAAAGATTTCCCTTTTCTAAAGAAAATAATGAATTCACAGTCCTTCATATAAAACTTATTTGGTGTTTTATTGTTCTTTTTCCATACTAAAATATTATGTAATTTAAAACCAACTTTTGTTGCCTCGTTTAACATGTCTTGAACATTTTTATCATTAACAAAGACATAGAAGTGACTGGGCGATTTCAAAATTCGATATAATTCAGACAACCAATCTTTAAATTCAATATTGTTGACAATGTTTGCCGTCTTATCACCAGCTTTTAACATGCCTTGCCATTTCTCTTGCATCCCTACAGATGTTGAACTTCCAAATGTTTTATTCATGATACAAGGTGGATCTGTTACACATAAATCAATACATTCACTCAGCATCCTCTTCATTGCTTGAATAGCAGTTGAATACTTCATCACTCCTTATATTTATTTTTTCTAAAATCATAGTTTTATTGATAAAAATTATTCAACGATTTCCAACCTTACCTTTCTTGCTCTCCTAACTAAACCATCAATATTGATTCCGTCGATAGTATAACCATTAAAATATCCGTCATCATAATCGGGTTTTATTTCACCTTCGAGCTTAGTAACAAAATATTTTTTAAAGTCATTTACAAACTCATCTTCACCTTTCTCTCCCCAAGGATAATATCTTTCTTCTGAATAATCACCCCATTCTTTAAGTTTATAGACAAAGGTAAAATGATGCTCATCTTGAGAATATCCATAGTCAAATTCTTTGCAATAAATATCTTCAAAGTCACCAATTGAACGAATTTTGTCTATCATCCTCTTTGCGGTTTCAATTTTCCACGAAATTTCTTTAATTAGATCCTGAAAATTATCTGGATTTCCTTTATAAACATAAAATCTATCTGTTTCAGCTTTTTCGTTAGCATAATGTTGTTCAATGACTGTCCGATCTTTGCTAAGTTTGATTATGTATTCTGCATACCAACCTGCCCCATTCTCCACATTCACTTTCCAATCAGGGAAATGTTGATGAAGGATGTCATAAATCTCTGATATATCCGTCTTTTTACCTTTGAATTCTTTAACATATTTTTTTCGAATGTAATTAATAAGCTCTTCTTCTGATGAGAAAATTGAACCATCAATATCCAAAACATATTTTTTATTCATATTAACACTCCTTATAGGTTTATTATTCTTAATAAAACTATCATTTAATGGAATTTCATTCACCAATACTGTCAATCAATTCTTAATTTTATTGTGATTAAAAATAATGAACATGTTCTCTCCAGTTCCACTTTTGTTCTTCGTCCCAATCGCCATTCCAATGTGCTGGAGACATTAGATAGGGTAAGATACACTCATCTACGCATCTATGGTCAATAAAAGAATCCACATATACTTCCTTAAATCGGTATCCCCTACAATTTTCAGACCATCTTCGTGCTTTGATTGTTTTATCTTTAGTTTTTATGATATCTTTAGTTCGATATACAATATCACCATCAAGTTTAGTCGCAAGTTCATTTAATTTTTCTTCTGCTTTTCTTTGAGTCGTAGCAAAAATCATAGTGTGATGATGAATTGAATTTAGTCCCATGAATTTATTTTCTCATCGCTTTCTTTGTGGTTTTCATGAAATGACCAATTTAACGACCCCTTAATAAGTCTTATCCTATGCCCCATCTTCCATCATACCAGAATCCAACTATTTCACTTAATTTGAAGCCTGCAACAATTATTCCCTGTTTATCGGTAAACTTAACCCAACCTGCTTCAAAATTCAAATCTACTCTATCAGCATCAATGGTAATAATACCATTGCTACCCTCCATTTTTCTTTGAATTACAAACATAGAATCCCCCGATCTTTCTTTCTTTTTTTTATTATGGATATCCTTCATATAACTCCCCATACTTGTCAGTGTAAAAATATTCTTGATACATTTCACATTCTTCATTTACGCATTTATAAATATCTCCCATTCTTTCAATCCATGAACTTGTATCTCGATAATGATCTGCATGTTTCAGTTTACCATATTGACACTCCCCACGGATAAATCCGGGGGATTCTTGGATGATTAGCGCACTCATGCATTTCTGCTTCATGCAATCTCCAAGTTCAGGGCTGTGTCATCAGCCCATCCTAAGACAGACCATATAGGTTCTTAGGCTGGCAGACTGTCACCATCTGCCACAGGTTTTGTTTTAACGTCTTGTACTTGACGAATTTGTATATATTTACCACAATTCATCCCCATGTCTAAAGACAGAGGCTTTCTTGTGGTGGTTGTGGTAATCATAATACAAAAGGTCTTGTTCACAATAAGGACATTCCATATATTATTCTTCCTTCCCACTCCAATTGTAGCGAGGAGGCTTAATACTTCTCAAATATCTCCATACAAAGATTCTCACCAAAACCCAATCCCAAGGTGTCCTCATTATCATTCCAATATTATTAAATTCAATAATCCCAGCAAAATATCTGCTTCCATTTTTTCTATCAAATAAATATCCACGCCATTCTTTATCATCCCAATCATACTTTTTAAACTCTCGATAAAAATCCTTAAATCCTGCCCAACCATAAATACTACAAGAATTACTAACCGCAAATACATGAATCAACCAGTCAATAAAAAGTACAACAATAAATGTTACTATCAATGCCACACACCATACTACTAACATTTCAATTTATCACCTTCCCTTAAAACTAACCTTTTAAAAACATTTTAGATGTATTCAATATGGACTATATTAATTATCCACTAAATACTTCATAATCAGTGCATCTAAATTATCTGGGTTATTTTCTAGCTCATTAATCAAACATTGCCTATGTAAATATGTATCAAATTCAGTATCAAATTCATCACAACCATTTTTTCCACAAAACCAACACTTATCATTTTTTTCGTCAAGGTACTTTTCCCACCATTGATTCATAATATTATCACTCCTTTTAGGAAGTCAGCACTTTCAAATCATAACCTGACTCAATAAATCTAATTGTTTTTTTCCTATTGCATTCATTCCCCAAATATGTATAAACAATATCCATCTCTTCATGAGCGAAATTAGTCTCTAAGTATTCATTCACGATTGCTCTTATTCGATCTTGCCAATAAACACTAACACCTTTACAGCTTGGTCTGGACAACCAAGCTAAAACTTTACATTTTAAGTCTAATTCAGTCTTAACATCTTCAAGAAGAAGGTAAATGTTATTCTTTGGCTCAACAATCAGTTCAAATCTAGAATTAATAAAACAATTAGGGGAATGTTTGTGTACTATCTTCAAAAAACTTTTTATCAATTCAATATTCATATTTAGATGACCCCACATATTTTTACTTTTGAAATATTGTCCGATTATGTACTTTCCCATGCTTATCATATTCGTAACAATGCATTCCTAACAAGCATCCATATGTCAAATACTCAACTTCATCGTCAATATAAAAGATCACTCTTTTAAATTGCTAATGGCTATCTCCTTAAGTCTTACAATCTTTTTCTTCTTACCCTTGTTTACATATATAACCTCTGGTTGTTTAAGTCCATGTTTATTTAAATAAGCAGCGATTGATTCCCTTGATGGATTACCACTATTAATAATAACTTTATATTTATTTTCCATAATCCAGCGATATAGGGCATGAAACTTGGGATTCGTAATGGTATTATCAAAATCCAAAATTATGATTGACTTAACTGACTTATATAATTCAAGTATCTTTATTAATTGATTTCTATCCATCTTTACTAAATCATCTGCGTTGTCAACCAACACTTCTCTTGGTAGTTTATATATTCCCCGTAGTTTATTAGTTATGTATTCGAAATATTTAAATAAAGATTTGAATTGAAGATTATTCAATTTTTCTAATAGTTCATCTTCACTACCATAAACAAAGATATTTTTAAGAATGTGTTTAAGATATATTGTTTCACGCCTGGTAAGCAATGTTTTTGATAAACCATATTGATTTAGTATGTCTGTAGGCATATTAGTGAGATAATTCATCTTAATCACCCATTATACTTTGTAATACAACACCTTTAACTCACTACACTTATTAAATAAAATACCTTTCTACTGTATTTCTAATAATACCAACTAACTGATCACTAATTCCGAATCTTTCTTTATTTATTTCAATGCTTTTCATAATATCTCCATCATCATGTCTCATCGTTGCTGCCATCCAATCACAAACCATTTCAATAACATCAAGCAAATCCATTCCATTAATACCGTTCTCATAATATTCTGGATGATGCGAATTGTTGGCATAATGATGATCCAAAGCAACTTTCATTTCCTTTAGGAATTGCTTATATTCTTTTGAACCATATGTAGAAGTTTTTAACTTGGGGGTATACTCAGTAAAAATTTCGATCTCTGGTGATTGAAGCTTAGATGCGTCATGATCGATAGCTCGATCTTCTAATTTATTAATAAGAAATTTCATAAGCAAGCGAACTTGTTTAATATGATTCATAGTATCTCGAATACAATCTTCTTTTGTGTAATTCATACAACCCATCCTTTTATATTCTTTTATTCATATTTTATTTTATTAATCATGATAAAGCAAGCACCTTGTGTTATTTTTAATAAAATTTTTCTTTTAACTGATTACTATCGTTTTTCGTGAGTCGCTTAAAAATCTTTTTTACATCTTCATCTGAATCAATCCAATCAATTAATAGACGACCCATATTTTTGGGACTAACAGTATCAATGTTTCGATACTTCATCTCCGAAATCCAGTCGTATAATAAAGTAAGAACAGAAGCGACTCCATATTTGTACCCTTTTTCCAATGTTTTCACTTCAGACAACTCACTTAAAAGTTCGTTGTAATATTTCTCACGTTCTGTAATATTGTTGTATTTCAAGTAATGCTCCCCCTTTCCGTTAAAACCCTAATTTTATTGGGTTTTATCTTTAATTCTTTCGTTACTCATATCAACACATTCTTGCATAATATCTATCCCCATAAATCTTCTCCCAAGGTTCAAAGCAGCTTCGGCAGTTGTTCCACTGCCAATGCAGGGATCAAATACAATATCTCCTTCATTGGTAGAGCTTTCAATTAGATACTCGAACAACTGCAATGGTTTTTCTGTGGGATGTCTCTTGCTTCTATTAACTGGATAGTTCCATACATTATGCTTACAATGTTGGTTAAATGTTGTTTTTCTCTTTTTGGCAAAAACACAGTTCTCAATTGCATGTAGCCAATAATGTTGACCATTTGCAGGAGAAGGATTATTTTTATGCCAGATACATTGTCTGGTCATCATGTCTTTCTTAGAATCAAAGTAAGAAAATATAGTGGACAACTGTTCAATTCCGCAAAATATGTATACACTGCCCTTAGTCAAGCGATAGCATTCGTCAAGAAATACTTCTAAATCAAATGTTTCAACGTCAGCAAATTCCTTGTCTAATTTTCTTAATTGTCCAGCATATTTAGCTCGTTCTGCTCCATTCTTAGAAACGTTTCCGTATGGTATATCTGTAAGAATTAAATCAAAGCAATTATCAGGAAGTCTCCTCATAACTTCAATGCAGTCTGCCCTATATATTTTATTTAACCATTCTTCTTTTAACAATTTATCACCATTCCTATATATTATTTTATTTTTAATAACTTCCGATAAAATCCCAGTTTTATTTCGATTTATTCAAGATCCGCATGATTTTTTCATACGCTTCCGTATTTCTGCTGATAAAATCTGTTGAAAAGCTACCTGATTCTTTTTGGTTATAAAGCTCCTTTAACTCTTTCCATATGTACCCAATATTACCCACTCCATGATAAAAAATTATGAATGGTAGGGTAATCGTGTTAACCAGAATAGATTTCCAATTAGTGAATCGGTGAATATTAATTCCATTTTTTCCATGATAGTATTCATATTTGTCATACCACTTTAATTTTCTATACTTGAAAATTTCATTATGCTACTTCTTGGTCAACATGAATTTTGTATATCCATGCTCAGTCGGACTCTGATATTTATACTTACTATCTTTCATTGATATACACACTCCTATTTCCTTGAGGAACAAGTTTTATAATGAATAATTAAATATGGCAATCAACAATAGTTAATGTCCACTCGGGATCAGCATTATCAATGAACGCTTCCTTAAAAGATTTATTCCATTTTTTTGCTTCTTCATGTGACTCACTACTTATTCCCCACCAACCCATTTCACCTTTAGAGTGCCACTTGCCGTCGGGTGTAATTACTGCATATGCATCAAACTCAGAGCATAGTCTCGCATACTCTTCTTTGCTATCATATCTATTTAAATAATACTCTGGGTTATAATAAAAACTCCATTTTACTATCTCCTCTTCTTCGACATTTCTGGGAGTGTCGCCTTCCACCACTAGTTCCCAAAATCTCAAATTTCTATTATACTCATCCATATCAATTGAGAAATCAATATCCCTTACTTTTGCTGAATCAACCCTACCTTTAGGAATATTCTCATTAATGTTAGTCCATCTTCTATCGCCCATTTGCCCCGTGGTTGCCTCATCCTTTAACTTTAATAAACCACTCCATCTTCCTCCAACAACCCACCAATCCCATTTCGCATTGGGATTTTCCCAATATCCATATTTTCCAGTTTCCTCATCTTTTTTATACCCTGCCCATTCTTCCATGAACTGCTCAAACGTTTCGTATGTTTCTTTAAATGGCACTTTAACTTTTTCTAGATTTTCATATTCTCTTGCTCCACTTTCCCAAGATGACAACAACCTTCCATCTGGCAATTTAACTTTTTCAATTCCTTCATTCTCATACTTGTTGCGATACTCTTCTTCGACATCATAAAACTCAAGATATTCTTTTGGGCAATCTCCCATATTATTTTCTTGATATGGAGCAAGTAATTCCTCTACTGTTTGCCCCTCTTTAGTAAACACTGCTACTATGAAATGACTCATATTTTCATCTCCCTTTTTGTACTTTCTTTAACAACAGCTTTTCCGTTAAAAGATATGTTTTATCAAGTCTTGTAAAGCCACTTATCAAAAATATATTGCATTTTTAATATAAATTTTTGCCATCTGGTAAGTCTGATATCAAATACTTTTTCGAAAGATTCTATCGCTCCCCATCTTCTGTCCGCTATCTGCACCTTCCATGATTTATGTCGCATTAACTTCCCTGTCGCTGGCACAATATAATCGAACTCTAACCTTTCATTCCCAAATGCGTCTTCATTAATTTTTACTCCTCTTGGCTTTGTTAGCCCACTTGGATAGACTAGTCTTTCACTCTTTACATTTTCAATATATGTATCCCAATCTTTTTCTTGAATAATTCTTGTTTGGTAATCATCACGATTCTCTGGATCATAGTGTACCTCAAAAATTGTAATCACTTACTCACCTCTATCCCCAATCTAAAGGAATGTTTTATTCAAAAACTTTATTTACATCTTTTAAAAACCTAATATATTCTATTAATTCTGGCACATCTTTTTCTGCTCTTTCACCTTTGTCATGATGTGCTAGTAACCCACAATTATACCACTCGATCATTTCATTCTCGATAAAATCTTGGATTTATTCAAACTCTTTCTTAATAGCTTCGTATAATTCTTCACTAATCTCCACTTCATCTACACTGGCATAATCATCTAATCTCATATAAAACTTCTCACCGCTTTTATATACTGCTACATTTCCATATGTATTTGATAGACCTAGACTAATATACCCTTCTATTCTCATTTCAAAAACTCCCCTATTTTATTCTTTAGCTAAATCTAATCCCCACGCATACTCACGTTGCTTACCTCTAATACCATCCTTAGTGGGCATTAGTTTAATCTCACTACCATTTCCAAATGTAATCTTCCCTTCTTGCTCCAAATCCCAATTACCTTCGTTTATCCACCAGGCACGATGATAATGCTCTTCATCAATAAGAATGTTCTTATAATTATTGCAATCCACTTCTTTGTAATAAACACGAATATCTTCCACATCTGAATGTTCATCCTGTTCAAATCTTGTAATCAGAAAGTGATTAGGCTCATATGGACTCGAATACACTTGACCAATCCTCATATACCATCCATCAGGATATTGAAACTCAGTAATTTTGCCATCGATAATTTTCATATTTTATTTACTCCCTTCCTCTTTCTCAGGACAAACGAAAATAATATTTTCCTTCCACAATTTTAACATTGGATATGTTCCTTTTGGTAAATTAAACTCTCGAATTTCTAATGGTGGAATAGGAGAGTCATCCCCTTGGCAACCATGAATAAATGTAGCAGGATGTATATTTATTACTGCTCCAGTGTCATTGAAGAATTTGAATTTCATCTTTTGTCCTCCCATTTTCCATTAAATCATCTGTTTTATTGTGTTTTTTTATTTTGTAATCTGGGGTTAATAATGTTCACTATGTATTCATTGTTAATTTCACTTGCTATATACCTTCTATTGCAATTAATAGAAGCTTCAATTTCACTCCCACTACCAGCAAACGGAATATACACTAAGTCCCCTTCGTCCGTTGCTGACTCAATGATCCTCTGTCCAATTTTCACAGGTTTTTCAGCACTTATTTTACATTTACCAGTATTGTTCCAACCCATTTCCAATATGTCGTTCCATACATTGGACAGTCTTAGCCCTCTGCCAGTTTCTCTAAATCTTTTTTTGCTTGCATTCGAAGTTCCAACTTGGTCTGAATATATAACTTTAAATTTATAGTTGTTAGATTTGGTGTAGAATAATAATTCTTCCCTTGTAAACAACCAATCTCTTTTGCTTCCTCGACCCCTTTTCTTGTGCCATGTAATCCAATTTCTAAATTCAAAATACTCATCTAATAAAATCTTTATGTGTGCAATGTTTCTTACACCACCATAATAATAAAAACTTCCTGTGTCTTTTAATACTCTTTTTGACTCCCCCAACCACCCCCTGTGCCACTCAATCCATTCTTCTATTGTATCCCATTGATGATCCCATTCATCTTTAACAATTTTATAGTAGGGTGGATCTGCAATTATTAAATCTACGCTTTCGTCTGGCAGTCTCCTCATTGTTTTTAGACAGTCTTCATTGTATATTTTATTTATTTCAAACAAACTTTTTCCTCCTTTTACAATTTATGTTGTATTTTTATTCAGATAAAATATCGGTATTAACTGAATTATGCTAATCTTTTATTTATGATTTCCATGTATTCTTCTTCTTTTTCAAATCCTATGTAATTAAACCCTAAATTCTTGGCAGTCAACAATGTTGTGCCACTACCTGCGAATGGATCTAAAATAATCCCATTAGGTGGTGTAACAAGCTTAATTAGATATTCCATTAGTTTTAATGGCTTTACTGTACTATGTATATTTCCTACTCTTCCTTTTTCTTTTATTTTCAATAGCGTTGCTAATACAGCATTTACGACACCAAGAAGAGATTCCATCTCTTCGTTTATAGTATTCTGTTTTAATTGGTTTAACTTCTCCACATTTTCTGCAAGGTTTATGCCATTCTCCATTACCATCTCTAAAACATCCCGAATGGATTCTTTTGTGAGTGAGTTTATCAACAAGTTCAAGATTTCCAATATTGTTGTTAGTTTTATCCCCATCTTTGTGATGAATATCATATCCCTTGGGTATTTTTCCACAATCTCTTTCCCAAATGATAATATGTTCCATTCTGTATTTTTTTGTTTCTGCATCATATACTCTAATATATCCTTTAGGTGTCGGCTTAACTCTCCTATTAGTGGGTTCAACTCCACGTTCTCCCACACTATTAAATTTTCACATCCTTGATTACGTTCTTTCTTTGTTGCCTTAGCACAATAAAAGAATCTAGATGCTCCTCCTGAATCACCGTAGGCAACTTGAATGTCTCCTGGCTTACCTAAACCGCCATGCTCTAAAAATGTGCCTATCTTGCTTCTAACATTATTTGAATCACTCTTTAAAATACCACTTTGTTCATCAAGCATCTTGGCCGCTTCTTCATCAAATATAACATTAGCAGGATATCTTCCTTTTGAATTAATTCGATCTCCTGCAGTCATATCAGTTCTATATTCATCACCATTCCATGTTATAGTTTTACCCCTACCACTTTTGAACCAGCTTTCAGAATACTCATTTTTCCAATCCGTTGGTATCCTACATTCATCAATGTTTAATCCACCAGTGCTCCATTTAAGCACATTATCTGCTATAGTCTTTTCGCTTAGTGGCTTACGTGCTAAAACAATAGGCTCATGAGCTGGTTTCAGATTTGATTCCCATCCTAACCATTGTTCTGCTAACTCTGATGATTTTGACTTCTTTTCAATTGCCTTTTTAATATTTTGAGATTTCGGCATTCCTTGCGAATATATCCACATAATTTGATCTCGTATTTCAAATCCTGCATCTTCTATTGCACAAGTCATTCTATGATATGTCCTCGCTCCCCCGAAACTAAGCAAATGACCACCAGGTTTCAAGACACGCAAACATTCCTTCCACATATCAATATTATATGCGATTCCTGTTGAATCCCATTTCTTCCCCATAAATCCTAGCTCATAGGGAGGATCGGTCACGATTGCATCTATTGAGTTATCGGCTAATAGTTTCAATCCCTCTACACAATCTATATGATATGCTTTATTAATCTCCAATTATCAGACCCCCTCTTTATTAAAAATATTACTATATATATTTTTTATTTCACTTGAAATTTGCTCTCCACTCTTTCTTGTCTTCAATCCAACTTCAGCAACCACTTTTAATACTTGTATATAGTCCTCATGTTCCAATGGATAATTATTTATTAATTGAGCATAATCATATGCTTCTTCACCCAAAATAAATGTATTATCAATAACAATTACATCGTCCTTACTTATCCTAGCCAACAATTTTAAAACCCCATTCTGTTTAATTCTGATTTTATATATTATTTATTCTTCAACAATCTCTACCTTGTCGTTTTTTGTATTCGTGTTACTTGACTATCACAACCTACCCAAACCATATCATTGTCTTTAATAACGACGATAATACTCATTAATGGTGCTCCCCCTACTCCAAAATCTCAAGTCTTACCCTCTTACTTCTATTTATGAATCCATCAATTGAAACCCCACCAATTTTATATTCAGTATAGTATCCCTTATTGTTTTTTTCTAATTTACCTTCTAAAACGTTTTCTGTATATTGCTTAAAGACGTCCATAAATTCATCAATATCGCAATCAAAATCATAATACACTCCCACTTCTGAACCATTGAGATCAAATACAAAATGAATGCTTCGTCCCCCTTCTCCTGGGGATTCCCATAATTGGTTTACGCTTAATTTCAGTTTATATTCCTGTTCAACCTTTTCTATAATCTTATCCGCCGTTTTAAAAAATTCTTGATAATATTTAATCGCATCTTCTACATTGATAAATACATTATGGTAATACTCCCACTCGCTATATCCAATATAAAAAGAAAAGTTACATATATTGGAATCAATATTAACAAGATAACGATCTAAGTCATTGTCTTTATTGACACGTATGTTAACATACTCTGGCATTACTCTTTTAAACTTTTTATATATGGACTCAACGTTCAGCCCATTTTCATCTTTGTCTGTAATAACAACAACATCAACATATGTGTTTTGAATATAATCAAGTAGATCATTATACTCAGTAAATTCTTTGCCATCAATTTTACATATGTATTTTTCCATTTAAATTACCCTCTCTGTTTACTTAAAATAATCTTTTTATCACTTTTTAACCCTTTAATCAATTCAGGCATAATTACTAAATAATTGCGTCATCATATGTATCTGCTGAATATTGGTGCTGATCACTCCGTTTCTGTCACATGTTTTTTATTTCCATTTGGCAATAGACATATTGCAGTCTACTATACAAAATCATAAGTTCTTCGTTTTTCATATATATCCTCCTGTTGCTTTAAAATCGAATTTTATTCATGTTTTTTCGTAAATTCATCCCAATTAATTTGTGTGACATCACCCAATTGAATTGTATTAGGATAATTCTTTTGAGTTATATGGATAGCATATTTATCAATCTCTGACGCAAAATAATTTTTATATGTAAATCCTGCTCGTTCTAAAGCAACTTGACCACACGAGATGCCATCAAAAAGACTTACAACATTATTTAATTTTTTATCAGGAATAAAAGATAATATGTGAGCAATTACATCAACCGTCCATCCATTCCCTATGCTCTTGTATCGTTGAGTGTTGCTAATTCCTTCAGTATATCCGTCTGGAAGAGTTTGAAGTCGTTCACATTCTACAGGATGGAATTTTCTGATGCAATCCCAATCTTTAAATACATTATAAGGTACACCCTTAAAGAAATTTGCGACAACTGTAGCACTCTTAGGATTTCTTATATCAAAATGATGTCCAAAATCCCAATGCGCTCTACCATCTCTTGTAGCTTTATTCATATATTCAATTGCTTTTTCGCTGTGGATTAAATCTTTTTTAACAAAATAAGGTATATGTCCTCCTCCTGCTGCGGTTCTAATTGTTGGTGATTTTCCCTCGAATACTCGAACTTTTTTTTCTTTGAAGCCACCATAAATATTATGTATCACAACAGGGAACGCATCATTTAACACTATATCCTTAAGTAATATACCTCTATCTTGCGGTTGCACAACACCAGGAATATTAGTCCAATATAATCTTCTTCTATTTTGAGCAGATACAAGAGAAGAATTTATTTCAATAGGTTCTACTCCTAAATATTGACTTATTATCTGCTCTGATTCTTTTTTCATTTTCACGTTTTCAAAAATAAAGTACTTTGGTTTTAATATATTTAACGCTTTAACATAATCAAAAAACAACTTGCTTCTTGGATCTTCGAAATTCAATTGTTTCCCTGCAAAGCTAAAACCCTGACAAGGACTTCCTCCTAGTAATAGATCCATATTTAGTTAATAACCCCCAGTGTTTATAATTATCATATTATATGTAATCTTCTATGGTCTTACCTTGGCTCGTTAGCCATTCTATATATTCATCAGAAGGACTTCCTAATTCATATCTTGTGTTTTTTGTTAATGCGTACCCACTCTTTAGATTCAGCTCTACCAATCTGGATGTTGTGACAATGCTTCCTTCTTCAAATCTATCATCGTCATACACCTTTCCACTCAACCTTTTACTCCATAATTCAGGAGCCTGAAAAGGATTGGACGGTATACTTACAATTGACCACTCTTCTAATCTTGGCATTTGACTCTCTCCCCTAGTAATTTATTCATACATCCACGTAGCGCCTAACTCTAAGTCATCAAAAAACAACTCTCGAATTTCATCTCTTGACAACCAATTTATTTTATCACTTAAATTATGCACGTCGTGCTTAAAAACAATAGGATCATCACAAATAGCCCTATGACCTACTAATAATCGTATTACCCCATAATCTTGTATAGAAAAAATAAGAGGCTTATCAATGAATGCCGTTCCCTTTAATCCGTTATAAAACTCATTTTCTAGTCTTACCTTATACTCATGATTATGCACAACTAAAGGAATTCCATGATAAGCCATTATTCTTAGATGAATATGTGTTTTTCCATTACTGCGTTCGTAGAAATTTAGAAACACGGGACAACACATTCAGCCTACTCCTCTATCTTTTGATTTTTATCCATATTTTCATACTCATACTCAACGCTCACATTGTCGACCTCTAAAAATTCCATCAATGCTTCAACAACATAATCAACATCTTCTCCATTGTGTGACAACACTTCAAATCCATTAATATAGACAGCTACTCCATAATCCGTACAACAACCCTCTGCACAATTGTGGACAAACGACCTAAAGACAATTTTACGCTCACCATTTTTCCAATTTTCTCTTGCATCTTCCAGTTGCTTCTTGGTAGATTCTCTACAGTGATGGCATCCACAGCCCTGATCCAAAATACCTATTTCAATCACTTCTTTTCTCATAAAATTGAACTTTTAACGAATATGTATTATTGAATTCTCAAGTGATAACTTTCATCAGCAATCTTTGCCCCTTCAACAACCAAGCCATTTTTTAAATCTGCCAAGAGGGTCTTTTTATCAATTACTGGATCTTGCGGAATTTTATACTTATCAGGAACTTTATTTTCGTCATAAATCTCAACGCTAGGATTATTCTTTTGAATTCTAACCTTAAATACTCCAGCCTCCACGCTCTTAATGTTCGCTGTTTCCAACATGTTCTTAACATAATCCTTGAGTCTGTTATATGTATTTTCTTGAACTTTTCTGCGTTTTTTTAGTCTATCTTCTTCCTTTTTATATGCTTCAATATCTCCCTCAATGTTCTTCATAAACTTGATGATATTTTCTACTTTATATTCCACAGAATCTTTGATTGCATCGAGTGTGTCAATCAACATTTGAAAATCTTCTTCAGTCAAGTCGTCGTTTTCAAGTATGTTATTAGCATAGTTTACAAAATTAATATAATCATCAGTAAGTTGATAAAGTGTTGGCATATGTATATACTCCCTTTCATATTTTATTATTTAAATATTTTTGTTAAGTTCTTTTATTTTTTATATCTCATATTGATTCATTTAGACTCATATATTCACCTTTATTATATTTTGTTTTTATGAAATCGCCTTGTGGATTCTCCACCACGAATATGCTTTATAGATGCATTATAATCCAATACTTTTTTCACTTGCTTGTATAGCAATGGATTCACTTTTTGCAATCGAATAGAAGCATCCATATGAGCAGCACTTTTAGAAATATTAAATTTCTTCGCAACATCTCTTACAGTAGCGTTATTTTCAATTATGTAGTTAGCAATATCAATAACTCGCTGCCTAATCTGTTGATTCTTAATTGCACTCTTTGATAAGTTCATTTGTTCACCTCCTTTTTAGAATCTGATTTATTTCATTTTGAATGTTATGTCGAACAGTATATAATTATCGAAGAAAATCTTATTTCTCAGGAAATTTACAACTCAGGATTATAATAATGTCTTCTGCATACACTCATATACTTTTCGTTGCCACCAATATCTACTTGTTTTCCGCTGTATACAAGCTGTCCATTTTCTATTTTTAAAATCATAGTTGCTTTTCTATCACATTGCCAACAGACTGTTTTTACTTCTTCGATCTTGTCAGCATATACAAGAAGCCATTTACTGCCATCAAACAACTCATTCCGAAAATCATTTTTCAATCCATAACAAATAACTGGAATGTTTAGTTTGTCCACTATCAATGTTAAATCAATAACATGTTCCTTGGTTAAAAATTGTGCTTCATCAACAAGTACACAATTTACATTTTTATTTTTTAAAACAACTTCATATATATTCGTATCTTCGCCAACTATGTATGCATCTTCACTGATTCCAATTCTTGAAGTTACTTTTCCTACACCATAACGATTATCAATTGCTGGAGTAAAGATCATGACATTTTTACCTTGCTCTCGATAATTATTAGCAATCTTCAAGATCTCAAGCGACTTACCAGCATTCATAGTTGAATATCGAAAGTATAACTGTGCCATGATTCACTTCCTTTTTTATATTTGAATATGTCTCCATTTTCTTCCCGTTTTTATGTCTCTTATAACCCTACGATCTACCCCATAAATGTATGCCAATATGGTATTGTTCAATGATTTTATGTATTTTATTTCTTTAACCTGTTGCTCTGTTAATTTTGATCTTCCATTTCGTTCACCTATTGCTGATCGTTTTCTTTCAACCCTGTCTCTAACATTTTGAGCATGTGTTCCTGCTATTAAATGCTCAGGATTAATACATCTTCGTACATCGCATTTGTGCCTTATAACATAGCCCTCTGGTATTTGCCCTATCATCTTTTCGTATACGTATCTATGTATTCTTACTTGTTTTCCTTTAATATGAAATGAATGATAGCCATCATTTTTAATAAAACCACTTAAACAAATATAACAACCATTACTATCAATTTCATATTCAACTACTTTTTCACTAAAATCAAATTTACCTTTATTCGTTATATTTAATCACCCTTTTTTTAATTTAATAAAAAATGTCGGAGGTCGGATTCGAACCGACAAGGTATAAAACCGCAGAATTTTAAGTTCTGTGTGTCTGCCAATTCCACCACTCCGACAAAAAATAAACTTATTAAAAAACTATCACTTTATGTATCATGCTTATTATATTTATTTTCCTTAATTCTGCGGGCAATTGTGAAGCCATATCACTCCACCGTCACCCCGATTTCTGCCAGCAACGTTCTCGCCCTGCGCCCTCCGTCGTTAACCTCTCTGCCGCGTGCCAAACGTTCGTAAAACCGCAAGCACTCGATCAGTTTGTCGCGTTCCTGTTCCAACCGCTCTATCTCCTGATGTGCGGATTGGAGTTGTTCTTGCAACTTCAAAATATCGTCAATGTACTCCAGCGCCTCGTCCACCGGCGTTACGCACATTTGCCTCAGGAGCATCTTGAGTTCTTCCCGTATCTGCTTCCATGACTTTTCACTCATCCACCGCTCACCTTCTCGCGTCGGATTTCGGCCAATGCGTGGAAAATGTTCTGCTTGATGTCCTCTACCACTTCAAACGCTTCATGCGGCGTTAACCCGTCTTCTTCTACCATACCCGTTAACCCAACGACGACCAGTTGATGATTCAGGTTGTTCAGGTTCATTTTGGTTCTGCCCATTCCACCGTCACCCCTATCTCTTTTAGGAGGTTACGCATATATGCGACGTAATCTTCTTCACGCCAGCACCCATGATTGAATAAACACATTCGCAACCACTCGATCATCTTGTCCCGTTCCATCAGTAAGTCAACGTATTGCATATTCGTATAGTTACGTCCCTCCGGTCCGTGCGAATCTCGCTCTGCCCGCAACCGATCCAACTCGTCCAGCAGGAACTTAACATCATATGCATAATCTTGCCCATCAACCCACGAACCTTTTGTTTTTCGCGCTTCTTCAACGGATTTCCGAATCTCCGCGATCTTCTTTTCCCGATCAGTCATTGTTCGGTTCCTCCAGTCCGGAAAGACTGTTCTCTAATCTTTTGATTCGACGTTCTAAGCTGGACATCCAGAAATACGAGGTTAATGAAACGCCTAATAACAAGATGATCGTAAGATAGAACTCATTCACTCATCATCACCCCGATTTCTTTGAGGATGTCGCGGGCGACATAGTTGTACCAGTCCAAATCGGTCACTTCGGGATCATTCTGCTTCGCTTTCCATTCACGGATTTCACTGATGTTCTCAGCGTTGGTCTTTGCCAGTTTTCGCAACACCTCGATCAGCTTATCGCGGTCCTGTTCCAACCGCTCGATCTCCTGCTGGGCGGATTGGAGTTGAGAGCGTAGACTTGTCACCTCGTGTAACGATGCTTCGGTATATCTGGCGTTGTTGTAGTATGCGTCCCGTTCCTGCCGTAGCTTCCGGTTTTCTTTTTCAAGCTCGCACAACTCCGTCACATGCGCGTTATGAGCGGCGCGTTCTTCGGCCAGTTCTGCTCGGCAGTTTCGCAAATCGGAAACCAGACTCAAAACTGTCATTTTCAGCCTACGATCATCTTCGCTTACTGCCGGTTTGACAAATTCCTTAACTATCTCGTCTAACTGCGACTCCGTCAGGTATACGCTTGGCTTATCATCATAGCAATAACACGTTTCTTCATCAGGCGGACATAGTTCGCAACGTTTCGCCTTACTGATCGCTTCGTTCATGGTTTATCCTCCTTCAATCCAAAGGGCAACTTCATGCCCTTCGGCAAAATCCAAAGGTGATACATATTCGCTGCGTCAACCAATTCGCTTTCGGCTGGAAATATTTCAACCGCACACCGTTCAGACCCAAATAATTCATTTTTGATTCGTTGCTTTTCTGCCCAAGGAATATCTGTGTTATCAGCGTTGCGAATGCAAACGTGGGTTACAATTCCCCATTCAGTTTCAATTTCACGCGACATTACAGCATAGGTAAAATCGGAATCAGTCCAAGCCTTATTCAACTCACGAACCCATCCTGTCCCAAAACGCACGCTCTTTGGCGATGGCCTTCCTATCCATTTTCTTGTTTGCTTAATCTCGTCTATTTTGTTCATGGGTTACCTCCTTAATCTCCACTTTCCACCCGCACTTACAGGTACGAATAAAAGTATCGTCAGTGATTTTAAGTGTGCCCTCGCCGTTTCCTAAAAGATCGCTTCCGCATTCATGGCACCGCGCGTATTTTTCGCAAAGTTCAAACGCTCGTAATGCTTTCACCCATCCATCACCGCCAGAAGGGCGGCTTTGCAAATGGCTTCGGAGGCTGTTTCACCGTGTGCTTTCGAAGTTGGATACCCACAAAACCATGCTTCCCATTCGCCTTGTTCGCCATGTTGTCTCAAATGCAAGCAATCACCCATCTCCTCCACCACTTCCCATGCGGCGGATATGTCTTCGCTCGGGTTGAATGGTCTATAAATCAGCCCATCTTCATCCCGCTCATCAGCGATATACCATCCTTCGTCTTCGACCCACCACGCGGCGGGAAAAGGCTCTTGGCTGAATAAGTCAACACTTTCTACAATGGGAATATTCATAATATGCCGGATAACAAGTTCATCCAACTCCCGCCCCGGCTTCATGGCCAACACTTCATCACGTGTCATGGTTCGGTTCCTCCCATCTCGAATAGCAGTCTTCGCACATTCCAAAAACTAATGGCTTCGATACATGTCGAATTATCCACTTGATCCTCCGCGCTCTGCAAAGCACGCATAAATCAGGATTCGGCGCCATTTCTTTCAAAGTTTGTCCTGACCCCTTTCCGTAAGACTCCGCCCACTGTGTTCCAATGAATCCCCGAATATCCTTACATCAACATAAGTTTTTTGCATTTCTCGATTACATTCAGGACACAAGTGTAAATATTGAAGATTGCGAAATATTACATACGGATTCTTAGCTCCATGTTCTCGGCATCGGTATTCGTAGACAAGTCCGATCATTCCATCCGCCCATCCTTTTCCGCCACTAGCGCATCCAACTCCCGCCCCGGCTTCAGCGACAAAATCTCATCACGGGTCATGCTTGTTCCTCCTCAATCCATTCATCGTCATACCAATACCCTTCATCATGATCGAATCGTTTGCGATACCAATTTCCATTTTCGTCCTTGATCGGAATCGTGTAACTGTCGTAGGGACCGCCATAGGTGGGTATATATCCAAGCTCAGGATGGTGGATTTCCATGAAAAATGGCAGTCCAGTCACAGGACACTTTTCAGGATATAGAACTTTTTGAATGGGGTTCATATAGTTCACACTTGTTCCTCCAATCCAGCAAGTTCTCGCAATCTCGCCATTTCCTGCGTGTTTGTGTACGCGCCTTTTTGCATAATGTACTTCCACTCCAGCACCTTGCGGGCGACTTCTTCGGGGGATTCTTGCACTTGAGTCACGTCTATTGTGTGTTCTATTCCGGTCTGGTGATCGCTTTCTATCGCTGCTCCATACTTATGGCCACTCTTGATTCCAACAATGTGGTCGGGATTCACGTACCAATGTTTACCGTTCAGCAGTGTCAACCGTATCATGCGTTCCCGTCTCCTTTCAGCAGTTCCGGGTTTTCGTATAGCCGATTTTTAATTGTCCATCGATCGCACTTGAAATACCTTGCCATCGAACTTATACTTGCACCAGAAGACGCCATTTTCTGTAACTCAACCAAATCGATATGAACACGTTTTTTGAATTTAATTCTTCCAGCACGTCTTCGATTGGCTTCGGATATTAACGCTCGATGATTTTCAGAAAATACTTTCCCTTTGTTGTGCATACTTTGGTGCTTGCCTACCTCAATTAGACAAAGATTAGATTTCATAGCATTCAGTTTGTTTTCGTCAATATGATGCACATATTCGTTCCGAAGTAATTTTCTGTTCTGCCAATACATCATCAACAATCGATGAACATGTATTTTCTCTTTGTAGATTGCAACCGCCGGATAATTCCCATGCATGAAGATTTTCTTCGTACCACAAACAGGCTTATCGGTATACCATAGAATTGCTTGTTCAAGTTCTTTTTCATCAACAATGCACCCGCACGTGTTGATAAATTTAATCGGTTTATGCTTCTTCACAATCATTTAACAATTCCCCGTTCTCAAAAACATTTCCGATGACTTCACAGTAAGTAGCCCATCTTATAAGAGCCTCAACACTATCGCCATTAACCGTGAACATTACCCAATCTTCATCGCCTTTGACCGTGAACATTGCCAAATCTTCCGACCAAATTACTTCTAAACGAAAAAGTTTGTGGTTACTTTCGAGGATATCCCCCTCATAAATCTGTTTCCCGTTATTGTCTTTGAGTCCGGTGTATTGCCCGACTGTTTTGGGATCAACTTGGTACAGTTTAAAATGCCCGTCTACCAAGCCTTGATCGACCGCGATAAAGTGACTTGCCGATTTCAAGTAGTGTCCGTATAGCCATTGTCCTTTTAGCTCACAATCTTCGATGCACTTTCCCCTGAAACGTATCTCACGCATCGTTCCCGTCTCCTTCCCTCACCCGTTCCACCTTCGCCGCATTCATGTTCAGCAACGCCACGATTCCCTCCACTTCCTGCTCATTCCGCTCAGTTCCGGGCTGGAGATGCAGAACCGTATATCCGTTTCGCTCGATGGCGACGGCATGACCGTATTCGTTGCGGCGGATGGTGTAAGGGCCGGTTGGTTCGGTCGTGGTGGAGAGGGCTTGCCCGGCAACTGACTGACCAACATAATCAATGATTGAAAGATATTTCTTTTTTCGCTCGTGAAAAATGTCGTCGTCGTGGTCAATCATGAAGTGTAGTGTTTTCAATTCTTCATACACTTCCTCCAACGCTTCCCGCAGACGCTGGACTTCGCTGTTCATCTGTGCGTTTTCGCGCCCAAAGACTTCAGCGGTCGCTTTCCAAGTACCTTCGGATTCATCGGCATCAAATGCGCCGGATTCGATCTTTTCTTGCAATTTGGATATAGCCGTGTTCCACGCCTCCTCTCCCATGCCGTGGAAATACTGCTCTGTCAACCATTCCAACACCGCTTTCTTGCTCAGATATTCACTCATGGAATTCACTCCTTTCACATCTCACATTTTCCGCTTTTAACATAGTTCCGGGCTCAGGGTTATCAGCCCATTTCTTTATGCGTTCCAACGCCGCCCGCAGACGCTGGATTTGATTGTGCATGTCCAGTTGCACCATAGACTCGTATTCATCCGGTTCATTTTGGGCACCAAATCCGCTGGATTGGATTTGGTGCTTAACCCAGTTCAGACCGTCATATTTTCCTAATCACATATCCCTCACCATTGTCTGCACCTGGCTCCTTATATGTACCAACGAACCCCCATCCTTGTTCGCTAAGATATTGCAAAGCATCATAGAAATCTCTCGCAGCAAAGTTACCTCCGTCATCTTCTGATATGTATCCCCAATCTGCTACTCAAAATATGGACAAATATCCATATCGAGAAAAGTTCCTGCTTCAACGTGTTCTGCCTCGCATCATGCTACTACAGGTTCTACAACACTCCACAGGCGTAAATTCCCGACTAAGCCATCGGTACATACGTATAATCGCTTGTTTTTATGCGATTTTAAAGGAAGAGGAAATAGCTAAGTATATCTATTCCCCCTTATGCATCCTACACAGTTACTAAACTATACCTTTCACTATTCAATACATCCAACATCAAATCATAAACGGACAAGAATTCACCCTTCATTAGATACTCAAAAATGGAAGGTGAAAAACCTGATACCATTTGAACACCTGATTCATTCATTTATCAATCATTTCTTCTTGCGATATTTTATTTTTAATAGCGGTATTCAAAATCAAATTAAACACAGATTCACCCAAAAAATAATTGCTGTGTGCGTCTTCCTTACATATCTTACTATACACCACCCAATATTAAATGTCAACTTTTATTTTTTATTTCTATACTAAAATACTCCCGAACTTCTTCCCAATTTAATACTCGCATATATTTTGTTACATCTCGATTATGAGGTGCATCAAATAGTATACAACTACCTGCAAAATCATCTAAATTTGATGGTTTGTCATCAATCAACCATTCTGCATCGATTATTGATTTATTTCTTGTAAACACAAAATTACGGTCATCCAGGAATGAGAAATGTTTTTTAAGCCATTTATATTTTGGAATTACATTATTCATGTTCCAGGGCGCTGTTACAATAAAGATATCGAACTTCTCTGATAGCTCTTTAACCACTTCTTGAGCATCTTCAATTACAGGCAGCGATTCAAAGAGATCTGGGTCATCCAAATAATCATAAATCTTTTTTCCACACTCAGGCTTTACTAAGTCATGCCAATTCCAATGATTAACCTGTTCTTTTTTCAAATTATCGTTATAATCGTTATTGTATCTTCGCAACCATTCGCTCAATAGATCTGCTAATACCTGATCCTGATCAATCGCTATTCTAATCAAACGAGAATCTAGTGTATTATTACACATCATATATTTACACCAGCCCATCGATAATATTTCTCAATTTCTCAACAGTCTCGTCCATTTCCCCGTGTCTATTTACAACAATATGATCATATTTATACATATAACTTATTTCATCTTCATATGTAGCCAATCTCTTTTCAATATCTGCTTCACTATCTCCACGCAACCTCATATGCTTTTCAGCTTCTTCTTTTTCAACATAAATATAAATTGACACACAATTAGGATAAATTGATTTAAACTGATCCATTCCGTTTACATCACTAATTACATATGCATCACCTTTAGCAAGTTTATCATTTAATTCATCGTATGAAATTGCATATCTATATCCATGTCCAGCGTAGTTAGAATACTCAGCAAACTCCCCATCATTATACATTTGATCGTATTGCTCTTCGGTTATGAAGTAATAGGGATTTCCTTCTGATTCACCTTGCCTCATAGGTCTAGTTGAATAACTAACCAATTCATTGTCTAAAACTTCCCTCATTAAAGTAGTTTTACCGCTACCAGAAACACCACTTACTATAAATAACGTATTCACAACCCAAATACCCCCTTGACTTTTATATAAATGTCATTGTGTATCTGTTCTATTGTCCTCTCTCCATTTATAATTATCTTTATTGGAGATGAAAAATCCGCAGGAAAATTTAAATAATTACTTCTAACTTTCTCAAGTAATTGTAAATCAGATTCATATCGATCATTTTCTCCATATTTTCCTTTTCGTTTTATACTTATTTCTGCAGAAATATCAATAACAATATCTAAATCAGGTTTACGCATAAAACGCTGAAGTTCTTTTATCCAATTAATATCCATATTATTAGCAGCACCATAAACAAATTGAGAAAGTGTATATCTATCTAGAATTAAAAAATCATATTTTTCTTTTTCCAACTCTTCAAACCATTCTTGTTGTAATTGTTTATCAGCAGCCATTATTAGCTCTATAGTATTCTGTGAAGCTTTCCACTCATTTTTCAACCATTTCATTATTAATGCTCCTGTATGTTGATCATACCTATGAAATTCACTAATCTGCACTCGATAACCGTCATTGATTAATTTATCACATAATAATCTTGTCTGCGTATACTTACCAGATTTATCAATACCCTCAATCGCAATAATCTTCATATTACCCTCCTTTAATATATTTCACTTTCTAATTTTTCTTTTTCGCTCAATACTTTTTTTACATAATCATTTTCAACAAACCCATTCTTTTTAACATATTTTATCGCGCCAGATCGCCCCATATTATAAGCGAGACAAGTCAACAAAAACACTTCTTCTTCTGAATAACCAAGTTTTCTAAAATAATCACGCTCATACTTCAACAATTCAAACATCATATCAACATTATGATAATCATTATAAACATCAACATCTTCTATTCCCGCCATTTCAGCCAACCACTTAACATTTTTACTGTTAATTTGAGCTAAACCAGCGTCAACCGTTCCGTTCTTATTTTTATTTTTTTTAGCCTGACCATAATTACTTTCGACACCAATTATAGCCAACACAAATTCATACGAAAAATCATATTCATTTGATTTAATCCAAATATAATCACAAAGATCATCATTTAAATTCAAATTTTTGATTTTTGGTCTTTCACCTTTACTATCAATAATATTGCTTCTATCATCTATATTTTTATTATAATATTTTACATTATTTACGAGAGCTAAAGTTGAATTTGTATACCACTCAACCAAATCAACTTTTTCATTAATTGTCGATTTATTTGCTTGGCTATTTACTATATTGTAGTTGATAAAATCACTTGTCAATAAAACAATAATTACTGCTGTTATTATTTTTATTATTTTAGCCATTATACATCACCTTATAATGTTTTAACAACAGTGGAGTGGTATAACCCGCTTCCACTCCACTTTGACATTTTATTAATTCAACTAATTTTCACATTGCAAAGCGGTTCGTTGATCTGATTAAATTTAATATCTAAATCATATTCATTGTAAAATGCTTTTTTTGCTTCTATGTACTTCAGCATTTTACTTTCGGTTGGATAAATCCTCAACTGTACAAACTCTGTCCTATCATTGATGATTTGCTCCTTACTTTTTTCGTATATCTTGTATGCACACCCAATATCGTTTCCAAAATAATATTCATGATTCTTTGAAGTATGAATAATAACAACAGCATAGTTATTGCTATAAGTCAAATATCACACCTCAATTCTCATTTATAATTTCATTCATCCAATTCCTAACTTTACTTTGGTCATAATTTCGATTATAATCTGTCATGTCCATAAAAACCATCAGATACTTGACCCCCCATTATCTGATGGTTTTTATTTGCTCCATACAAATCACCTCCTTAATCTAATTTTTAAATTACTATCTTATTTGTAATATCACAACAAAAAATCATCCCCCCCGAATTTTAGTTGACAATTTATGCGAACGTTTGTTCGTGTATCTTATTATAAGCATATAATATTATGTAATCAATATACTTCTTCATGTTTTTCAAAAAATAAATGTCTTCTGTTTTCTGATACTGTGGCATATATGTCTTTGTTATCGTTTATTATCAATATCTTCCTTTCTTTATCCACCTGAGTAATATGTATATTATTAACTAATATTCCACGATCCGTTAATAAAAAATTATATTTTTCACCTAACAATTTACTTAATTGATTAAATTTTGTCACCAAAGCAAATTGATCTCCATCAATTGTTGTTATTATGGGAATTTTATTTCTCATTGTAATCATGCCAATATCACTTATTTTTATCCCCTTTATATCCCCAGTTACCTTATCTTCGCCATATAACATAAGATGTTCCACCTTTATTTTGAAGTCAATATCCAGTAACTCATATATATATTATATATCATCACTCATAAATAACAAAAATATTTGATACTTATGAGTCATGATATATTTATCTATTTTTATTTTTATAATTTTTTATGTATATGCCATTTAGCTAATAAGGCCAATGGCATATTAAAACTTTACTTAATCTAAACCATACAGTTCTTTTACCTTTTCTACATTCAAAAATTCTTTCTTGAACCTGTAATAAGCCAATTCACCGCCCTCTCCAACATCATCAAATCCAAATTTCGTTAGTATCGCGCTACAATTAACCACGTCCAACTTTCCCGTTTCCTTGTAAATGTCCCTAGCCATAATTAACATACCGGAATACATAATATTTGTTGATGTTAAATATGGCTCATTAAAGAAATCCGAAAGTACCTTTAATCTTCGATGAATCAAATGTTTTTCAGCTTCTTGGTAGCTTTCAGTTCTGGTTATTGATGACCTCAATATATAATCATTTTCAACAAGCTTGGTGGTTGTTGCTTTTGTTTCTTTCTTATACGCTCCATTTTTCTTTAAGTACGTTTGTTGTCGTTGAGCTGCCAAACATAATGAGATACATTTGTCACTCACTGTTAAATAACGTATTTCTCCTTCGTGGTTCATTAACCGCAATTCTCTTTTTTCTTCATTAACATCCCCTATCTTCAGATTAATTAATTCAGAATTAGCCACGCCCCCTACGCCTTCCATTTTCAATCGAATTATCACAGCATCCTGTGCGTTCTTACATTTGCTAATGAAATTTTCAAGTTCTTCCTCAGTAAAATAAATTTTACCTGCGTTCACAAACTGCTTGTAATATTCTCTATCCACCGAAAGTAATGGATTAATCGCTTTTCTATAACCATGTTGTATTGCCCATTCTAAATAACCAGAAACCAGGGCGCCGTTTTGATAACTGGCATTTATCTTCGATGGGTTCAGGACAAAAAACAAGCTCCTTAGCTCTTCCCGGTTGAAATTGTATAGATCCTTACCAAAAAATTCTTCAAGTGGTGCCGCTGCCTTGAAGATGCGAAAAATCGAAGAGCTTGACTTAATTTCGCTTATATATTGATTCTTCACATCGCTGTTATATACATCATTTTGATACACAATATTTGACACTTTTTACACCTCGATTCCCTTAAAAAACTCTCCAATGTTGCGCTTAATGATATTGGAATTAACCTTACCCTGTGGTGAAATAATGTCGTTATATGGCAGACCATCCCTCTTAGCAAAATCGATGCTTTTAATAACCTCCTCTATTTTCTCAAGAGGATAATTTTCACCATATTTATCAACCAACGACTTTGCCAAAAATACATAGCCATAAAACGTATTATGGTGGTTTATCCAACTGCTTTCCCGCGATTCAACAAGTTTGTCATTAAATTCAGGAAAAGCAGAGATTAAATACCCGAAAAATCTTTTTAAGATCCCCGCAACCGTATAACGATCCTTTGCATTCTCAGGAGCAAAAGCAACATCAATTGCCTCAGACAATACAGCAAAATTTGTTAAATAAACAGAACCTTTTGGAATCGTAGTTTTAATGCGTACTCTGCCATTCAATTCAGGAATACTGATCAAATCCTTGACAATTTGCTCAGAAACCTTTTTATTGCCAAAATACTTAACCAAGGTTTTATCAAAAGGATTGAAGGTATTGATCTGGCTCAGAGCGTCTTGAGCTTCATGGAGCGGCAGATGGTAAATTAAAATTGGAATCATCTCATCAAAATCAGGATCTTGTTCAACTGATTTACATGCAGCTTCCAATCTGTGAGCGCCATCGATAATATTGATTGTCGTGTTTTCATATACGGTCAACACACCATCGTCTGAATATTCGATTTCATCGTTTCCATCCATCAGAATGTTTAAAATCAATGAATTGGACTTATATCTTCCACTCAGCATCAACTGTACAATATCATTCACACTCTTAGGCTTAATGTCTGGTTGAAAATAAATTGTCCCGTCTTTTCTTTTCTTTTCCTTTGGAAGCCTTTGAACTTCAATGTTATAAGTGATCGCTTCATTTTCCCACAGCATCTTCAAATACTTTGCGGAAACAAAGGTGCTGTAAAGAATATCTGAGCCTTTAAGCACTCCATTGAGAGCAAAAGGATATTTAAAGTGTACCCCATCTTTCTTATTGTATTGAAGAGCTTTCTGCAGTGTGTTTTGGTCAAAGTATTTTTTATACGTGTAGACATCTTCATTGTCAACGACCTCACTGACAGCATAAGCTAAAAGACATAGTTCCTCGTTGTTCAGATCCTCAATTTTGTCATTGTTAACCAAAATTTCATTCAGGGTTCCATATTTTACCCCATGTTTCGCCAATGTTGCGTCGATTACCACCTGCATCTTTTTGTTGCTTTTAATTTGTGAATTCAACGTGTGCAACAAATCTGTTATCGCTGGATTTTCAACTTGGCTCCTTAAAGTATTCATACACTCAACTCCCTTTGTGATATTACATACTTTTTATTGTTCATTATATCACAAAGATGCTTTTTGTATACATATTTTAATTGTATATTTTGATTTTTATGCTCAATCATACTGCCATATCCCCATAGCTGAAGCTAGGGGTTTTACGGCGACACGATCATAATTTAATTCGTTTTCTGGTGTTCAAACAAAGACTCGATTTTTCTAAATTCATCAATTAAATAATCTACCCCAACAACACAATGCTTTTCGTAAAAAGCAATTGCCTCCTTTAATTCAGTATATTCTCTTTTTAAATATGATGAATTTGAATCAAGGTGTGGACTATTAAAATGCATGCCAATGAATCGAATCTTGTTCATTATGCCAGAATACAAACAACTACTAACTCCATAAGGAATTATCATTAAATCACCACCCTCGTATAACTTGTCTTTCTATGCTAAATCCATGTTACAAATTCCCGACAGTTCCTGCCGCTCATTTTATTTTACGCTAATATTTTCAAGCCTTCATTCAGACATTGAACTTGAATTCGTTTCGAATACACCTTTTCTAATGTTTATTCTCATATTTTATTTTTTCCCTTCTCTTTTTTGAGAACTTTTGAATTAGCCCAATTAACAACAGTTACAAATCCAATTACCATTGTTGGTTTAAAACGTCATTTTATCCTGGTTACCGTACAATTTTCCTTGGTTACTTTTCTATATCCACTTCCTTCTTTAATATATACATCCGCATTCTCTGTAATGACATCTACAATCAACCCCATGTTCCTATATCTTTGCACCATTTCTTCAATGAATTCATCGCTTAAGTCTTCATTTGCAATGATTTTATTCACTTCATCTCACTCCAATTTCTCATAAAACTTATGTTGTGTTAACACAAGTTGCTATTAAATGCCTTTGCATATCAATTAAGTACATCTCGACACTGTAAAAATTATGCACTCAGTATCCCCACACTAACCATTAATGCCGCCATTACATACTCTTTTTCAAATGCATTAAGATCACATATTTTATACTTTAAACGAGACTTGTCCAGTGTTACAATTTGCTCTAACAAAATAAGCGAATCTTCATCCAATCCACCATTTCTAGCTTTAATATATACGTGGGTTGGCATCCTTGATTTTGATATTTTTGATGTAATAGGCGCAACAATTACAGTTGGCGCAAATTTATTTCCCAAGTCATTTTGAAGAATAACCACAGGTCTTGTCCCCTGCTGTTCTGATCCTTTTCCTTCGCGCATTTCTGCCATCCAAATTTCATTTTTTTTGATACGTAGATCATTTCTAGACAGTTTTTTTATTGGTTTTTCTACTACTCCCACAACCAATAATATCACCTTCTTTATTATTTATTTTCGAACCCATTATACCCATATTTATGTAATTTAACAAGCGAACAAATGTTCGTTTTATATTATTTTTATATTTTATTTATTATTAATTATAGCTAATTTTTCAACTTATTCTCATTTTGCTTTTTTGAAATATCTACAACTTTAAAACCAACTTATTTAAATGTTTGATTAATTCATCCCTGGTTACATTGCTATAGAATTCTCTCATTTTTGCTCTCCATTTATCAATTTTCATTAATCATCCTCCATTTCCATTTCCATTGAATGTTTATGAAAAAGGGCTATCCAAGACAGCCCCTTATCGGAAGTGTTTTATGACGTCTTCAAAGACAACTCCGTAGTCTTTTGGCATGTCTCTTTATCAGAGACAATCAATCCTTTCTATTGCTTCTTTTGCAATCTCTATCATTTTGTAATAATCTTCCTCAAATATGCCATTATCCATATCTCTAATATTCTTTAAAGCATTAACTGCAATATGAAGATATTCATGCTGTTGATTTATAAACTTAATAAATTTTTCAATTTCTTCTTCGTTTCTTTCGGTGCCAGCTTGTAAATGAAATATTGTATATCCTTCTCTTTCAACTGCTACAGCATGACCATGTTGATCACGACGTATTGAAAAACTCATACATATTCCCCTCCTTATTAATTTAAAATGGTTGTGTAAAATCTCCTACTGTACCAACTTGTAATATATCAGCCATTTTATAAAACACATCAACTCATCCTTTTGAGTACTTTTTTATTTCTTCAATATCCTTGCTTATTTTATCGATTTCATCTATAAGATATCCAATGGGATTCCTTTGCTTTTCATACTCTTTCTGTTCTTCTGGCGTTCTTTCTCCAATCACAACGCACCATTGTTTGACACTCCCCACGGATAAATCCGGGGGATTCTTGGATGATTAGCGCACTCATGCATTTCTGCTTCATGCAATCTCCAAGTTCAGGGCTGTGTCATCAGCCCATCCTAAGACAGACCATATAGGTTCTTAGGCTGGCAGACTGTCACCATCTGCCACAGGTTTTGTTTTAACGTCTTGTACTTGACGAATTTGTATATATTTACCACAATTCATCCCCATGTCTAAAGACAGAGGCTTTCTTGTGGTGGTTGTGGTAAAGGGAATCTTTATTTTCATTTCATCACATCCTTTAAAATTGTAGTTTTAATTAATCTTCGTGATGTTTAGGTTTCAAATCTCTACTAATCACATCTGCACACCATTTAAACAACTTATCTTCTGACAAGTGTGTTTGTTTCAAGTTTACAGTATGACTCGCACTTATCTCCTTTAATTTTTCATCATAAAGTATAAATTCATGTACGAAGCGTTGATCCGCATAATCACTATAAGCATCCATTTTAGCAAAGTAATTATGCATTATCGGTTGAAATAAACTGTCAAATACTCTAATCATAAATATCTTATCCGTTAACCGTTCAATAAGCAGATAGCGAGTATAATCTGCTAATCCTCTATCTTCCACTGAAACTGTATCAGATCTCTCATCAAACAAATCATATCTAAATATTGGTGTATTATGATAGTCCTTGAAACCAACTAAAGTAACATCACCATATACTTGAATCTCTTCATCATTATATACAACATAATCACCTAATCCTTGATTAGTTTTAATAAGAAAAATATCTTTTTTCATTTATAAATATTCTCCTTTCACTAATGATCCTCTTTGCAAACATTACACAAAATCCTTCCATCGTCCTCTTTTAATGATATCGCTTTTTTGTCAAGTTTACCACAAACACCACAAATACCACCAACCTGGAGTTGGTTTATTTTTTGACACTCCCCATAGCTAAAGCTAGGGGTTTTACGGCGACTTTTAATAATACGTTCATATTTTTAATATCCCTCCTTATCAATAACCAAAACTACTTTTCCTTCAACAATTATGACTACTTCGCTCTCTAAATTATATTGTTGATAAAGAACCGCTCTATCAAGTTTCATACATAACTCTGTAAAATAATCATCGGTATTAAATCCCCATGTCGCAATAGTTCTTATATAACCCTCTTCCCATTCCCATTCATATCCCTCACGACAATTATCACCTATATTATATGACTCACCTGGCTTCATAGACTTTACGAAAATAAATTCATAATCATTATCAAGAACCTCTTTAACGATGTGTCCATACATTTCAATTGCAACTTCGTCTCTATTTAAGTTTTTAGCTAATCCGCAGCCTTTAACAGCTTTCCAACTTTCAAATCCATCATTCCATCCTTGATTAAATTGATCTATTGCTTTTGCTTCATTAACTGCTTCAAACTCCTTCCTTTTTTCTTCGTTGCCATAAAAACCCCAAAGGAAACCCATTGTATAGCCTTCTCCATATTCATTAAAACCCCATTTAATTGCATCACTTAAGTCTGGATTTATGTTATTATTAATATGGGCATATAGAGCAAGCAAACCCGTTGCATAAATCAATGATTCGTTGTTGTAAATGTTATGAGATCCCCGCACTGGTTTTAAGCCCGTTTTTTCATATGCTTGCTTTATCATGTCAATGTCAATTCTGCTCATAGCTATTACCTCCTAATCCGTTAAAATGTATTTTTAACATATTATAATACTATCCTAGAAAGGATGTGTTGTCATGAGAAAAAGCTTAGAAGATATTAAACACATGGTTGAAATGCGTTTTTACCCCAATCCCATACCAGACGAACTAATCCCTTATCACGCTTATATTCGAGATTGTGGACATTCAATAATGTGTGTTCTGGAGTGTCATCTTTCAGAGACAAATGGTAACTATGATGATTACGAACTTCCCGTGCCAGTTAAATACGTACTTGAAAAAGGATACCGTATCCAAAATGGCTATGTAATTGTGGATGCTGAATACAATGAAGAATATGGCTTAATGGTTGACGATCAATACACTGAATGGTGAAACAGCACCCACAATACATTTTATAATTTAGCAAATCCCAAGAACAAAATAATTACCAAGATAAACAACACTCCACCCAAACAACCGTTCCTTTGTTGCCTTTCTCGCTCAAGATAATGCATAGGTTCACGATAGTAATCATAATCAGAACTGCCTCTTACGTATGTAGGAGGTCTTTTTTGCATGTTGTTGTCGCCCCAATCTTGTCATCTTACTTTCCTACTTCTTATCACCAAATAATGTGCTTCCCTACATAATTTCTTAAATAACTTCATAGCTTTTGAACTATCTAAAATATAATCTTGGATTGTCAATTTGTCATCATGCTTTTCAAGTGTTGTTACAATATACACCAAGTCACCACCTACTATTATATTTCACACAATAAGAGAAGAGAATAAGAGAATCTCTTCTCTTATTGTTGAGTATTCAGCCATTCATCAAACAATTTTTGCAATCCGTCCACTCTGCCTTGAACCATATGTTTTTTAGTATTACCTGCTCCTGTATAACGTTTATATTCATCTCCCTTCTTAATGTTGTCAGCGTAGTATCTCAAAAACTCACCTGCTTTGTCATGATCATTGTTAGTCAACAAGGCAATCATTGGAGGAATATTAATCTTTACAACAAATTTTTTATGTTTCTCCGTAAATACATTGGCTAAAGCATCAAAAGCCGCGCGTACTTTTTGCAGAACTTCATCCTCAATATCGTTTGAAGAAATAGTCTTTTCAATATCCTTGGCTGCAAATGAATTATATTCATATCCCCCAGCCAAAATAATCGATTGCAACACACTCATTTCCATATCAGATTTTCTAACACTTGAAGCAGGAAAATGAGCAGATACTTTGAAAACATGATGATTATTTACTATGTCATACACAAATTCACGGACATGTTTTTGAGCAGACACCAGAGCAAGGTGCTCACGACTTACTGCCTTACCATTATTGAGACGATAAAAAATATCTTCTACAATACTTTCCTCATCGTCTCCATCTTCAAGCTCAATTACTCTAAATGTAATGGTATAGCTATCAATCGCATCTTGCACCTCTTCGGGAAGCTGTTCGAAAGTCAGTCCAGAAATATCATACTCTTCACCTGTTTCAAGTTTCACAGGGTAAAGTTTGGTCAATGACCATTCGTTGTTGCGGAAACTGTTAATCAGCGTTAATCGTTGCTTCCCGTCAATGATATCGTAAATATTCGCTTCTTTTCCATCAATTTCACCCTTATGCTGAATCGCATACACATCTGGAACAAACATAGTCAACAAAGAGTGAATAAGCAATGAAGCATCCTCAAGTTTCCATTGTCCCGATGGACGTTGAATTGGATTATCAAAAGTGATAGATCCCTTTTCAATCATTCTACATACTTGTTTGACATTCCAACTAATTGGTTTCCTAATCAATATTTATTACCTCCTTTTTTCTTCTATAATATATATCGATACGAAAGTAACGAAAATAACAAAATAATAAATTAGTGATATTTTTTCTTTATTTCATCAACTTTTTTATTATACTCGTCTCGTTTCTTTTGATATTCTTGAATGAGTTTAACTTCGTCATCAGATATCCATTGCTCAACATTATCAACATATATCCGATAAGCACCAGATTTTCCATAGATACGACCATTCCATTTACCTACTGGATAACATTCGGGCTTCTTTGGTCTATCTCCAAGCGCCTTAACCTCTTCATCTATTTGTGCCTGGTACTTTGCTTTTTCAGACATTAATTGCTTAAGTGTAATTAGATCAATGTCACGCACTTCATTTTTAATGACTACATTCTCAATTGTCTTTACTTGATCCATTGACTCTTGCATCTTGTCCAATGTGATCATCTTGTACCATGTCTTTCTTGGAGTTCTCCATTCCAACGCTCCTAATACACCACTCGAAGGAGGTTCATCCCACACATAACCCATTTCTTTAATTTGATCCTTAACGTCCATTGTATTACCACTCCATACAAGCAATACAGGCTTATCTGCATGAAATGGCAAAAGAGAGATAGTAATTGTAGGAGGTAGAGCCAATTCTTTTTCTCGCTGCTTCTTACCATAGCATTTTGAGCATTGAGTGTAATTACTTTCCGCCCACTTTTCCCACGAATCAGCCTCACTACGACTACGAAAAGTTCTCTCCTTAGTAAATGTATCACCACATTCAGTACATGTGCAACGTGCTATAGCTTTAGCCATAAATTCACCCTCCGTAAAAAGATTATATCCATTTTTTAATTATTCACCCTCCCAAACACTAGCCACTCTTCCCACTCATCATCTTCCCTTTGCCTGATATCCAAAAAATATTTGTCACAACACTCATCACTACCAAAATAATGATCGTCCACTTTTACAAATTCTTTCCCGTCTTCAATAATTTCATCACAAATCAAGCAAAATTTCATTGTTATCGCTTCATTCTCGATAAGCAATTAAAATACTTTTTTATTCAAAAATTCGGGCTTCCCATCTATCTAAGTAATAATATACTTCAACTTTACAAACGTCACAATCTAATAATACTGAATTTGAAGTATAAGAAACAACTTTAATCCCTTCAGATTCATTTATTTCTTCTATAACCCAATCATCAATTTTACTTGCTCTATAAATACCCACCGAAGGATCATGAGCATTCAAAAAATCATTACAAATATTTTCTTTAATGTCCTTCAAAATTTGTTCTTTGGATTCAGTCATTTTTAATCACTCCTGTTATTTATAATAAGACAGGATAACTGTTAAAGCTATCCTGTCTTTGCTGTTATGTTAAGCGACATCAGTTCGATTAATGCGATACGGTAAAATTAATGTATCATCATCAATCATAAATGGACTATTTTTACCAGGAAATCGGAATGTTACATATTCGTTATTATTATTTTTTAATGCATCTAGGATATAGTTAATATTTGCACCGATAAAAATATCATCTCCTGTTGTAATTGCATTTAATTCACTTATCAAAATGTTTTGCTTATCCCCTGTTTTTGCTAAAAGTTTAATTTTATCTGCTGTTACATCAATTTGAACTAATTTTCTTTTATCTGTTACATCCCTTAATAATTTTAATTCTTCAAATATTTCATCTTTATTTACCCTTGCTTCCGTTTTGAAATATTGCGGAATAATTTTTTTCGTATCAGGATATACGCCGTCAATTAAACGAACCTCAAACGTTATATTTTCAAAAATTATTTTGATATATTTATCATCATCCGAAACATAAAAAGCATAGTCGCCATTATATTGTTTATCTGTACATGTAATTACATAATCTATCGCATACGATGGAATATTTAAGTCTTTTGTATAGTTGTTATATTCCAACATTTTAATAGCTAATCTATGCCTATCACAAGCACTTACCATTATACCCCTAATATTTAATGCGCTCATAGTTGGATTGACGTTTAAATCCCCACAGGCGTATGTAATGCTTTGAACATCAAACATTTTATCTTTACTCAATGTAAAGGCGTGGATGTTATAATTTTTATTTTCATGCATTGGATATAACTTTGCATCAAATCCAGTGTATTTTACGTTACGATTACCGGAATTGACTTCATGATCTGTTATAATCATTCTGTTATCAGTTAATTTAGAAATAAGTTTTATCGTGTCTTTAGTTATTACAATTGATCCAGGCTCAATAATTTGAACATCTTTCAGCTTAATATTCGCTGTTACAGTAAAATCCGTAGTCGTTAATTCAACTTTATCTGTTACTGTTAATTTGATATTACTTAACATAGGATTGCTAGATTTATTAGATGTAATTTTCAGTAAATTTTTAAGTACTGTTTGGATTTCTTTGGTATTAACGATAATTTTCATTTTAACTTCTCCTTTTTTTATATAATTTATTTTCCTTGGGATAATGACGTATTCTCCATAATTATTTTTAAGATGCTAAATCATGTTAAAACAGTCATTTTATTTTTGTAACAAGTGCCGTCACTTCTATTTTTTCAGTATAATTAAATGTTTCTACTTTTAATATTTGAATAATAAGATATGTTTCATCATCGTATTCAAAAATCCCATTAACTGAAAAGTTATCATACTGACCAATCTTAAACACTTTTAATTCAGATAACATGGTTTTATCTCCTTTCCGTTAAAATACCACATTTATCAAAAGTCATATTGCCTATAAAACACATGGAACATTAAATGTCCATTGTTCATTTTAACTGTGTCAAGAAAAACATAATCCCGAATTGATTCATCTGCTATTTTATGACCAGTTCCTAAAATAATTATATCAACAGTTTCAATACTTGTTTCATCTGGATCAACAAGTGCATATAAAACAATTTCTTCATGCTGCACTTTCACTGACAGTATTTTTGAATTCAATGGTAAAATCATTTCCTGCTTTGTTTGTGGTAACAATGTGTATTTCCAGATTGCTTTATTCATCTTATCAACTCCCATTAAAATGTCATTTTTAATTCTTGTCGTAAATCCTCCAAAATTCTTCTTCGCTGATAATTGTTACATTTTCTTTACAGGCTCTTTCCACTTGATTTTCCATTATTTTTATATCACCGTATTCAACACCAGTCCTTACGCCTCTAAGCGAAGTTCCGACAATAGCACCAGACTTTTCCTCCACTACTATTGTTTTACCACTTATTAATTATTGACTTTTTCTTCTTCAATGCGTCTGATTTCTTCCATACTTTCAATGATAATTCTGACACACTCTCTCCGCTTTGTGAACAGTTTTTCAATTTCAGAATTAACTTATTCAATTTCTGCGGCTGTTTCCTTAATGATGTCCTTTCTCATTTCAAGAAATTCCTTACGAAAGTCACCCATTGTTTTTTCACCACCTTATATCTTGAACTCACATTTTATTGAATTTCTCACTCATAATATATATCGATATTACACATCAAAAAATAATAATATGTATGAATCAGGGAAGAGTTTTCCTCTCCCCTGATTATAGCATCAAAGACTCTTTGCAAAAAGCATTTCTCCAGCGATTTCTTCAAGCGCCAAGCGACCAGTGAAGTCATTCTTCTTTCGCTCCCAATCTCTAGCACCTGCAGTTATCGCACTAATAATTCCATGCTTTGTTGCTTCGCTTCGCTGCTCGCTTTTCCAATTATCCAATACTGTTTCAGTCATTCGTTTTGTGATTCCTTGTCGCTTATTTAAACCCAAAATAATCTCTTCCGCATCCTCCACTTTTTCGCTTTTTGAATTAATCATGGTATCAATGTATGCTTCAAACATATCTGGAGTCTTTCCCACAATGTCAGCAATGCGATTATTTACTTCAGACAAATCATAATCGCCAACATGTTTTTTATTTACGATTCGATATTGATCACGTTGATTAATTAATCCATTTGTGCAAACCAGGCGATAAATAATGAATTGAATAGAAATTTTACTACGACCGACTTCTGAATTTCTAAGGTGAATTGCAGGAAAAACAATATCATCAGACACTCCAAATCTAACTTCATGTTCTGACAATTTGCCAATCGACCGCTTCAAATGAGGCATCGTGAAGCGAACATCCAAATAATCGCTTGTTACATTAAAGTGTTCAGTTTTAAGTTGGCTAAAATCATAGTTTCGAATCTCTCCCAGGAGTGGCAAATTGTCCACTACATTATATCGGTCACTGAACACCCCTCTAATGATATGTCTGTCTCCCTCATTGTATGTTCTAAAAAAGATATCCGTATCAGGTCTCAATGTTTCAAGACCTCTTTGAATATTCATTTTGAACACTTCTTGATCTCTTTCAATTTCTCGCAAACTCTTGTCCTGCTTGTCCATCAATTTGAACATATAAGAGGATGGAAGATCCAACTTGGCACAAAACGTCTGTAAACCAGTCTTTGTAAAATCAACAAGCCCAAGTCCTTCAATATGTAAGCTATTATCTCTAATTCCAATATCTCTTGGTTTCTTCAAAACATCTACTTTCTTTTCTTCAAGTTCCTCGAGCTGTCTCATAACTTCTTCAAATTTTTGTCCCAAATCAATTTTTGACATTAAATTCACTCCTTAGTATTATTTTAGTTTTATTATACACTTTTATTTTTAGGTTTCAATATATATTTTATTCTTATTTTCACCTCCATTATATATATCGATACGGCACAATAAAAAATAATGACCGAATAAAATTATTTTTTTATCTGATCAAGTTCTCGCTTTAACCCCTCTAATCTTTTTGAATCACTAACTGATTTTACCCTCTTTCTTTCAATCCCTTCTATTCTTGACTCCAACATTTTTATATAAGTTTCTTTGTTTGTCTCTTTCCACTTAGGCATATATTGATACATGAAATCACTCCAAAGTTTAAAATATTCTTATGTCAACGTCTTAATTATAATAAAACCCCTTAAAATTCACCTTTTTTATTTCATGTTTGCTCTCCATACAATCCATCCGTTTTTATTATTTATTGGATGCTCTACCTTCTCCCACTCCCACCGATTTTCAACACCATAAAATTTTGCTGGAACATCATCTGCACAATAATAATGATCACCTGCCGTAAATACTGGCTTAGATGTCCTGCCATATTGATATCTGTTTTCTTTCACATCGGAAATATCCTAACCAAGTACATTAGCAATTGCTTCTGCTACGCTTAATCTTTTTCTCATTTTCTTAATCCTCCTCTCATTATATATATAATTTGAGAATCAAGAAAATAGGGAAAATATAAAAAAATTTAATATCTCCCTTGATAATCTTTTAAATCTTCTGCTGTTATTTTGCGCCAACCCTCCCAATATAAAGACACATCAATTTTACCATGTTTTCGATCAAATTCCTCAATAATTTCCTCTAAACTTTGAGATTTCCATTCTTCTTTAGCCAATGATATTCAACTCCTTAAATGACTTGTTTTATTGGCTCTTGCTCTGTTGTTGCTCCCACTCTGAAATACTAGGAGAATCCCAACGTGGAGAAAAAGAATCTTCACAATCACAAGTTTCTCCTATATAATTATAACCGCCTTTTGTGTATTGGACTGGAAATTCTGCTCCACAAGAATTACACTCTTGAATATAAACGTCTTTCATATCACAACCTCCATTTCTTTTTAAAAGATTTATTTTAAGGGAAGTATAAAACCTTCCCTTAACATTAATACTCGAATACTGGTGTGTTATATGTAATTCTTTTATAAGTGTTGTATAGTTCTTTCACTTCGTCAATGGATTCACACTCTGACATCCAGTGCATGATTGTACTTTTAATATAAGCGTGTCTAATAGTCACATCCTCGTGCATTTTGGGAAACATTATTTTGCCTTCTTCAAATGCTTCAAGCACCATTTTTTCATACTTTGTTTTTGGTCGTGATCGTTTTGTCTTGCTTTTATTATCCTTTGGTAAAAAGTCTTTCAATCTATACTCGACTGGTTTTCCAGCCAGTAAAGATTCTTTAACATGTGCTTCATATCTTGCATGTGCGGTCGTTTGATTGTTGTTCATATAAGATACCTCCAAGTCATATTTTGAACTCATCTTATATATCGATATCACATACTTAAAAATAACGACAAAATAAAAATCATTTTCCATAGTTCATAATGCTACTATAAACATCTTGATTATTACCGAGAATAAATGATAGTTCATTCTGCAACTTCTTGTCGGTCTTAATTTTGTTTAGTAATTTGAGATCAACAAAACCATGTGTTAAGTAACCATAAATAAGAATATTCAATGCACGTATAGTCTGATATAAGCAATACATGTATTCAGTTCCTGTCTGGTCTCCTTTAATCATTTTAATTACACCAAACCCTGCCTTTTTAGCATTCGCATGATTTACTTTATCTGAATAACTCTTCTCATATCTATAAGCCAAACACACATGCTCATCAAGTACATCTTCTTCAAACAAAATATCGCTTTCCTTTACTCCTTTAATCAACGCTTGATCTTTAGAAAGATATTCATTACCTTTAATATCCCAGAATGAACCAGAGACAACTTCAAAATCATAATTTCTTCGATGAGGATCAATCGGAATTACAACCAATTGTGGCTCATCATAAACTTTGCCTTGATTGATTCTCCGATGAAAATTCAACCACATTCTATATTTTCTCTCCTTTTTGTCTGTGTATTCTTCTATCATACTATATCTGCATATAATCCACCACAATCACAATCATATTCCAAATTGTAGCTACAATTTGATTATTGCTAGTTATTGCTTTCATTTCCTTTCCTTCAATCCATAGTCCATGTTTATAACACAAAAATGTTAGTTCTTCAAAAAATCATTATTCGTAAAAATCATCTCTTTTAAATCATTATTTTTAATGCCTACATACCATATATCGATATGTAGGCATTAAAACAATCATTAATTAATCATTATACTTATACAAATATGAATTATCATAATTTACAACATATTCACCATCTCTGTTTTTCGTTACTCTGCGCTGTAGAGTCTGATCATTAACAAAATTGTCGCGCAAAGGTTTTTCATCTTCAATTTTTATCTGTTTGATATTTACTGATTTAGATGTTGTTTTTATCACCTGGAACGCTCTATAAATAAACTCCCTCGAACTTCCCTTATGAAAGATTTGAACAACGACATCGCCAACTCGAAAAGGATTATTTAATTCCTCCTTTGGTTCTACCCATCCTTCAGGAACCTTAACTTCCTGAATCTCTGCATATGAATATTTTAAAGTGAATGGGGCATGAGGTGATTGTACTTCAACCGTTTTTGGATTAGTTTTAACGACAATATACCAACGACCACGTATTTTTACTTCGTAACCAACTTTCAAATTATCTTTGTTGTATTGAATCCCTCCAAGTTCATCTAACGCATTTTGAAAGAATGCCAGTTTGTCAATTTCATACTCCATTTTTTCAAGCAAATCATCAAGCCATCTTTCATTTTGACGTTCTTCAGCTTTAACGATCGCTCTTTCCAAGTCTCTAATGCGCTTGCTTGATTCTTCAATCCGATTACTCAAGTATGCTCTATTATTAAGTTGTACATTACTTGCGGTGACTTGAGCAACCGCTGCACGCTCACGGAAATATTCGCTTTTTCGATATTCTTCAAATCCTTTATGATACCGATCCAGCACCTTCTCTCGTTGTCTTGTAAAGGCTCTACCTTTACTACTATTAATGTTTGGTTGTGTCAACCACGACCAATCTTTACGTAGCTCATTAAATTCGCTTTGTAATTTTACTGCTCTTAATTCAGCGTTTTCTGCATATTGCTCGTAACGCTCTGCTCTTGCTTCTGCTTTTTGAGCCTTGCTCTCTAACTCTTCTGCATATGATAGACGTTTACCAATTTTCCCACCGTCAGAAAAGCCTAAATTTTTTGCTGTTCTAATAGCTGAATAGTGATCATTCTTGCTTTTTGAAACCCAAGCACTAGCATAACGACTAAAATTAAAAAATCGTTTTAGTTCGGCTTTCTGGTCGCTTGGTAGATTCTGATACTCCTCTTTTGAAAAACGTAGCTCAATACGTCCAGTTTCTCGATTGAGAATATACTGCCTATCTGTTGCTGTTGTCATGCTCACTCCTCCTATTTTGACACTCCCCATAGCTAAAGCTAGGGTTTACGGCGACTTTTAATAACTTATTAATTAATATATGCGAAAATAATGTTAACACCATATTCATTTAATTTCTTAATCTTTTCTTCAATACTGTTAATAGTCTCTTTATTACCAAGTTCGTAGTAACTTTGACTGATAAAACTGTAAAATTTATTATCTGAAGAAACATAAAAATAATCATCAGCAATTTGATTCAGCTTCCCTTTGAACTTCATATTCAGATCGACTCTATCCCTAAAAGGCAACCCCTTGACCCTTCTAACGTCATTTATAACTGCAACTGTTTTACTGTTTTGCCTTGCGGTTATACTATTGTCGCTTAATTTAAAAATCATATTGTTCATGTCTAAATTACCGATATCTTGTATCTTCATTGCTTATTCCCCCTTGTTTTCGTCTAATTTATATATCGATATGAGGATGGAAAAAATAATAAAAGTTCAGTAATGTCATTAAAATCATATAGTTTTAATTAGACTCTATCCACCAAATTCACAGCCTCCGAAAATAATAAGCAAGAGAATAACGTAAATTGCTAGATTTAAATAACCCTTCCTTTCTTCTCGTTCACGTTCATAATATTTTCATTGGCCTTCTGCAGTAATTCATAATCTGAAGTACCACAAACGTATTTAGGTGGCGCGTCCTGCGCCCATTGTATTTCATGAAACAGTGCTTCCCTTTCTTTTTTCAAATACCAAACAGCCTTGATCCCTACACATCTTAATGAATTGTCGTTTTTCTTCATCGTTAGAAAAATCATATTCCGTAATAACTATTTGCCCTTTCCAATTTTCAACGACGATGACGCTCATTGCACTCACTCCTATTCTAATAAATTGCAAACTGGTTACTTCCACTTAAATTTTCACTTCAAATTTCATCCCATTCACCTGTAATCAGCACCAGGCTGTAATTCATCAGCAAATGATTATTCTTTAACCTGGATGCCCAGGCTCGACGTTGACCACTGAACAAAAAAGCACTCATTAATTCAGTCTTTTGTTGATCAGACAATGCTTGATATTCTGCTTTTGTAAAATGTAATTCAATCTTACCTGTTTCACAATTCAATATATATTGCTTCTCAACAACAAGATTTGTCATATAATATTCATCCTTAAAAACAAACATAAAGAGGATGGATTATAATCCACCCTCTTATGCAGATTCTTGAACATCATATTCGATAACTTCGCATTTACTCAATAAATTCAAGCCCTTTCTGTTTTCATAACTTTTCTCGGTAACATAATGTTTTTTACCGTCTGCGGTTCCAACCAAAACAACACCTTCTTTTTTGGTATGCCACGACCCCCAAGCTACCACAATTAAATCTGGATCTTGATTCTTTCTCATTTCTTCCTCTCTTTTGTTGTCTAAATAAATTTGATATTGTTCATCAAGTGGCTTCACTCCAATAGCAATAAGATAATCGGGGTTCCACAAACTCAATGACTTCATCAGCGAAAGTTCAATTTCATCTTCCGTCTTGTCTTTGTAAAATTTATTCCATAAGTGTCTTAATTCATAAACTGGAATGGCATAGTCACAATCTTCCTCATATGTAAAATAATCATGATATCTCACCCCTTTTTTTCTAGCTTGTTTTGAAAGATATTGTTCTGCAACATCCTTACGAATCATTATTCCCCCATGACCTGCTGTATCGACTACAACAATTCCATCTTGAATTGTTTTTCGATGTTGAATACTTCCCCAAGGTGAATATGAAAGATATGCGCTCATTATATTACCTCCTCAAGTGTGTTCAATATGATATTTTCTTATTCTTCTCCCACTTTGCATATTGTTTGTTGCTCTGGTGTATCTGGAATGTCTTCTAATGCATATGTGTTCAAAATTTCTTTTATTTCTTCTTGTCCTTGTTCGTCAATATCATAAACCGCCTTTAAATATGCTTTGAGTTGCTCGTCCGTCCAGCCACAAGGTTTTCTGACACCAGCTAAATGTTCATAAAAATACTTGACGTGTTTTCCTAGTGGATTTTCCTTCCATGCGTCTTTCCGTTGAACGTCTATTCTTCCCTTGTGTATTCTGCCGTCCTCCCATTCAATTATAAAGGCGGTTTTTGTGTATCCCTCATTGTGTGAATGTGCTGCAATTTTGAAAATAATTTCTTCTGCTTCTTTGAATGTATTAACTACTGTATTATCTTTGACAATATGAGAAGCTTCTGTCCATTCAAAAATAATTTGTTTAACTTTGATTTTTTTCATTTGTTAAACCTCCTAAAAATTTTATTGTTCATAACCTAAAATTTTATAATCTGCTGGAATAGTGAAAAATACTGCTGGATACTTTGATACAAAATGCCCAGCAAATTTTTTAACAACTCCATTCTTTTCAGCAATAACTACACATTTTCCGTCTTTTAGTTCGTTTATAGTTTTCATTTTTAAAACCTCCAATATTGCTTTTCAATATATCTATGTTGCTCATATGTAAGCCTCATCTTTGTTTTTCCTTTGATTTAATTTACTTTCATTATATATATCGATATGAACGAAGGAAAAATAACAGTTTTTTTATTTTTTTTTCTTGCATCAGCTAACCCCCATCATAAGTTACTTTAAAATTCTATTTTTATTCAGAAAACAAGATTAGGCAGATCGGCTCTGCCTATACTATTTTGCACCGTGTCAGTTCTGTTAGTTTCACTCCTTTATATTCTCCATGCGCCTTGATTGTGCCTGTAATAATTAACTCATCGCCTATATCATAATCAATTAGCGCGTTTTGAGTTTTCCATTTGTATTGATTGCCTTCTTCATCAATAAAGATGTGAATGTAATTAAGTTCACCATAATAACTATAATTTGTTTCATAAGTGAACTGATTATACAATTCAACCTTAACTGTTATTCTGTCTTTGACATTGCCGACATGCTTACTTGCTTCTGCAATTTCACGCTCAATCTCTCTTTGTTTTTCACGCTCCATATCCTTTTGATACGCTATGTAAGCATAAGCAACCAGACCGCTACTTTTTGCGTATTCATGGGATAACGTTGACTTAATGTTACGCAAAAAATAATCGTCAAAATCACGACTAGTAAAGTAGTCAATAACCTCTTGCGCCTTATTAATATACGGCTCATAGTAACGCTTTTCAATGTTGTTCCATGCTCTTGTTTTTGTAACTTCCTTCTCGTATCCGTGCATCTCGATCTCCTGGATGCAGGAGGCGAGATAAATTAAAGTTTCTTCGTATTGCCAACTGTTATTAATATATGAGCCATCAATTTGTGGCTTTTCGTTAATGACGATAGTAGCATCTTGATATGCTTGGATCACGTCCAGGCAATCAATGCCTGTATACTCATGTAAGCATGTCATGCCGACTTGAATAATGTCACCTGTGATATTATCAAGTAGCAAAACTGTTTTGTTGCGATGTCTGTTAATATTGCAATGATTGCAGCGACTTGGTGCATGCCTGTATTGCTCAATGTCTACATGGTCATACTCTAACGCATGTATGATATTTACGTTTTTATCATCTTTAGTTTTGCCATGCTCGATGATTGCTATTACCTTGTAATCACCAAGTTTTAAAGGTTCCATTTCAAAACGATAGGTTGCAACTTCTGTAATAATTTCCTTTGTCTTCGGCTGGAATTGCCATGATGGTATGTTGTCATGATTCGTCATGTCTACTACTTTAACGCGTTCTGGATGCATGCTAATAAGTTCAAACGTCCAAGACTTGCCGTGCTTGTCAAGCTTTTTTGTTATACGGTTGATGCGCTTTTTTAGTTTGTGAAAGTCAGTTGACAAGCATTTATATATACTCATTCGCTTCCCCTCCTAAATGCCTTGTTATTATATATATCGATATAAGATGGGCAAAAATAATAAAAAATAAAGAAATAAAATTTTTTTTACTCACTCTAGCAAGCGCACAACTCATATGTTATGCGCTTGAACAATGAGTAAAAAGGAGAATGTGAGCGACAACCCTATTTGCTCTGTATCACAGTTTTGCCCATTAAAATCTACTCCTTTACTTGACAATTTTGTAGCCAAGGAGTACGATAGGTTTGTAGGTTGTCGCACTCCTTGCAGTGCGTGGATTGTAATAAATTTGTTATTCCTTGCATTAGCAGGGGTGATCCGTTTGGTTCATAGTTAATCATTAACTTACAACCTTTTTCGGATCGTTGCTCCCCGAACTGTCGGGGCTAAGGCGCACCTCATGGTGCGCTTTCTCATATTTTGTCTCGTGCGCTAATAGAAGCAGTGCCTAATTTGCTCCATAGCTGCCCTGTCTCGATCTCGTAAAATACAACTCCGCCAGTCTCGTCATATTGACGCTTTATTTTGACTAGACCGCGCTCAGGGTGGCAGCCAAGCTCCCTTGTCAATCTCCCAGGATGTCCGCCAGTCGATCCGTCACACGGATCAGAACAGACCCACTTCAAACCCTCGATAAATTGCTCCTTCGTAACACCTGCGTGCCGACTCCAATCAGCAAAGATTCGACTCTTTCCTTCTTCTACAAGCTTGATTTTCGTTTTTAGCATACGCATTCACTCCTTTGTTTAAATTTACTCTATAGACGAAGTTTTTCATAGTATATATCGATATGAGAAGATAAATAATAACGATTCTACCCTTTATAAAGTGCATAAATTTATTGACTCTTTATGCACTTGAAAAAGATAGAATTATTTTTCACTCCGTTTCCACTCTTGATAAAGTTTACTTTCTGAAATCTCACCCCGAATCAACTTAAATGTATCATCAATCATTTGTTGGTATTGATCTTTATCATACTCCTTGATAACCTTGGACAAACGATATTTGCCATCGGGCAGCGTTTCATGGTTATACGTCACATGTGATTTAATCACCTTTAGTTTAGACATGGTATCCCTCCTATCCAGGTTATATATGTATGATTATAACATTGATAGTCATATTTGTTTAGCAAGTTCTACAAGTTTGTTAAATTGAACTACACTGTAATATACATCCTCTGGATCAACTCCTTTCCATTCCTCAATGTTTTGTGTCATTACCTTAATAAGCTCAATTGCTCTTACTTTAACTTTGCGGGCTTCAGGATATCGCAGATCAATTAATTTCCTAGCTTCTTCATTTTGATCTTTGGAAAATAACATCTGAATTTGCCGGTCATCTAAAACGGCTACGCGTTGTTGTTCAGCATTAAGATATGCACTCAACGCCGTTTTAATCGCAGTTCTGTCCAGTAGTGTATACAAAGTCATGTACATTCCCTCCTTTTAATCGTGTTATTATATTTTATATCTGTAAAGAGGCTCTTTGTCAATGATGGATAAAACATCATGAAGAAAACCACGATTAAAACTGACATATCTTGTTGTTTTAATAGTGGCAGAATCCGTTTTGGACGTGTTATGCATAATATTGTCCATGTCAATATCAATCCAACCATCATAAACAAAAAATGATTCATAAGGGCAAATTCTTGTTCCGTATAATGATCGTTTGCGTTTTGGTCTATGGAGAATATAAAGTGTTTCTTCATACTGTGCGTATGGTTTGATTGTTATACTGTGAACTGTTGTTTGAAAATGAATTGGGAAGCCAAATTCAGAAAATTTAACGATAGTGATTTTCTGTCCTGGTTGAATACTTTGAAGCGCAGGATAAAATTCACTTTTAAGATTTTTGTATTCCTGCAGAAGTGAATCCAGTGGAGAATTGACAAAGATAGAAGCAGCTTGTTCAATCAATATTCTTGTAACGTTGATATTTTCGGCATCAAGCATACGGAAAAAAGTTTGCTTGACTTGATCCTTTTGTTCATCGGTCAAATCTTTGTAGTGTTTTGAATCGACCGAAAAAATTGCTTCGCCTAACAAGTCGGATACAAAATCAAGCGTTTCATTAACAGAGACGGTCATTGTTTATTCCTCCAGTGTTATAAAGTTATCCCTATAATATATATCGATATGAAACGTATTATATTAATAATATTTTATTATTTATCGTCAGAAAAATAAGGGAATCGAATGATTAAAGGATAAAAGACAATAGCAAGGATCAAAAGTACACCGATGATTTTTATAGGTATCACTCCTTTTTTACACATAAATATATTGCCCAGGTACGAAACCTGGGCATGATCATTTATTAGACATAAATCGTATTTCCTGCACCGTCTTCCCAACCGTTTACGTCTTCCCCTCTGTCAAGTGCGTCAATAATGTTTGTTTTTTAAGAGAAGGATAAACCTTCCCTGTTATGCTGTTAATGTATATCTACATACTCAGGATCATAAAACTTTCTAATTATATCATGTGCCGACATATTGATTAATTTTTCTCTTTGTGGAGACATTGACGGATATTTTACTAAATCGCTTAAAACCTCCTCTAATCGCTTGTGTGCGTAGTGACTGTGATGATAAAATGTTAATTGTTTTTTTGCTGCATTTATTGCATCTTTCCATAATTCAAAGGGAACAGGTGTTAAATCGATCATCCATTCGTCAATATTCCAAAATTCATCCGGCATACGTTGAAAAGACAATTCATGATTCCATAATGTTGTTACTGTTCCATCCCAATTAGGAGTTACATAATGATATTTGTCTTTCTTGGATACTTCTGCGCTAACATCAATAAAAAATGGATTTTTGCCTTTACTTTCCCATTCCTTATGATACGATACTCTAGCTTTACGATTTTTCCATTTTAGCATTATTTTTCAACTCCTGTTATGTTTCGGGATAGTTATATTGTGGAACGTTCAATTTCTTCATAGTCCGCAAATTTTAGTGACGTTTAAGCCAATAACAACGAAAACGTTTATTAAAGATATTACAAACATAATATTAGCGATTGTTAAAGTGATTCCCATTTTTGTTATATAACCTCCTGTTTAACAGTCTACAAACAAATTAACTTTCGTTTGTAGACTGTTATATTTATTTTTTATGCAGTTTCTGTTTCTTGCTCTTGTTCTTGTTCCTGCTGGACTAATGTTAAAACGTAACGTTTGGCGGTTTCTAGCGTGTCTTTAACTGTTAAAGTTGTTTCAATCTTTAACGAATAATCTTTTTGATACATTCGCTACCGAAAGCATACGTTGATTTTCGATCATCTTCGAAAAAATAAATATGCCTAATTTTTTTATTGCAATAATTGCAATGATGTTCTATGAAGTCTTTTTCTTCCGCAATAAATATAACTGGAATATTGCCGGCAATAGAAACGTAATTATACTGATTGCCTTTTATAAGTTTCATTTTTGCTACAACTCCTTTTTAATTGCGCTCTACTTCTTTACTATTGTCTATCCTCACCTGGGCATGATCATTTATTAGACATAAATCGTATTTCCTGCACCGTCTTCCCAACCGTTTACGTCTTCCCCTCTGTCAAGTGCGTCAATAATGTCTTGTCTGTCATCTGTTCTATTTTTTATTCGTGTTAAAATCCTGCTTTTAACCGCTTTATGATAATGCTGCAATTGCTTTATTAATATTGTCAACTCCATAATATCGTGGATATACAGCATAGCGCATGCATTCAGATAAAAACGGGTTAGTTATGCTTATTCCATTGTAAGAGAATAAAACCAGTTCTTTATTAGTGCAACTGTTAAACCTTTCTGTTAGTTCGCTTTCTAATTTTTCTATTACCGTTATATCATCTATTGTTTCTTCCTTTCCTGTTTCGCTGTCAAAATAACGTATCATGTCATCGTTCTCCGACTCTCTAAAAGACTCGTCAACAACAGCAATTAAAACACCGTCATAGTCTGCTGGTGCTGTTGTTATTGTGTAATGTATCAATTCGTCCAATGACTCGTAAATACGATCGTTGTCGCTTGTATTACCTACATGGTAAAAGGTTAAACCGTTGTAATATAACTTGTCTGTTAGTTGCATGTGATTACCTCCTATAAGTGGATTATATCGCAACCTAGACCGCATATAAAGCGGTCTAACGCTCATGGCTTAATGCGCTGTTTAGTGTCGCCTCCTCCTAATATATCATCTAGATATTATATCGATATCTGCTATTTAAAAATAAAAAAGGAACAGACGGCAACATGATTAATTTGTTACCGCCTATTCTTTGTTTGTTTGAATAATCACCATTGATTCATGAGGATAGATGATTGATTTGCAATTGTTACACTCCAGTGCTGTTATATGCACGCTGTCATATGGTTTTTGAATTTTGGTAAACCCTCTATGGCCGCATTTAACGCAAAGTGTACCAGTATGATTCATTTAATCACTCCTTTGTTATTCGTATTTGACCACATTTAATTTAACATATAAGTCTATCAATTTTATGTTGTCATCAACTACAAAACGTCAATCTTCAATTGTACTTATTATAGCAGTTTATTAATAACTGTTACAATATGTATGTGACGCTTTACACCATCAATTGCAACTACAACTTCCTTGTTTTTATCCACTCCTGTTATTTTATATTTGTAACCCTTAAAAACTTCGTCGTATCGAACATCGACAAGCTGCATAGGCTTATGAAGTGCTGTTAAAACATCGTCATATGTAATATTACGTTCATTCATGCGCTGTTCAGCATGTTCTGTTACATAGATATTATGAAGGTTTCTTGATAAGATCGGCAGCACTTGAAGCAGTTGCTGTTCTGTTAACCTTGGAGTGGACATTATATCACTTCCCTTCTGTAATCCTCTATAACATATATCGATATAAGAAACGACTATTTAACAATAAACAAAAAAAATAACCCATAACAGACGATTGATCTGTTATGGGTTAAATAAGACTTAATTTATGTTATGAATTACTGTATAAATATGATTCCTTTTCAACGGTTGTTATGGTCTGGATACTATCAACATCCACAAGCTTAAAAAGCTTGTTGTATGCATTAACTGTATTATTTGCAGTAATAACATGATATTCTTGACTCCCGTTTATGTATCGGACAGAGAAAAGGTAGTCATATTCAAGCATGCTAAACCTCCTGCTGTTAATTTATTTTTAATGCTATCATAATTATATGCTTTTGTAAATATTTTATTTTTACATCCTCACCTTATTTTATTATTGTTACATAAAAACAAAAAAAAATGCCTTGTGACTGAAACGTGATCAATCACAAGGCATTATGCATTAAAAATCTACGTTTTTAAAAAAACAGTTAAACGATTTTGAGCATAGATGATTACATATAATTGCAAGGTTTTTATTCATACTGTTTAACCAAGTGTTAATGTTTGATAGCTCGTCCCATTCATAAGTAATGATCAATTCTCGATCCTTAACGTTCAATTTTATTTTAGTCTTGCTTGTTATATCCTTGTCAAATAAAACAGGCTTCTTAACTTCCTGGGTAACAATATTGATAATATCCTTCTTATATTTACGTATTGTTTCGTCGAATGTCAGCTCTCTCTCTTGATCGTAGTAACGTTTAGCGACTGGGCGAATGTCAATAATGATTGATTTTGAATGCATTGTTATCACCTTCCCCTTATGTGTCTAGTGATTATCTCATGACTCGTTGTTATACATTTTATCTATATTATATATCGATACTATGTCTTAAAATATAACAACAAAAAAACAAAAAAATTCCTCACGGCGCAGATTAACCTGCACCGTGAGGAATAGGATGTTACAACAGGACAACCTTAGCAGACCACATGCCACCACGTTTGCCCAGTGTAATTTGATATTTTACACCTGTATCAGCAAGACGAGACAACATGTTATAAAATGATTTGCGATTCCCGTTATAATTAGTAGTTGCGTTTGCAGCAAACGAACGAAATGCGAGTGTGCCTGTAGCAAACAGTTGACGCAGAAAATACGATTGCCTCCAACCCTTCGCGACTACAGAAACGATTTGATTGATCTGCTCATCCGTGTATTTTTGTTGCATATGTATTACCTCCTGTTACATAAATTTTATTTTCATAATATATATCGATACGAGAATAGAAAAAATAAAAAAGAAACAAAAAAAAATATTGGCTATAGTCTGTTAGACTATAGCCAGAGAGTCATTGATCATAATTGATACGCCTTCTTGCGACATTTCACGTTTTATGTACTTTGCCATTTTGATGAATTCATGAATGTCAGCTATTGATACTGTTGTTAAAGTAACCGTTACAATGATTAGGTTGTCATATACAACCCTTTGCAAGTCGCTACTGTACCACGTCCCAATGGCGGTTGATATATTATATCTGTTATATTTTTCTTTTATTCTTGGCAGGATATTGTTAAGTATTTCCTGTTGTTTGTTTGTGTTTTGAGTATCAATGTTGGTTGTATCTGGTACAAACAGCGATATTTTATTTTCACTGTTATTGAGTGCTATATAATCCGTTTTAGCGATGTTTGACCAAGCTTGGCCTGTCAAAAGATTTTTTGTTGCACCTCCATGCTTGATTGCAGCTGTTTCCAGGTTGTTAACATGTACTCGATCAGATAAAAAGAATGAAATATCATGAAAACGAGTATAGGGAATAGTATTAGACATTATGTATAACCTCCTTATTGCAATCTTGTTATATATATCGATATGAAATGAGGAAAAATAAAAAAAAACACAATAAAAAAATAACAAAAAAATACTGTCGCTATGACTTAATATCATAGCGACTGTAAAATTTAGTCATTAAGGATTTGGGCGACTTGTAATTTAATTTTGTTAAGGCGATACTGGACGGATGACAAACTGACTTTTTTTGCTATCTCTTGCATTGTGTAACCCTGTAGGTAAAGTTTAAAGATTTGATAATCGCTATTTTTAAGAGTCATTTTGATCGACATCATTGTGTCAGATATGTGCGTAAATGTCGGGTGTGATAAACGTTTATGATGCTCGTATCCAACGATGGATTTGCGGTTGCCGCTCTTATCTTTGGTAGTATGACCGATTGCAGACATGTGGAAGCGATGAAGCCGTCTCTGCTCTTTTAGTATAAAGTCAATTGTAAGCATTTTGATCGAGCCGTAAAAGTATTTGTCAATGTCTTTAAAGCGTTTAGATGCTCTGTCATAGTCGAGCGTATATTCGAGGATGTCTTGATAGATATCGTCAATGTCAAGATAGCTTGATTGCTTGATGTTACGTGTCAAAATTGTGTTAGCAATGATACGCTTGACTGCCTTCTCTTCTTTCAAAATGCGATCTAAGATAGGATTTTGAGACATTTTTCATCATCCTTTACTTTTTATTTTTTAGAGTGTATTTAATCACTCCATCAGACACATGATTCTTATATGATCATGTGTCCTGTGCAGTGATCAAATCTGATCTGTGCTATGTGTGTTATTATATGCTTGTATTGCATTAAAATGATCTTTTGTAACAAGATGCAAAGAGTAGCCAGACGCCGCTTTTTCTAAAATTACATATCCTGTTAAACAAGTTCCAACATAAATGTCGCGGTCATCACGACTACTAATTTTTTTTGCGTTGTAGTAAGCTATAGTTTCTTCAAATGTTTTTTTTCTCATTTTTTTTATCCTCCTGTATTTTTTTTAGAGTGTCTTAATCACTCCATCGCAAGCATGATCATGACAAGATCATGCTTGCTGTGCAGTGATTAAAGCTGATATAAGTGATGAGTCTTGTTGATTACATCATATTCCACGATGTGCAAATCTTTTACGCCGGTTTGATTATACAGCGTACTGTAGACCATGTTTGCCTCGTCTGTATCTTTGCACTCAATTTTTTCGATTTGTTCGGTGTATTCGTCGTAGTACGTGACGATATAGATATTATCCACTTTTTTCACCTTCTTTGTTTATTCTATTTTACTGTAGTATATATATTCGACCTGTACGAAATGATTCCTTCTTTTTTAATGATTTTTTTTATTTTTTATGCATATTATTTTTTATCGGTTTTTTAGTATGTGATAAATAATGTTTATTATTTGTTTGCGATGATGTTTGAGTGTATATGAGTATATATGAATAGATGTTCATGTATTGCTGCTTTATTTTATATGCTGCTGCTTTATTTTATATGAATAATTGTTCATATGTTTGTGATATTTTGGTTTTTATTTTGTATGAATGTATGTTCATATATTGGAGTTATGACTTCAAGCAGTGGCGTAATGTTACCACTCGATTTTACAGGATTTCCCATTTTTTATGTTCGCTCTTTGTTCGTATTTTTAATATATTTATTAATTCCTTATATTTCCTTTTTCGTAGTTGATCATGCCAGGAGTCGCTTTTTATACTCGGTTGACTATTTCCCACTTTCTTCCTTTATGTTCCCATATCGCATAGTATCGGCATATTTTGACCATTCTTGACCATGCAGGGGGGATAGTTAACATGCGAACAACTGTTCGTTCAGTCAGCTGAGTGGTTAGCACGTAAATCCACACACCAAATATAAAATACCATCGATTTACCAAAAATAACCTCAAAATTATACAAATTACCTCAAAATCACATCGTACTCATAATCGCAAAAATCCAATAAACACAACAAAAACATCCCCTGCTTAAAATCACTAAAATCCCAATAACCAATCCATACGTCCCAATATTCCTTATCCTAAAGCCAAAAAATCGAAACGTTCAAATCAAATTCCCACTCAAAAATCATCCTAAAGCCTACTAACACAACAAAAAATCAATCTTGCCACCCTAATTAGCGAAATCTAATATTTCGATCATATTCACCTATCGATTACTCCAGATCCAAATCCATATTAACTCATCCATGATAACCCTCTATCTTCAGTATACCTAAACGTCACATACCCATTTTAAACAAAATATAAGGCTTTTACAGACGTTTTCATATCAACAGGGTACACTTCATCCCAAATTAAATGTCAACGTCTATAAAAGCCTCTAAATTGATTATTTATAATTTAATACATAATCGCTAATTATATTTTTAAAATCTTATACTTGTTTAGCTCCATACAACCTATACCATTGTGCTTTTATATCTTCTCTGGGTCTTGTATAATACACATTCTTATGCTGCCTATACTCTCCTTTTTCTTGATAATACTCTCCTGGAATTTTCCATATTCTCGGTCTAAACGAATCAGAATTCATTTTATCAAGAACTCGATCCAATGTATAACGGCTAGTATTTGTAATTTCACTCCACTTGTTATATGATATTGCTTTTCCTTCAGAGCCATTGGTATCAATATAGCAATAAATAAAATATTCTAAAGGGTGATGAAATTGATCAAATAAATCATAGGCAATGGTATAAAAATCATACTCTGCTCTGTCTAAAAAATGAATGCGTAGCAATTCATTATTTTTTGCTGTTTTTATATCTTTATTGATTTCAAGATATTTTGTTTCACATAAGTTGCTTAGCAGCTGTTTGATTTTGGTTTTATTTCTGGTGTCATTCCCCTTCGCTTGAATTGTCATAAATTTGTATGGACACAATTCACTTATTCCATCAACGTTAATAGCAATCAAATGATCATAGATACTTCTCCATCGGTAAAGCAAAGAATACAGATATAGCTCATCAGGAAAAAGGCATCTGTCGTTCTTTTTATTTGGAAAAACACGTTTCGGAATAAAGATACAACTATTCAATGCTAATTTTCCCCTCCATTATGCGAAAAATTAAAGGTGCATACACGAGTTTGCTTTATATTTTATATATATATTTTTATATATATATTATATATATATATTATATACTTGCAGGAAATTGATCAAATTTGATCAGAAAATACACACTTTAAAAAACGCAAAAAAAATTGACTGATGGAAATTCCACCAGTTTTTAACATTCTCTTTTCCTGCTCTCTGCAATCATTTTTCTTGCTTCTCGTTTAAGCTTAATCTCCAAGATATCTCCGTTTAAACTATTCAGCAACTCAATCAATTGTTCCTTGGTCAATTGTTCATAAATATCCTCTTCAAAGTTTTCAAAAGCAGCCATACCCATTATGTTTTCTTGGCTTTGAATATAATGTCTATTCACAGTTTCGAGATTTTCCCAATTACCCTGCTTAGATACAACAAAAGGATTCCCGTTGGATAATTTACTCGCTGACATGGCTCCAGCTTTTCTTAAACTGTGAAAAGTGATCCCCCTTTTAGGATCTAATCCTGCTTTTTTAACTAAACGCTTGATCATGTCATTTAATGCTCTTGGGCTAATCTGGAAGACATAATCATCATCAGAATAACCATATGCCTTTTTCAAGCGCAGCATAGGTTCAATAGCTTCAGCATGTATGACTTTTTTAATCATCTTGCTTTTATCTTTGGTTATATGACCTTCTTCGTCTACGTCTCTAGGTTCAATCCAATATTTGTTTGGATCAATTTCGTCTCCTCGTAGATCTCTATATCTGATTTTCAACAAGGCATTAATTCTCAGACTCGTCCCATAGGCAACTTCAATAATCGCCTTTTTCATGATGGGATCGTGTTTTTCTTCAAGAGCAAGCTCTGCCAATTTCATAACCTCGTCATGATGCAAATACCCTGTAGACAGTGTGTCATCAGGTAAACGGTCTACAATGACTGCATCTGGATTAACATCAAAATCATTGCGCTTTAGATATTTGTATAAGCTTCTTACTGCTGTAAAAGCATTATTTACTATTGAGTTCTTATAGTTTTTAGACAAATATTCTTGATAATCTACTACTTCGCTATTTGTTACTTTCAAGTCATTTTTGGTTAATTCATGAAGTTCTTTACCTCTAACTACTTTAAAGAACATTTCAATGTCTCGCTTAAATTTTTTTGCGGTATTTTCACTACTTCTAGCCTTTCCTTTTAGAAAACGCATTATATGTTCATAAACATAGTCTTGGTCTTTTGAGTGTGTTGTATAAAGAACAGGTAATTGCACAACGTTCATGATAAACCTCCTTTTCGTTTATTTTACCCAAATTATAAGAAAAACAAGCCAAATCGTCAATGGAGTGAAATATAAATTTATTGATTATTTATATTATCTGTATTATAATTAAATTACCACAACCACCACAAGAAAGCCCCTGCCTTTAGGTATGGGGATGAATTGTGGGAGTGTCAAAGTAGAGCATTGAAGAATGCTCAAACTTAGAGAGATAAATAAGGGGGTGATAAGAGAGAGATGTTTGTTCAACAACATGGTGTGTATTGCATTACAAATTTGGAGACGAATCAAAGATTTATCAGTACTACAAAAAACATATATACATACAAAGAAACTCTGGTTAAGAAATTAAACGCCAATCAACATAATAACAAGCGATTACAGAACGCTTGGTTGACATACAATCTTGAAGATAGGGAACGAGTGTTTGAGTTTGATGTATTAGAACTAGTTGATGATTTTGAATCGCTACCTCAAAGAAAAGAGTATTGGATCACTTATTACAGAAGTAATGAACTTCCATATGGATACAATTTAGAGGTTTATAAAAGACCTTGGGAGAAAGAAAGGGAGCAGTGGCGAAAAGAGAAGTCATGGGGTGTTGATGGTGATATCCAATCGTTTTTGTATGGTATTGTGAAGCAATTGGATTATAATTTGGAGTACGCCAAAGATCGTTTAAATCACGTAAATAAATTGCTAGACGATGAAAAAATGAAATGGTTAATAAACTATACGAGTTCACCTCTATTTTGCAAGAAACAAGTCAAAAACAAAAATGATTTCTTAACTGAAAACGACCTTTCGCTTATTGGATTAAGTTACATTGTAGATTATTTAACATTTCCCAAATATTACGACCAGAAAGAAAAAGAATTAAATATTAGTGATCAACACACGATAAGAAAGAAAAAATCAAGTGCCAATATGGATTATAGGCGTGGAAATGAAAAATTATTTGGGGATAAGAAAGAAATAGAAGTCGATTTAATGGCATCTAGGACAAAAGGTAAAACAAAACAAAATAATCTTAAAGAAGAGGATTTAAAGAAGTATCCTGAGATTGCTGAGGTAGTAGAGAAAATTCAATATCTTAAAGATACCCTTGGAGTGAATCTAGATTCAACATCCAAAGAGGAGAAACAAATACAGATTGCTAATAAATATGATTCTAAGCAACTATCGTTAATGAAAAAGATGCTTAGAGATCTTAATACAGAAAGTATTTTGATGAAAGACCTGTTGTCCGGCACAATACGTTTTAAAAAGATAATGAAAGACTCTACTGTTTTTAATTATGATTCAGATACAGGATATTTTGATGAACATGGTGATTATGTAGAAGTATCTGAAAATAAACTAGACTTATCAAAGGAAAAACATGTTTTAGAATTATTAAATCATTATGCCCTATTAAAACAAGCATATTATGACAAACCCAATAGTGATATGTGGGCTATATTAACTGATTTAGAAAACTTAATTGATAAAACAGAATTCGAAAAATACATAAAAGACATTTTAATTATGAAAATTGATGGATGTCCTGCATCTGAGATAGTTGAGTATATATCAAGAGAATATGAGATTGATTTAACTGAAAAAAGAGTATCAGAAATTTATAATAATATCATTCCAAAAATGATAGTGGATACATATATTCAAGAAAGAGAGGACTGGATATTCACTTTCAAAGTAAAAGGTACATACAAGACTTGTAGTAAGTGCAAGCAGGTAAAATTAGCGTCAGAACGCTATTTTTCGCTAGATAGAAGCCGCAAGGATGGGTTCTTTCCATACTGCAAAAAATGTAATAAATAATAAATTGTTAGGAAATTGACGGAATAAGTGGTTTCTGACGGTATATATTTATGAGGGGGTATATATTTTCTCCTTCGATAATTAACAGATATATAAAAAAAATACTTTATAAGGGAGTAGATAATATTATGAATAAGGCTGAATTGATCTCTGCAATTGCAGAACGCACAAGTGCAACCAAGAAGGATACTGAGGTATTTGTGAATGCTTTTGTAGAAACGGTAATGGAGACTTTGAAGAATGGAGATTCTGTTCAATTAGTTGGTTTTGGTACATTCGAAACTCGCAAACGAGCTGCTAGAACTGGTCGAAATCCACAAACAGGCGAGGATATTCATATTCCTGCTACAGTAACTCCTACTTTTAGTGCAGGTTCAAGATTTAAAGAAATTGTTAAAACTAATAATTAAATAGAGTTTCCTTTCCCCTCCTATTGACGCTATGTAACTATAATCCCCCTGTTACATAGCGTCAATGAATAAATATACAAACATTGGAGGAGACACATATGCCATTACCTAAAGATAGTTTGTTCTTTGGATACAGAGACAAACTTTCAAATGAACAAAGAGAATTTGTTGATGCTATCCTCGATGATAAATATAGATTGATTATTGTAAATGGGAAAGCTGGCTCAGGAAAAACATTTTTGGCTGTAGCAGCAGCTAAATTACTTGGTAAATCATTGTGTTATATTTTTTCTCCTGTACAAGAAAAAACTATGGGTTATCGCCCTGGTGATCAGCGAGAAAAAGAAGAGGCTTATATAACCCCTCTGAAGGATGCTTTATTAGAAATCGATGAGGAACCAGATCGAGTCATTGCTAATCCTGAAAGACCTGACCTTTTGAAAAATGGAACAGCTTGGGTTTATCCTATGTCTCATGTTTTTGCAAGAGGTATTAATTTGAAAGATAAAACTATTATTATTGACGAAGCCCAAAATTTTACTAGGGGAGAACTTAAAAAAGTTCTAACTCGAATTCATGATGATTGTAAAGTTATTATGATTGGGCATGATGGTCAAAATGACTTATCAGATCCAAGTAAAAGTGGTTTTGTACCTTATATTGAACATTTTAAATCTGAACCCTACGTTAAGGTTTGTACACTGACAATAAATTTCCGTGGAGAGTTAGCAAATCACGCAGATTCATTATCTTGGTAATATAGGTGTTTAAAAAGGGAGTGTTGAGGTGGCTAAGAAGACACATTCATATCAATTAAAAGGAGATTACTATCATGATCAACAAGTAATTGCAGAACAAGACAAGAAAACAGAGGAATGGTTTTATTATTCTTTGAAAGATATTTTGGCTGAGTTTGATCAAAAAACTATTTCAATTACGATCAAGGAAGAAGATTCAATTCCTTCTGTTGAGCAGCCTTTCGAATAAGGGGTGGTTGTTTGAACAGAGAGCGACTTTTGGAAATAGGTTTGAAAAAGAGAAATAAAGAAATTGATTTAACTTGGCAGGAAATCGCGGAGAAATATGGTGGCGAATATTTTAACGACGGAGAAGTTTTGAGAAGTTGGGTTAAAAATCAAGTCACAAAAAAGACAAAACACAGTAAATCACCAAAAGCCAAACCAGATGATTTTAAAGAAACGATTGAATATCACGGAGATGGAAGTCATACATATTCAAGATTAATTCAATTGAGTGCCGAACAAAAAAAGAATCCAAGATATTTGTTAGAAGCACATGGATATGATCCTGATGAATGGGAATTAATAAACGCAAAAGTATCAGAATGGACTGGTTACTCAAAACAAGATGGTCAGTTTCCGATGTATGCAAGCAAAATAACTATAAAACCGATTAAAAATTCAGGGGTTAATCGAATAATAGAAGCAATTAATAATGTGCAACCTATTTATTTTCAAGCTTCTTATATTGAAGCTTCAAATAAGAAATTGCTTGAGATCCCAATATTTGATTCTCATTTTGGTGTGTCTGATTATGAGTATTACAAACCAACACAAAATAGAATTTACAACAAAATAATAAAAAATCATTGGGATGAAATTCTTTTTGTCGTTGGACAGGATATGTTTCATAATAATGACCACAGAGGAAGAACAGCTAATGGCACTCAAATACAGGTTGTAGATATGCATAAGGCGTGGGAGGATTGCAGATCTTTTTACGAACCATTAATTGAAGTAGCGTTAAAATCGTCTAACAAAGTAAAAATTATATATTCCAAAGGCAATCACGATGAAACAATCTCTTGGTCTTTTGTGAAATTTCTTTCGGCTCGTTATCCTCAAGTTGAAGTAGATGATTCTTTCGAGGAACGAAAAATTCATGTTTTTGGTCGCAATTTTATTGGTATTACTCATGGAGACAAGGGGAGAAAAAACCTCCACAATATTTTCCCTGCGGAGTTTCCAATGGAATGGGCTAAAGCAACAAATAGAGAGATACACATTGGACATTTACATACAGAAGATGCTAAAGATTGGTTTGGTACTGTCATAAGAACATTAGCAACCAGGAATAAAACAGATGATTGGCACAAAAACAACGGTTATGTAGGTAGTCATAAAAGGTTTATGCTATTTGAATACAATGAAAATGAGCTAGAAAGTATTCATTATGTTTAATCGCCGTAAAACCCCTAGCTTTAGCTATGGGGATATAAGGCGACAAAATTGAAAATGGCTGTTTAATAAATTGAACTGTGGGACACACAGGGATAGCTTGGTCAATATCCTGTCGATGGACGGGAATTCCCAAGAATCCCCTGCCTTTAGGCATGGGGAGTGTCAAGTTTAATAATAGACATGAATTGTAAATACAAGTCCTCTGTCTATTCTAGACAAAGGAGTGTTTATGATGGCTGGTTATTATGATCACTTATTTGAAAACAATAAGAAAAAATCAAGGTATATTTCAAACGATCACATTCATGAAATAAATTATGATATTGAAATTGATGATGATCCTGATGAGATTGTTGACTTTTACTATGAAGAGTTATTGGGAGCCGAAAGTGTTGTTGAGATTAAAGAGATTGCTAATGATTTATTTATGGAAGGCGTAAAGTATGGAATACAACAAGTACTACTTGAAGAAATCCATGCTAAAATAGAAGCATTGAATTATTTAAATTCTGATGATTAAGATGCAAATGAATTATAAGTATACAAAACTCAAGCGGATGAGTTTACTGTTGTAAATAGTATGACTTGTCCGTTTTCTTTTGTATATTTTTTATGGTGCAGAACTGGGTAAACCAGTATAAGCGTCCACTCCCTGCGCTTTTCTGCACCATTTTTTTATAAGGGAAAAGGGCAGGTGTATGAAAATGAAAAGCTCAAAAGAAAGAATTGAATGTTTAAAGTGTCGTTCGTTAAAAGCCGCGTCAAATTTTTATGTTAATGCAAATCCGTTATTCGCTTCTGATAAATTGAGTATATGTAAACCTTGTATAAATTCATTTATAGGTGAGAAAAATTCTGAAGGATATTTAGAACGAGTTAAAATGATGTTGGCAATAATGAATAGACCGCTACTTAAAGATTTGTGGATTGAAATGGATGTGGATTGGAATAGATATATACGCACCGTTTCTTCATTAACACAATATAGTTCGTTAACTTATAAAGATAGCGATTTTTTAAAATATGACGAGCAAATAGAACGTTTAAATAATATAACCGATGATTTTGTTCAAGAGGTGCATTCCGCAGATCTCGCAGAATTAACTGCTTTTTGGGGCAGAGGTTACTCAACCGAGGATTTACTTTTTTTGCAGAATGAATATGAAAAATTATTAAACTCTTATGAGTGCGATACTTATGCTATGGAAATGCTTTTTCAAGAAGTTGCACATCTTCGTTTAGCAATAAATAAAAAAAGATTAAAAAATGAATCGGTTGATAAAGAATTAAAGACACTACAGGATTTATTGGGGTCAGCAAACATTAAACCGGTACAAGAGACGGGAGCCAATGCAGCCGAACAATCCACTTTTGGAACCTTGATAAAGAAGTGGGAAATGGAAAGACCAATACCCGAACCAGATGAAGCTTGGAAAGATGTCGATGGTATTGGCAAATATATGCATACATGGTTCTTTGGACATTTATCTAAATTAGTCGGTAGTAAGGGTGTGCATACAGAAGCATATGAAGCTGAATTAGAAAAGTATACAATTAAACCTCCTCAATATGAGGAGAGTGATGATTAATGGAGAGGAAATTTCAAGTTGACAGAAATAAATATAGCAAGGGTATTAATATTTTTAAAAGAAATAGAAATTTTGCAAAGAATAATAAATCAGATAGATTAATGGAAGGTATAGCTGTTTGGGCTAGTTTTTATAGAGCAAATCCCCATAGATTTGTTAAAGATTATTTAGGGATAAACCTAAAACTCTTTCAACAAATCTTAATTTTTTATATGAATCATTTTTATTATTTTATGTACCTTGCAAGTAGGGGGCAGGGGAAAACTTTTTTGACTGCAATTTATTGTTGTGTAAGAGCTATTTTATATCCCGAAACGAAAATAGTTATCGCTTCTGGAACAAAAAATCAGGCTCGTGAAGTAATTGAAAAGATTGATGATTTGCGAAAAAACTCACCAAATTTAGCTAGAGAAATATTTGATTTAAACACATCTGTTAACGATGCAAGAGTTGAATTTCACAATGGAAGCTGGATAAAAGTTGTTGCCTCTAATGATAATGCAAGATCTAAACGTGCTAATCTACTTATTGTAGATGAATTCCGAATGGTAGATATTAATATTATTACCAAAGTTTTGCGTAAATTTTTAACAGCTCCAAGACAACCAAAATATTTAGAGAAGCCTGAATACGCTCATTTACAAGAGAGAAATAAGGAAATCTATCTATCTTCTGCTTGGTACAAAATACATTGGTCATGGAACAAATTGCTCACGTACTTTAAATCTATGACTGAAGGGAAAAAATATTTTGTGTGTGGTTTGCCTTATCAATTGGCTATTAAAGAAGGCTTACTAATGAGAGAGCAAGTATTAGATGAAATGTCCGAAGAGGATTTTGATGAAACTGCTTGGTCAATGGAGATGGAGTGTCTTTTTTTCGGAGAATCTGAAAAAGCCTTTTTTAAATTTGAGGATCTTGATAAAAATAGAAAGATTGTCGTACCTCTATATCCAAAGGATTATTATAGTTTAATCAAAGATTCAAATTTTAAACCAGAGCACAAAAAAGCAGGAGAAATAAGATTGTTATGCTGTGATATTGCTGGAATGGCGGGTAAACAAAACGACGCTAGTGTATATTCAGTATTAAGACTTATTCCAACGACAAGGGGATTCGATAGATACGTCTCTTATATGGAGAGTATGGATGGCGGTCATACTGTAATGCAAGCTATTAGAATTCGGCAATTGTTCGATGAATTTGATTGTGATTATCTAGTATTGGATACTCAAAATTTAGGATTGGGTATTTATGATCAACTTATTCAACCCCTGCATGACCGTGAGAATAATAAAGAATATGAACCCTGGAATTGTATTAACGACGAGAAAATGCAAGAAAGGTGCATGTATTCAGACGCTCCCAAAGTAATTTATAGTATAAAAGGCAATCCTCAATTAAATAGCGAATGTGCAGTATTAATGAGAGATGCATTAAAAAGAGGTAAGATTCGTTTACTGGTAAGTGAGCTTGAGGGTCGTGAGTATCTTAAAAAATTAAAGGGTTATTCTAGTTTAGATATAGAGCTTCAAGTAAAATTTGAATCAGTTTATATCCAAACTACTTTGCTTGTTAATGAAATGATTAACTTAGAAGGTGAGATTACTGAATCTAACTTGGTTAAATTAAAAGAACCCCACAATAAAAGGAAAGACCGATATAGTTCTGTTACATATGGAAACTATATTGCCAATCAATTAGAGCGTGACTTAATGAAAAGTACTTCAACTGACGATTATCATTTCTTTATTTACAATTAAATTAAAAGTAAGGTGGTGATAGCTATATCCACTATTCCTATTAATGACACTAATGTAGAACAACCATCGTTTCTTGATCATTCATTTTATGAACTTGCAGCATTCCACGATTTGCTTAGTCAAGCAAATGGTGGTGTAAGGATGACAGATGTAGACTTGAAAGATCTTTATATTTGGCTTCGAAACCCCAACAAATTTAGAAAGCAATTAATTCAATTAAGTAAATATTATTATGTTAAAGATGGTATAGTAACCGATGTGTTAGATATATTTAAGTCACTTCCAATCATTTCTCCCTCAACCTTTTATAACAACATGGAACATCGTTCGTATAAAAACATTAAGAAAAAAGTAGATACGTTTATTAATAATATAAAAGTTAAAAAACTAGCTAGAGACACTATATTTTCTGTTATGCAAGAAGGATTTTGCGTCTGGTACAACAGAGGAAATAAATATATACAGTTTCTTGAATATGATCAGATTGACATCCAAACCATGAGAAATGGAAAATGGGAAGTGTTGTATAACCTTCAATATCTCGATCAATTTAAGGGTGAAGAACTCAAACAGCAAATAAACGCTGCACCTGACGAAGTTACAATGGCAGCATATAATGCTTATAAAAAGGATAAAACAAAACAATATGTAAAATTAGACATCAACAAAACTCAAGTTTTTAAGATTAGGGGGGCAAGGAACGAACCTTTTGGTTTTCCATATTGCATTCCTGCTTTAGCAAGTATTATTCATAGAGATTTACTCGAGAAAAGTGAAAAATCTCTTGCAGAGCGAGTCATTAATCAGATTTTAATACAAAAAATTGGGACGATGCCCTCTCAGGATGGAAAATCTCAATTGCCAGTGCCTAAAGAACAGGCAGATACTTACCATAGGAACCTTAAAAACTTGGTTCAGAAAAAGCATGAAGGAAATGCTACTGATAATACATCTACTGGTGTATTGTCCATTCCATCCATTATTACCATAGAGGAATTAAAGGTAAATATGAATACTTTTCCAAAGGAAGTTTGGGAAAGAATCGAAAGAGACATTTATAAAAAGTTAGGCTATTCAATGAGTCTTAATATGGGTGGAGGAAATGGTCAAAGTTATGGTTCGAGTACAATAAATGTTGAGAAAATATATTCTATTATTTTTTCAGTGCTTGAAGATATCGAAGATGCTTTAAACGAGTATTTAGATTTAATTACGGGAGAAATAGTTAAAGCAAGAATTTGGTTAGGTAGGTCTACCATTCTTGATAGAGAAACTTCATTTAAACAAGCAGAATCTCTATACACCAAAGGCAGAGGTAGTTTAAAACATATGGTTGAAGCTGCTGGTTACAGTTTCGATCATTGGTTACAACAAGTTATATTTGAAAATGAAGTACTAAGACTCAATGAAAGATTACCTGTGCATCAAACAAGCTATACGGCTAGCGGAAATGATAAAGGCGGTAGACCAGAAGATAAAAATTCAAAAAATGATAACACAGACTTCTCAAGGGGATCTGGCGGGAATAATACCCCATCTCCAAGTGATTAAAGGATGTGATAAAAATAATAGGACATATTCCTCAAAAGATTGAAGTTGAATCAAGGACTAATTTAAATTTTAAAAATATATCACCCTTTATAGAATTAGGTTTTGTAGGTGAAGGGGGTGATGTAGAAAATGAGCCATCAAAACAAGAAAGCAGAAGTAGTGCAGATAAAACCAAATATTATTGAATTAAATAATGTATCAAATGATATCTACATGGAGCTTACCATGTGTATCTTAACTAATAAAATCAACTTAAATAAACTACAATTTACAAATGATTTCATTAATGGAGTTGTCGAAAATAAAAGTAAATATATAGGAATTCCATTGGTGGTAAATCGTTTGAAGCTAGAGAATGGGCTTTACAATAATTTAACTCACGAATTAGATACAAGGTCTAAACAACTAAAAACAGACACGATAGGCTCTTTTGTTGACTTTTGGAGTCAGGAAGATGAAGATGGTACATTACTTCTTATGGGATTGGCTAGGGTACTTAAAAGATATCCTAATGTATGTAATGCCATTCTTGAATTATATGAAACAGAGGAACTTGAATTTAGTTGTGAAGTTTTGGTTTATGGCTATGATAACTATGATGAAGAGACTGGTATTAGAAGTTTAAATTATGAGTATGAAGGTCAAATAAATGAGCTTATTGGTAGTTGTATTGTAACTAATCCTGCCGAGCCAAAATCAAAAGCACACCTATTAATTGCAGAGGCAGTTGATAAGGATTTAAAGGGAGGTGAAATAGTGTCAGATAAAAGCGAAAAGAAATTTAACAATGGTTTTAATATCCGATATCATGGTGATTTAGAACTGTCGTCACTTAAATGGAGCGATATTAGTAATCAAGTATATAATATACTCAATCCAGTGAATCCAAAAAATAATTATCGTGAATACAACTATTACATTGTTGATCTTTATACAGATTTTGTGATCGTTGAAGACTGGGATGATCATGAAACACTTTATAAAATTAATTATAAGATTGAAAATGATGTTGTAGTACTAGAGCCAAAGGAAAATTGGATTGAGGGGTATAAAGGTTTTATTCCGAAAGGGTTTTCGGTTGATGATCTCCTTGCTGCAAAAAATAAAATGCAGCTTGAGATGAACAATCAAATTCAAGACTTAAATAATAAGCATAAGGAGGAAGTGGAAACAATGGAGGAAAAGATTAAAGAACTTGAGTCTCAAGTTGAAAGTTTGCAAAAACAAGTTAATGACTTGAATGAATTGGTTGTATCACAAAAAGAAGAAATCGTCCAATTAAAAAACAAAGAAACTGAACTCAACTCTACAATTGAAGAATTGAAGCCGTATAAGGAAAAGGTTGAGTTAGCTGAAAAACAAGCAAAACAAACAGCGCTATCTGAAAAATATTCTAAGCTTCTTTCCAAGGAAGCGATGGAGAGTGAAGAAGTTAAAAAGGCTATTGAGGAGTTAAATGAGGCTAGATTAAATGAAATTGTTGTAAATGAGGTTGCAAAGGAAGTAGCCAAGAAGCAACAAGATGGTACTCAAGATAAGGATTCTGACGAAGTAATTATTACTGCTTCTCGTCAATCCAGTCTGCTTCCTGAAGATCTAAAAACAAGACTTTACGAAGTACAAGAATAATAAAATTAATAGGAGGATTATAAAATGGCTGCAATTATTAACAAACAAACAGATAATGTTTATATCAGCAACCTTAAGGCTGCTGCTGATATCAAGAATGGTGTTTTTGTAACCCCAAACTATGCTAATGGTACTGCTGCTGCTGTTGCGGATGCAACCGCGGGTGATAAGCCAGGTTTGCTTTTTGTTTATAATGTTAATCCACATATTGACCAAGAACTTGTTGCTGATGCTGATTTTGTTGTAAAACAAGGACAATTCCTTCGTTTGAGAGCACCAAAGGTCGGTGACGTTTATACAACTGATCAATTCACAGGTACATATGCCGATTTTAATGTTGGCGACGAATTAGCTGTGGGAGCAAGCGGCAAGTTGGAAGATATTTCTGGTCGCACTCCTGCCATTACTTTTAAAGTTGTTGATAAAGTTACTTTGTATGGTAACAATGCCCTCAAAGTAATTGTTGTTACAGACTAATTTAAAAATAAAATATATTAGGAGGAATTTAATAATGGCTCAACTTACTAAGAAATCGCCTATTATCAAGATTTTTTCTAAGGCATCTTTTAATGAACATCAAATGACTGAAACGGAAAAAATGGATTATAAAGACGCTATTAAATTGATTAGGGAATTGGCAGCAAATCCTAACCCAATGAACTTGTGGGAACTTAACAACATTGTGGCATATGTTGTAGATACAACAATTGACGCTCGGATTGATTATATTGATCTTGTTGCTGATGTTAAGCGTACTGGATTTGATGAGCGTCCAAAATTCAAGACAAAAACGGAAGGTGTTCAAGCTTTCTGGCAAGCAATCAACGGCACACCTGACAAATCGAAAGTTGGTTTCAAGTATTCTGGGCTGGAAATCGAAGAGCTTTCCGCAATGCCAGTAGCAGAATGGGCTGAAATTGCTGCAGGACGTTACGATTTTGCTGAACTTATTCGTGATGTTACGAACGAGTTTGAGGCTAAGATTGCTCAAAAAGTACAAAACACATTGTATTCGGCTTTTAAAGGTATGTCCACTCCTAACTATGCTTCCGGCACAGGTGTCGTTGCAGGTTCCTTTGATCCATTGCTTACTGCAATGCAACGCTTTGGTGGTAGGGTTGCAATTATTGGCGACTTTGAAGCTCTACAGAAGCTTCCTGCACTTACTGCCATCAATAATTCCGTTAGCGATAATATTAAAGACGAAGTAAATAGAAATGGTCTTATTGGTGTATACAAGGGCGCTCCTGTCGTAAAACTCGACAATCCTTACTCTGGTTTTGCAGGGTATGATACGGTTCTTGATAAGGGTCTGATTTACATTGTTCCTATTTTGAACAACGAATGGAAAACTCTTAAGGTTCAATTTGCAGGAGAAGTACAACCAATGTCTCAACATAATATTTATGATCGTTCTTATGAAATGCGTTATGATAAGCATATGGGGGCTGGCGTTGTTGATGCTCCACGTCATGCCCTTGCAGTCTATGAAGATGATTCGCTGTCTGGTTTTTAATTATAAGTTATAAAATATACATAAAACTATTGGAGGGTGTATGATATTATACACTCTCCAATTAATCTATAAGGGAGGAATATTATATTATGGCAAAGCAAATTAAGGTTTCTAACCCATATCCATTTCGACAAGGTTTAAAATTAATGGATGGAATTCGAGAGATTGTAGTACATCCAAAATCTTTTGTTATGCTTGATGAAAATGAAATTTATTATATCAACAATATGTCTACAGTTTTTCAACGGCGCAAGTTGATTATTCATGATGATAAAGTGAATAAAAATCTTGGACTTGATTTTAAAGATGATATTTCAAGTCTTACTGATGAAGAAATTAAAACTATTCTCGCTGAAGGCTCTGCGGCTATAAAGAGCAAGTTGGCAAATGTAAAGGGCAAGCATGTAATTGATCGGATTGTAGATATTGCCAAGGAGATGGACGATTTGTCCAAAGGAGCTATTAATGCATTACAAGAAGTGAGCGGTTATAATTTTGAACAGTTGTTAAATAATGAACAATAATAATTGAAAGTGGTGATGGTAGGATGTCTACCACTTCGTATGATCTAATCTTTGATCGCTTCTTGTCAAAAATAACTGATTACGAATTAGCTGAATTAACCACAGACGATTTAAGAAATGAACTTATAAAATACTTAAAAAGTGCTATCTCTGATTTTAAATATGTTACAAAAGATTTGTCCAATAGAGATGATGAATTAAATCAATTTAATATCTCTCTAAATGACCAGGAGCAAGAGATATTGGCAAATTTGATGTTGATTCATTGGTTGAATCCTCACATATTAAGACTTGAAAATATTAGAAACGAGTTAGGCAACAAGGATTTTCGAGTCTATAGTCCAGCTAACTTTTTGGATAAATTGATTAATTTAAAGCAACTTTTAGTTAGCGAAGTAAATCAAAAATTAGTGTTTTATTATTTTTCCACTTGAAATGAGGTGGAAGGTTGAAATCTATAAATGATTATAAGGCAAGGGTTGGCAAATATGATGGAATCAAAGGATCTATTGAAAAGCATGCGAAACATACAATAGGATATTATTTTAAAGACTCTCCTTCATATGAGGAAGTTTATATTAATCATGCCATCAATCCAACTGGGGTACAGATTATATCAGATACAAAACAGCCTAATATCAAGATTATCGTGATGCATCCTAATGATAGTATTCATGCAGGTGACTACGTTTTCAGAACAAAATATGAAGAGGAGTATTGGTTGTGTACTGGTTATGATCCAACCAGTATTTATTCAAGGGGCTTTATAGAGAAATGTAATACCACTTTGAAATGGATTGATGAGAATGGAGATTTACTGTCGTACCCTTGTGTTTTTTATTATGGAGCAAAAGCGAATTTTGGTACTTATGCTGACAGAGTAATGACGTTGCCTGATGGTCGTAGACAAGTAGTGGTTCAAAAAAACGAACACACCATGAAAATAAAAAGAAATGACCGCTTTATATTTGGAGGCAATGTATTTCAAGTTATCGATCATGATTATGTTAGCGATGAAGGTATTGTAAACATCAATATGAAAGATGATCAATTTGATCCTGCTAGAGATAATTTGGATTTAGGAATAGCTGATTACTATGGAAGTAATATTAATACGAGCACCTACAAAAATAATGTAGGTGAATTTAATAAAGATGAATGGTTATTAGTAATCAAATCTGTTTCTGACAAGCCAAATGAGATTAAACGAAACCAAAGTAAAGAATACTATGTGGAAGTTAGAGATGAAACAGAAGCTTTGTCAGACGCTAAGGTTATTTGGGAACTATATGCCGATGATAAAGTGTCCAATGCTACTCTGGCTACCTTAATTTCGTTCACTGATACATCATGTGTGATAAAAAATAATAATGCAAATAGTGGTTTTGTTTGGCTAAGATGTTATTTGCTAAATCATCCACATATAGAAAGATGGATGCAAATTGAAATGAAAAGCTTATTTTAGTAAGGGGAGGGTTAAATGTCGAAATTTAAATTTTTAAATGAAAATATTAATAGTATAATATCTTTAATGCTTGAAAATCAAAAATTATGTAAACTAATTGAATATAACACCAATAATCCCTTCTCTGAACCTGACATTGACCCTTCAACTTTACTATTAAAAAAAGTTTTTCCTCTTCCTAAATTTCCTGAAGTGACAACTGAAATGGGAACATATTTAAATATTTATTTTGATAATTTTACTCTTTCCAGGAATGTGGGGTTGAAAGAGGGCTTGATTGTATTTGATATTATATCCCATTTAGATTTATGGGTGTTAAAAGATACAGGAATGATACGACCTCTTTCGATATTACATGAGATTGATGAAACTTTTAATAACAAACGAGTTGTAGGCGTTAAAAAATTGCTGTTTTATCAAGGAAAATATATGTATGTTAATGAGAAATATGCCGGATATAAAATCAGCTATGAAATATCGAATGGGAACTAGTAGGGATGTCTGTGACAACGAAATATATATTTGGGGAACCGGATTTTCTTGAGGGTATTGGAAATGTATATCCAGTTAAATTAAAGAACTATGATGAGTTTGTTGAGTGTTCCACTCATTTGTATTATTCCAAAGATCATTTTGGAGAGGAATTTAAAGATTTCTCACTACTCGAACTGTTGATTTTTGGGTTGAGAGACGAAAAAATTGTTCAAGACTTTGAAAAATTATTTAGTCTAGTACTAAAAAAAGATATCGCCTTTTTTACAACTGATTACGACTTTGGATTTAAAGGCGAAAAGTCGTTGATTAATAAAGATAATTATGATCATCTACGAAACACAATCATGAAGCAAAATTTAATGTTTGAACAAAAAGTATATAAAAACAAAGTTGTTCAAAAATGGGCAGATAAAGTTATTCAAGCTAGGGCAAAAAACAGTATAAAAATAGAGTTTGAAGATAAGATCTCGACGGTTTCTGTGGCGACAGGAAAGCATTATTGGGACTTAGCTGAGTATACCATTTATCAACTTGAAACAGATTTTAAAAGAGTAATTAAACTAAAACAACACGAACAAGGAATTATTCTTAGTACTGTTAGTTCAGATGTGTCTATTGAGCACTTTGCTGAAAACTTAGATTTATATAAAAGTCCATATGACGATTTATTTAAGGATAATAAAAACAATAAACTTGATAAAGCATTGAAATAGAAGTTTCGACTTCTATTTTTTATTTAAAAAGGAGGAATTTGTGTAATGGCAGTTGTAGCTGACGTTTTTGACGTACTTTTGATTTCCAAGAAGACTAATGAGGTTATTGGAACAACGACATTGCAAGATGCTAATATTGAAGTTTCTGTTCAAGAAAGTGATGTTCGTGGTGGCAAGGGTAATCAACTTTTAGGTGTGCTGCATAGTGACCGTGATATCACTATTAATTTGACAGATATTAATTTCCGCTATGAGTGGCTTGCCACACAATTGGGGCAAGACATTGTAACTGGAGCAGGTATTGCTTATGCTATGCCCAAGTGGTATACAGTCGAAGAAGTTTCTACTGATTTACAAATTGAATTAGATCATACACCTTCTGATAATGGTAGCATTGCTATTTATGACGAAGGTGGAAATAAACTTGAATTGACTATCGATTACACTGTCTCTGGAAATAAAGTGACAATTATAGATCCAACAATCCAAGAAGGAGATCAACTTGAAGTAAGAACTTATGCTTATCAAACAGATCCATTGACACAAACAATTGAGATTGATAATCAAGTGTTTGCTGATGGTGTTATGGTAATTCTTGAAACGTTGGAAATTGATGAGACTACTGAAATGCCAACTCATTTGATTCAGTATCAATTTGACAATGCTCTTCCTACTGGTAATTTTTCTATTAACACTTCTTCGGCAAGAGAAGCGCAAACCCAAGTGTTTAATCTTCGTGTTGTTAAACCTAAAAATTCAACCAAGGTTGGTAAAATTGTTCGAGTACCTTATTCAAGTTAATATTAATAAAATTTGAGCGCATTTGACGTGCGCTCATTATAGGGGTGTAGAGGAGTCAGGTTTATCTCACTCGATTTGGGATCGAGAGTACGCGAGTTCAAATCTCGCCACCCCTATTTTTACTATTATTTAGTATTATTTAATATGGCTAAAAAGGGAGTTGATCATATATGACTTCGGATAAAAAAATAAATAGTTCCTCTACGTATACCCCTGATAATAACAAAAACATTAGAAGCACTACTACCCCTCAAAAATTAACCACATCTTCTTTAAACAAACTAGCATCACAATTTAATGAAAAAAAGAAAGTTTATTTTGAATTGGATGGAGAACAATTTGAAATTCTTGTTTCTAATAAATTTAGAGAGTCAAAAATTCGTGAAGTTTACGCTGAGTATATAACAATTCTTCAAAAGATGAAAGCCTCTAATATGTTAAATGACGAAACTATTATTGGTGCATCATATGTTCTAAATACATTGTTATTGAAAGAATTTACTAACTTACCTATTCCTAAGTTAGATGATGTACGTAAGTTGGTTAAAGTAACATTAAACCTTGTTGATTTGGGCATTGTCGAATATTTCTTTGGTGAAAATTCCCCGTTTGGTGAAGCGAACATGAGTTTGCTAAATCGTATTTTACAACAGGCTAGTGATAATATTAGTAAATCGTTTATAGAACTGGGATTGATGAGTGAAATAAATCAAGTAGAGCAAGAACGAATTGATATTGATAATTATTTTGCAGAACTTGAAGCGAGAAACTTTGAAATAACAGAAGATGAAGACATTGAACAATTAATCAGGGTATTGGAACAACTTGAAGATGAGGGTAAGTATGATGATTATATGCAAAAATTTAGTGTAGAGGAAATGAAAAAACTGAATGAGCGCTTAAATATTTTAAGGGAACGACAGCAACAAAGCGGTGACAAGAGTGAAATGGGCTAATAATTTAAATGATTTAGCAAGATATATTGGTAGTCCACATGGTACAACTCAAGTAATAAAAAATTCATACGAAATAAGTAAAGCATTAAAAGAAGCTGCGGATTTACTTAGTAAAATACTCCAAAGAAAGGTACAGGATTATTATGATTCTTATAAACCAGTAGAATATCAAAGGACATATCAATTTTTAAATTCAATAAGAATATCACCTGTGAAGCATGACGGTGATAAATTGCACATAGAAGTTTATTTTGATAAAAATATGGCTACGCACCCATCAATTTTTGGTGGGGAATCGGGATTTGTTCCAATACTTTTGAATGAGGGTTGGACATGGAACAAAAAAACTGGACCTTATAGATTGGCATTTTATGAGGGGTTTCACTTTATAGAAAAAGCTATTGAAGAATTTAATAAAATTAATAGGTGGGGTTTTGTCATTAGTAAAGAAGTATATTACAAGGGCAAAAAGATTGATTGATGTATTTACTCAAGAAATGAGGTGATCGTCATAACTAAAAAAATTGAAATGAACATGCTTCGTGATCGTGCTGAAAAAGCAGATGACATTACTGAGGAAATGTTTGCTCAAGTTAGAGAAGAACATCGGTTATTGGTTAATGAGTTTTTGGATATAAGTAAAGGGAGTCTCTCACCTAAGACTCTTATTCAATATAGATCAGCGTTATATCACTTTTTTTGGTGGGTTCATGAAGTTTTAAATGATAAAAACTTAAATAAAATAACAAAGCGCGATTTTTTAAGATATATTAGCTTTCTTCAAAATCGAGGGTTATCTTCTAGTAGTATTAGTCTAAAAAAAGCTGCCGTTTCAAGTTTTAATAATTATATTGAAAATATAGTCGCAGATGATGATGAAAACTACAAGTCATTTAAAAACTTTACTAGGGGATTACCATCGATCCCAAAAAACCAAGTATATAATAAAGTAAAGATAACAAAAGAAGAATATGATTTAATGATGGAAACTCTATTAGATGATGAAAATTATCTTGGGGCAGCCTGGGTTGCCACTGCATTTAACGTGGGGGCTAGAAGAGCAGAGATTCCCCAATTTAAAACTGAAATTTTATCTTATCCCATTCCTGATGGTAAATCGTATGTATTCAGTCATTTTATTCGGCTTAAGGGAAAGGGAGAGGATGGTAAACAAAGAAAGTATATGATTAATACGGATGCTTTGCGTTACATGAAATTATGGGTAGAAAAACGTGGGTATGATCATGAATATATCTTTACTACAAGATATGGTGGCGAAATTAAGCCAATTTCTGATGGATGGGCAGATGATTTTTGTAAAAACGTATTGTCTGATATATTAGGAAGGCGAATTAATCCCCATTTGTTTAAAGCATCTTGTATAACATATTTGTTAGAAGTAAAAAAAGTTAGTTTGGAATTAGTGTCTAAACATATAGCACAGCACGAGGATGTTTCAACAACAATTAAACACTATGATTTGCGTGAATTTGAAGAAGAACGCGACCAGATCTTCAGTTAAAACTATACTTTTATAGGTAGGTGAACTTCCTTTTTTTTTGTTATTCATCGTTAGAGAAAGGAGTGAGTGAGAACGTTGGATAATACAAAAATGGGACTCCGAATAACGGCTGGTTTAAATTATGGATTATCACTAAAACAAATTAACGAAGACCTTAAAATATTAGCCAAACACCCTTCTCTCAAAAAAATAAAGTTGGGTGCTACCCTTGACAAGAATGTTATAAATGAAATTACTCGCTTGAGTAATGAATTATCTAAAATTACTCAAAGCTATCACTTTCAAAATAAAGCAATAAATGACGTAGCCAAATCAACAGAGCGTGCAAGTAATGCTCTACAAAATGAAGTTGATGCTATTTATAGTAGCAATAAAGCATTAGCTGAAAATTTAGCTATGCGACAACGAATTGTGCAAACTGTTGAAGACTTGGGTGATGGTCAAAAAAGAATTAGAGAAGATATTTATACCACCGTTGGGAACAAATTTGAGAATAAAACGACTCACGGTATTCGTTTTGATGGTGGAGAAATTAAAACGAATGAAGATGAATTTACTGTTGTTAAAAATCCAGAAGCGTATAGAGAAGCACAAAAAGCTTTGCAGTTGTTTACTGATGATGCAAATCATAGAATTCAGTTATTAACCAGAACCTTTGGTGAAGGATCAGAAGAAATAAACAAACTTAGATTAGCATTGTCAAAATTAACACCAGAATCAAGCAAAGCTGATTTTTCACGAATCACCAATGAAATAAAGAAATTAGAACAGTCTGAGAAGTTATTAAATCAAGCATACAAAGAAAATGAGCAATTTAACAAGCGAAGACAAAAAGAAATTGATGCCGTAAGGGATCGAATAGAAAGATTAAGGTCTGCTATTATTAGTTTTAATCGTGCAGACAAAGAACTTCCTGCTGGTAAGACAGGAGCATTAAATAATGTTTTACACTCGTTAAATAAAATTGACGTAAACAATATTAAACAAGCAAATCAAGAATTAGACAAATTAGAAAAGACGTTTAACAAGTTAGATAAAACAGCATCAGCTAGAACGAGTTTATTGTCTAAATTAAGCAAGATGAAATTGGCTGGTGTTATTGACGAGAATGAAATTACTCAAATTGAAAATAGAGCAAGAAAAGCCGAGAGTCCTGAGCAAATAAAAAGTTTGGCAAAAGAATATGGGAGGCTATATACTGAACAAGTAAAAATTGTTGAAGTTGATCAAAAGAAAATTCCACTAATGAATCAACTTGAACAAATGAGAAAGAATGGGCTGCTGACGGAAAAAGAATTGTTGAATTTTGAAGAGCAGATATCTAATGCCAAAACAAAGAATCACATTAAAGAATTAAATCAGATTAAACAAAGATTATCTCAAAGAGAACAAGAGATTAGAAATGAGATGGCTCTTGAAGAGAGAAACGCAAAGCTTAGGGAGCAAATTTATCAGCGTCTATTAAGAATGGATTATAATGCATTATTTAGACGTGCAAGACCTCAGATAGAGCAATATCGAAATGAATTAGATAGATTGAATTTGACTTCTGCTGCAACTGAAAAACGATTATATGAAGTTAATAATGAGTTAAAGAGAATGCAGATTGAAATGCAGGGCGCCACTTATAAAACAAGCACTTTCTTGGGCGCTTTCCAGAATGCTATGATTAAATTCCCCATCTGGATGGGAGCTAGTACAGCATTCTTTGGGACGGTTCGTGGTTTAAGATCTGCAATTCAGAATATTGTTGAAATTGACTCTCAGATGACTACTCTTATGAGAGTGTCAAATGGCGAGATTGATCGTGTGAGGATTTTAAAAGAGTCTGCAGATTTAGCAGCAAGACTTGGGAATGAAATGAAAGGTGTCAATGAGTCTTTTATTGACTTTGCTCGTCAAGGCTTTAGAGGAGAAGCATTAACATCTCTTACAGAAGCAGCTACTTTGTTTTCGAATATATCTGAAATGACACCAGAAGAAGCTGGAAGTGGACTTACTGCAATTATTAAAGGCTTTAATATGTTGCCTGAAGAGATATTAGTTGCAGTAGACGCAATCAATGAGGTAGATAATAATTTTAGCGTCACTTCCCAAAACATTGTAAGTGCAATAACTAAATCGGTGGGTGCTGCAAACACCTTCGGTGTTTCGCTTCAAGAACTAATTGGTTACGTTACAGCTATTGGACAAGTTTCTCGTGAATCAGGTAATATTATCGGCAACTCATTAAAAACTATTTTCTCTAGAATAACAACTATGGATTCCAGCATCAAAGCATTAGAACAAGTTGGAGTCGCTGTTCGCGAAATTCGCGACGGTGTAGAAACTGTGCGTCCTGTTTCAAATATCCTGTCTGATTTGGCCTCGAAATGGAAAGAACTAAGCGCAGAACAACAACAAAACATAGGATTACAAATCGCAGGTCGGTATCAATTATCGCGGTTTTTGATCCTCATGCAACAATATGACGAAGCCATAAAAGCAACAAATACAGCTTTAAACTCCCAAGGTTCTGGATACAGAGAAAATGAACAATATCTCAAATCATTCGAAGCCCGTATTAACATGCTTAAAAACGCATGGACAAATCTCACTCTTACAATGGGTGATGCCGTTTTATCTGATACATTAATGGGTATCATTACATTTCTTAATAATATGGCAAACAATGTCGATACTTTAGTCGAACGTTTTGGGTTACTTCCAACGGTTTTGGGTACGGTTGGTACATTATTTGGTATCTTTTCTACCAAAGCGAGAACCAATGTATTAAAACTTACGGAAGCTATACGTTCACAAGATGTAGCACAAAAATTAGCTACCACGTCTGCGTTTGGTCTAGCTAAAAACATCACGGGCGCAACTACCGCTTCAAGAGTTGCAACAGTTGCTATAACTGGTTTAGCAGGAGCGCTTAGAGGGTTAGCAATAGCGACAGGGATTGGTATAATCGTTGCTGGAGTTGGCTTGGCGGTAGAAAAATTAATCAGTCACATTTCCAAAGCGAACGAAGAAACAAAGCGTATTAAAGAAGAAAATGCCCAATTAACTGATTCATATATTAATCATAGAAACAAAATAAATCAATTAATTATTTCCTATCGAAATTTAGAGGAAGAAAGACAAAATTCTACTTTATCAATAGAACAAGAAGAAGAGTACTATAGAATTACAAAAGAACTTTCCGAACTTTTGCCTACTTTAGTAAGTCATATAGATGAAAAAGGTAGAGTGCATTTATTTACAGGTGATGCATTAGAAAGAGAGCTTAAGTTAACAGAAGAACTCGCAAAAGCAACTGCTGACTTAAGGAAACAGGAAGCTTTAGATAAATTCGAGCAAAATGATGAAAGTCGATTAAACACTCTAAAAGAAATTGAAAAACTAGAAGAGCGTATTATTGGTCAACAAAAGCGTCTTGATGTTTTGTATTCTCGTCGCGATGAGCTTGCAGCAAGAGGCAAAGATATTGCGAATGTTGAAGAAGCGATTCACAGAGGAGAGTCAAAGCTTAGAACATATAGATACGAACTTATTTCTCTTAACAGAGATCTTCTACGAATGACCAATGGCGCAGGAGATTATTTTAAAACACTTTTAGATGAATCCGCATTTCTGGCTGGAATAGAATTTGGTAGTAACTTTAAAGATCAAATGTATCAAGTAATTGATGCAATGGAGTTTTCAGGGGTAACTGCTGAAGAATTGAATAAAAAAGCAACCGATGTAATTGATTTGCTTAAAGATGATTCATTAACTGAACAAGGTTTCTTAGAAGGATTAAAACGAATTTACTCTGAAAATCCCAAAGTTATTGAAACAATTGATACATTAATAAACAGACTCAATGTTACTAAAGAAGACATCCAGTCATTAATTCCGATAATAGACGAATCTGGTAATGAACTTGGATTTGTTAAAGATAAATCGGAAATAGCTGCTAAAGGGTACAAATATTTAAGTGATGAAACAGAGATTTTAGAAGATGGAACAGAAAGATTAATCGGATACATAGTAAAACTCGCAGAAGAATTCGATGAATTTAAGTCGCTCGCTGAAGTTATTAAGGAACCAGTTGATGAAATCAAACGATTAAATCAGATCATTGATACGCAAATTCAACAACAATCTTTATCTGCAGACACAATAGCTGATTTGATTTTAAAATATCCTCAGTTAGCATCACAAATAGAAAAAACAGCCGATGGTTATAAAATAAATTCTGACGCTCTCGAAGTATTAAGACAAGTAAAAATCCAAGAAGCAAATGATGCAATTCAAGCAGAGATTGAAAAAACAAAAGCAACTCTTGATAACACATCTGACCGCTTAAAAGCATACGAATTAGAGGTTGATGCAATACATAGTCTTGCTGACGCTATGAGCGAGATAAACAAACTTAATGTCTCAAAAATTTTTGGTTCTGATGCTTTTAAGAACATGTTATTTGATGATGAAAACAAACGTATTACGGTAAATGGTGTAACTACCGATTGGTCTGATACACCCGAATTATATGATAGAATTGCAACAAGCTTAAAAGAACAGCAAAGAGTTTATAATATTCTCACTCGATTAGGAGAACTTAGAGAAAGTCAAAAAGTTTTAAGTGGTTTACTAAACGATAGAACTTATGGCGTTTCAAACTCCACTTCGAAATCGTCATCGTCAGGAAAAACCCTAGCGGAAATAGAACTAGAGAACCTGAAAAAAGCATATGATGAAGCGATTGCAACTATCAGATTTAATACACAATATAACGAATGGTCAATTAATCAACAGATTGAAGCATACGAAAAACTACAAAAAGAGCACGCTAAATATCTTAGCCAGTCCTTATCTGACGAAAGAGATTTATTACTTACATTAAAAGATTTAAGAGATAGATCTTTAAATGAAGAGAAGAAACAACTAGAAGAGCGATTAAAATTAATCCAGGACAATAGAAACGCATGGCAAAAGAATATGGAATCGGCTTTAGATTCAGCTATAGAACTTATTAAAAGACATTATGAGATGCAAAAGAAACATGCTCTCGATGCTATCAATACTGAAAAAGAAGCATTAGAAGAACTTCATAATAATTTTATTAAAGCTAAAGACGAGGAACTTCAAAAATATGAAGAAATTGTTAACTCCATCATCAAACAAATTGATCGCACATCCGAAGAAGATGAATTTAATAAAGAATTAAAGAAAAAACAAGAGCAACAATTAAAGATTCAAAAGAGGATAAATGAACTATCTCTTGATGATTCATTTGAAGCAATAGCAGAAAGAGCTAAGTTAGAAGAAGATTTGGCTAACATTATTGAAGAAATAGAGGAATTTAAACTTCGACGTACAAAAGAATTACGAAAGCAATCATTAAATGACAATTTAGAAGCCAAACGTAAAGAGATTGAGCAAGAAAAAGAAAGTGCTCAATATGTGGTTAGAGTTAAAGAACAACTGTTTAGAGGTACTTACGAAGCAGCGAAAAGATGGCTAGAGGAGCAAGCAAAAGCAACAGAAGCATATTGGGAGAATGAAATAGAGAACGAAACTAGATTCCAAGAAATGCGTACTCAAGCTCTAATAGGAAATTTATCAACTTTACAGGAAGAACTAACGAATTTTTCAGACAATGTTGCTTCTGCAATGTTTAATGTTGGAGAATCCATCAGACAAAATATACTTAACGAAATCAGAAATGTTCAGTCGTTGTTGAAAAATGTAGGCGATATGACTTCGTATGACCATGAAAAAAGAGAGGCTTGGAATCAATATTTACAAAATAAAAAGATGGCTGAGGATTATTACAAAGCCACGGGAGTTTGGGATCTAAATTTAAAGGCGATTAACGATGAGCTTAGACGCAAATATGGATTCGAAGATGGCAGTTACGAGGAATTAAAAAACAAAGTCGTGAAATTCGATACAGGCGGGTATACAGGTAAATTTAAGGGAGAGAAATTGGCATTTTTACATGAGAAAGAATTAGTATTAGATAAATTAGACACGTCAAATGTTTTAAAGAGCGTGCTGTTGGCTAGAGATCTTATGCAAAGAATATCAATCCCAAGACTATCTAATTTAACATCAAGAAATGAAACAACAACCAAGCATTATGATATCAAGATTAATATAGGAAAGATAACTGGAGATCGAAAAGGTGGAGAGACAGTATTCAACACGCTTGTTAAAGAACTTCAAAAGAGAGGCTTGTAATTTATGAGGTGAGTCAAAATTGGCTCACCTCATTGTATTCAGGAGGTGAGTGCAATTACAATCAAAGACTCTTTAGACTTTAATTACGCAGGTATTAGCAGTAGAGATATGGGTGTTGTTAATGTTAATCTCAACAAAGGATTATTAGAAGAGCAATTTATAGCGAATAGAACGATTAGAGAAGTAAGTGTTAGAGGTAATGATCGACCATATTTTCAAGAAATCGAACAAGAACCATTACAGTTTGAATTATCATTTTTTTTTACAGATGGTTTTGATTCGGATCGCGTTAGAGAAGTTGCAAGGTGGTTGGGAGCACAATCTTATTATCAACCACTCTATTTTGAAAATGATCCAGAACGAATATTTTATTGTTTAGTTGTAGAATCTCCAAGGATTATTCATAATGCATTACAACAAGGTTATGTTACTTTAACATTCCGCTGTGATTCACCATATTCTTATTCGCCTGTGTATGAGTCATCTACTTTTGATTATTCAAACAATACTATTAATGGTACGGATTATGTATTCGAGAATCAAGGCGATCTGCCAATCAAACCTATTATCTATATTGAGAAAGTTGATTATGGCGAAGTGAAAATCGTCAATCTATCTAATCATGGGGAAGAACTTATAATTTCTGATCTTGTTGATGGTGAAAATATAGTGATTGATTGCCAATTAGAAACGATTGAAACGAATTTCTCAATGGTAAACAGATATAAAGATCACAACGGTGTTTTTTTAGAGATGGTGTATGGTGATAATTATTTAAAAATATACGGGAAATGTAAAATTAAGTGGAAATATCAATACATTTTATTAGGCTAGGAGGCGAAGATGTGTATATAAATATAGACACAACAAAAAAAATAATAAAACCAAAACTCCAGTTATGTAAGGTTAATTTGAGAAGGGATCCTATTGGGAATTTATCTTCAGCTTACAATATTAGAAATAAATTGAGTGTGGGAAATATATCTGAATTATCATTTTCGCTTCCTATTTATATAGATCAAAGACATAAATTAAAGAAAACACCTCATATTGATCAAATAAAAGAACGTTTTTATATTAAATTAACTAAAGGTAATTATGAAGAGTATTATATTATAACCAAAGTTAACGATATTATGGATGAAGATACTGAATATAGACATGTCGAATGCTTTAGTTTGGGGTATCAATTAAAAAATAGAATCGTAAAGAATTTTTCCACGACTTCTTTAAATTTAACATCGACAGTAAATCAGTTGTTGCAAGGTACTGGTTGGACGTTGGGATATGTAGATGCAGATTTTGATATTAAATATAGATCATTTGAGATAAGTGGCTCTGTATTAGACGCTGTTATTCAGGTGGCTGAGACATTTGGTGCAGTAATTGTATGGGATACGCATTTAAAAAAGGTATCGTTTAGAAAATTGGAAAGTATAGGTCATGATTCTGGTTTTAGAGTTAGATATGGGAAGTTATTGAAAAGCCTTAATAGAGAAAGCAACACAGATGAAATGTGTACAAGACTTAGAGGGTTTGGTCAAAATGGATTGACTATAAACAGTGTAAATCCTACCGGAAGCAATTATATACAATCTTTTAGTTACTTCATGTATCCATTTCAGTCTGATGGAAACGGTAACGTTCTTCAATCCAGTGATTATATGAGCGATGAATTATGTTTAGCTATAGAAGCATATGAAAAAAAGATTGAAGATAATAAAACAAATTTTAATAACTACTTATCACAATTAGAGATACATACAGAAGAGTTGTTTGATTTAGAGAATGAATTATTTGACTTAGAAAACGATCTTGCAACGATAGAAGATAATATCTCTATTGCCAATGCGAATGGAAATGACCCTAGCAGTTTAATTATTCAAAAAAATAACAAGTTGTCTCAGATAAATGCAAAAAAAAGTGAAATTAATTCAGTAAAAGCAACAATAACTAGTATTCAAAACAATATAAATAATTTGAGAACGCTTTTAGCCGAAGAAAATAATTTTACACCTGAGCAATTAGAAGAATTGAATCAATTTATTATTGAAAAAGAATATTCAAATAATTATATCATTGACGCTAAACAATTATATCAGACAATGATTGAAGAGTTTGATAAATTACGTGAGCCAAAGATTGTTGTTAACATTAATATAGAGAATTTATTTGAACTAATTACCGAACAGAAAAATTGGGGTAGATTAAATCTTGGAGACGCTATTCAAGTTGAACATGAACGTTTAGGTGTAAGAGTGCAAGCACGTATAATGGAAGTTGATTTTGATTATGAAAATAAAAATATTAATTTGACCATAGCTAATGTGAGAGATATTTTAAGCGATGAAAAGAGATTTATTAGAGATATGTATAAAACTATTTCTTCATCTACTACGTTGTCAGATAACGTGAAGAAATGGAATGATACAAGCGAAAAAACTAGTGAAGTATATGAAGAAATACACTCGACATGGGATGCTACAAAACGGAATATTGTAGCATCAAATAATGAAACTGTTGATATTGGTCGTCAAGGTATTCGAATACATGATTTAAACGATCCTGATAAAATGGTTATTTTACAGCATGGTCATATTGCTTTAACAAATGACGGGGGGAACACTTGGAAGACGGTCATTACACCAGATCGAGTAGTAGCTGAACGAATTATGGGTACACTTTTGGCTGGTGTAAATTTAAAAATAGATGCCTCAACTGAGAGTGGAGTAAATATCTTTACAGTAGATCAGAACGGTGTAACCATTAACGGGGGGAGGTTAACGATTACAGGTGGGTTACCGCCTGATCAATTAGATCCAAGTTTTAAGGATTCATTGGTGAATCTTGGTCAGAATTATAATGGTGTAGTAATTGATACATCTAACGGAATTGTTATTACAAGGGGAGATTCAAAAGTTCGTATAGTCATGAATGCTACTAGGGGTATAGCAATTCAGACAAGTACGAATGGTTCTACATGGACGGATCGTTTTTATGTTGATTCTAATGGTAATATTACAGCAGCGACTTTAACATTAACAGATCCATCAATTAATGCTGGACATATTCAAGGATCGAGTATAAATGTAAATAATAAATTCATTGTTGATTCACAAGGGAATACAACAATGAATGGATTAACAGCTACTAATGCTAATATATCAGGTAATATAACGATGACTGGCGGGAGCATTAATTGGAGCAATATAAATAGTGACCCTGTAGCAACTAGCGCACAGTCTACTGCTAATAGTGCTTTGAGTGTAGCGTCAAATGCTACGTCTATAGCCCAGGCAATAGCAAATGGTACATACTCAGGCGGTACATTTATTAATGGAAAGCTTATATACGCTCCTGAAATATATGGTGGTAAGATAACTGGTGGAGAAATATTATCTAATTCTACAATTAAAGTAACAACAGATGTTGAAGTGGGGAATAACATTGTATTAGGTTATGGTTCTTCTTCTAATGAATCAAAAACTATTGTATTTTACGGTATTGGTAACTTAACGTTTGCTCCCACAGGAGTAATATTGGCTGCTGCTAATGGTATTAATCTTAATTCTGGTGCTTTAGAAGATCCAAGTGTTTATGCAAATTATGAAAAAATAGCCACAAGAAGTTGGGTTTTACAGAATTCAATAGCGCGTTTTGGATAAATAAGGGATTGTTTCTCCCTTATTTTATTGGAGTAACAATCCCCTGCTCAAAATCAACAATATATTTGGTAGCACCCTCTAAATCTTCTGGTTGAAGAAATTGTAATAGATAATTTTCTTCAAGATATTGAATATTGGTATTTCTATCATAGAAGTAATTGGATTCGTTAACAGGATAGTCAATTCCTAAATAAGTTTTGACTATTGTATTGTTTTTTACATCTCCCCAAATTGCACTACGTTCATCGGTGTATTTGTTTGATAAAAGACGATTAACTTCAAAAAAGTTATAAAAAATATTGTTGTTAATATTATTCACCCCTCTATTCTGTGAATTATTTATATTGTTATTAGAGTTGTTATTATTGTTTTGGTCAGTGTTATTAGAACCAGAAGAATTCTCATTGCTATTAAGCACAACCATTTGTTTTTCTTGATCCCAGCCCACTTCAAGATTAAGTAATTCTGCTGCTTCTCTTATTGGGATGTAAGTTCTTTCGTTATAAACCAATGGCTTGTTATCAAATTCAACAACCTCACCATTGAGCAAGAACTTAACATCCATAAGCACAGCTTCAATTTTTTGAGTTGCGCCTAAAGCTGAAATACCTAAAGCAGAACCTATTAATATACCTATGAATAAAGTAATAATAGTTTTTTTCATAGATTATCACCCCTATTAATATTATAATTAAAATTTAACATTAAATCAATATTTTTGTAATAGAGGTGGAGGATTAATTGTCGGTTTATGTAACTAACAAAACATCAACAAGTATATCAGTTAGTACAACCAATACTGGTAGAAGCAATTATTTATGGGAAATCAATGGTATTGAATCATATACAACTTCGAGTTCGCATACTTTTACTAATTTGACGCCTAATACTACATATACAATTAGATGTTATTTTTGGTCAAGTGGAACATGGTTATTAGATGGCTCTATTACCGAAACCACATTGGCCAATGACAATCCTCCTGCCCCCAATCCACCATCACCTCCTTGGCATCCACCTTACGTTGATTATCGAGTTGAAGGTGGTTATAGATTATATTGGCCTGTTGTTAGTGGTGCTACTTCATATACTTTGAGAGTTAGAAGAGGTTATGATAACTATACTACTACATATAATACATCTTCTACCGCTTATACGGTTACAGGTTTGCAGTATGGTGTTACATATTATGTTTCCGTAAGATCGGAAAATTCCGCTGGTAGTTCTAATTATACAATTGAGCAACCTGCGACAGTTGCACCGAGAACTCCAAATATTACTGGAACGTCTACATCTAACTCCATTACTATTTCAATCAGTGGTATGTCAGGTAATTATGACGAGGTAGTAGTAGATAGATATACAAATAATAATGTATATATAGATAATAAAACTGCTAGTTCTGGGACTTCTACATTAACCTGGACGGGTCTTCAATCTGGTCAGTCCTTTATTTTTAAGGCGAGATCAAGGCTTTATGTCAATAACACTTGGCTTGAAAGTGTATCCGAAGGTGTGGTTCAAGTTCAGGTGGGTGGAACGCGTCCCAATAATTATAGTTGGACTACTCCAAAAACATCAGGTCAACCTTTTTCCTTAACCGCTTCTGAGTGGAATTCATTTACTGCTAGAATAAATCAGTTTCGGATATATAAAGGATTAGGGGCTTTTAGTTTTACTACAGCAACTACAGGTAATTATTTTTTAGCTTCGATGTTTAACCAAGCAGTTACAGCTATATCAGCAATGTCACCACCAACACCACCACCTGCGATGGTATCAAGTGGAGGTATTATATATGCTTCTTATTTGAATGGAATTGTGAATAGTTTAAATTCAATTCCATAAATATAAAATTCAATGAATGGAGGAACGAAATAATTACCATTAATATTGACAAATGTGTTTATATGTGATAAATTATACTCATGGATTATTATTACAGAAAGGAATGAAATCTATGAGTAATCACTATAAGCCACAAGAATTTGCAGAAATGATCGGCGTTTCTGTAAAAACACTTCAACGATGGGATCGTGAGAAAAAGTTAATTGCCAATCGTCATCCTTCAGGAAGAAGATATTATACTCATAAACAATACGTAGATTATATTGGTGAAAGTCATCCGAACGGAAAAGTTGTTATTTATACAAGAGTATCTACCTCAAATCAAAAAGATGATTTAAATAATCAGGTAGAATTTCTTAAACAATATGCTAATGCAAAAGGGATTATTGTTGATGAGATATTTGAGGATATTGGAAGCGGCCTTAATTACAATCGAAAAAAGTGGAATAAACTACTTGAAGAATGTATGTTAGGTCATATTTCAAAAATCTTAGTATCTCATAAAGATAGATTTATCCGCTTTGGTTACGATTGGTTTAAGAAATTTTTAGAGTCTAATGGAGTAGAACTAATTGTAGTAAATAATGAAAAACTTTCACCGCAAGAGGAATTAGTGCAAGATTTGATAAGTATTATTCATGTTTTCTCTTGTAAAATCTACGGGCTTAGAAAGTATAAAAATAAAATTCTGGAGGATGAAGATATTGCTAAGATCGTACAAGACAGAAATTCAATTGAACGAAACACAGAAGAAAATATTTAATCAAACAATTGGTGTTTGCAGATATGTTTATAATTTCTATATCGCGCATAATAAAGAAGTATATGAAAAGGAAAAACATTTTGTATCAGGAATGGATTTTTCCAAGTGGTTAAATAATGAATTCATTCCAAACAATCCAGATTATCAGTGGATCAAACAAGTTTATGCAAAAGCCGCTAAACAGTCGATTATGAATGCTGAGCGAGCATTTAAACAATTCTTTAAAGGACAATCAGGATTTCCTAAGTTTAAAAAGAAAAAGAATCAAGACGTAAAAATGTATTTTGTAAAAAACGATGCGAAAACTATTATCAAATGCGAACGTCATCGAATTAAAATTCCTACATTGGGATGGGTAAGATTAAAAGAATATGGTTATATTCCAACAAAAGCAATCATTAGAAGCGGAACCATATCACAAAAAGCAGGACGTTATTATGTATCTGTTTTAATTGAAGACAATGAACAAAAAAAATTTGAAAATTTTAATGATGGTATTGGAATTGATCTTGGAGTTGGAAAATTTGCAACTCTATCAAATAGTGATCAACAAATCAAAAATATAAATAAAACAACCAAAGTAAGGAAACTTGAGAAATCATTAAAACGTCAACAAAGAAAACTTTCGAGAAAATATGAGGAAGCAAAGAAAAATAAAAATAGGAAGGAGGAAACTGCTACTGGACAAAATATCCAAAAACAAATCCTGAAGGTGCAGAAACTTCATCAACGACTCTCTAACATTCGAGAAAATCATATTAATCAGACGATAAATATGATTATAAAGCAAAAACCACGCTTTATAACAATTGAAGATTTGAATGTTAGAGGCATGATGAAAAATAAGCATTTATCAAAAGCGATCGCACAACAAGGTTTTCATCAATTCCGATCCAAACTTGAAGCAAAATGTAAGGTTCATGGAATTGAATTGAGAATTGTTGATCGTTTCTATCCATCCAGTAAATTATGTTCATGTTGTGGGTATAAAAAAAGTAATCTAAAGTTATCAGATCGAATTTTTGTTTGCGATAATTGCGAAAATGTGGTGGATCGAGACGTGAATGCTGCGATTAATTTGAAAAATGCTAAGACGTATAAAATCGCATAAAAACAAGCGATTATACGTATGTACCGATGGCTTAGTCGGGAATTAACGCCTGTGGAGTGTTGTAGAACCTGTAGTAGCATGATGCGAGGCAGAACACGTTGAAGCAGGAACTTTTCTCGATATGGATATTTGTCCATATTTTGAGTAGCAGAGGGTTTAATGGTTATGTATAATAATAACCCTTTGATATATGAACTACGAAGTGGATTAGATGGAGATGAATTTGTAGAATATACTGAGACATATAAGATTATTAATGGAAAGATTTTATTATCTGAACTTCCTGTAGAGCGCAAAAGGGTTCAGATTACCGGCTACTCTGAAGTCTTAAATATCGCTCAAGGATTAAACAGTAATCAGTTTTACGTTAATTATCTATCTGGTCATGTATTTTTTAATCCATCTGAAGAAGGTAAAACAGTCCAAGTCCATTTTTTTGGTAGAGGATTGGTTTTTATCCCTGCTTCACGTATTTATACTATAGAAAACAATGGTGAAGTTGTTCAGCTTTTAAGCGATCTTACTGAGGGTGCAAACAACTTTTATTATATAGGGGAATATAATTCAGAAACCATTTATCAAAAGTTTAATTTAGTTTCCTATGGTGGATCATTGTATTTATGCAAACAATCAACCCAAGGTAATTCTCCTTCTAATCCTAATTATTGGGTATTAGTTTCAGGTTTTAGATGGAGAGGAACATATAATACAGCAAGTAGCTATAATGCTGGTGATGTGGTATCAAACTCTGATAAAACCATTTTATATCAAGCAGTTGTTTCGAGTACGGGTATTCCTCTTACCAACTCTAATTATTGGAAAGAAATAATAAATATTGATGAGACTATTCAATTAATTAATCAAGCCGAAGAAGCACGATCTGAAGCTGAAAGTATCAGAGAAGAAAACGAAGTGCAACGCAATGACAATGAGTATAATAGGATTCAAGCAGAACTTTATCGTGAATTGGCTGAATCAGATCGTTTGATAGAAGAGGCTACTAGAAAACTGAATGAAAATACAAGGATATCCAATGAGAATAATCGTCAATCTGCTGAATCAAATCGTGCTGCTGCTGAAAGTAATAGGGAGTCTAATGAGCAATTAAGAATCTCTCAGGAAAGCGTAAGAGAATCAAACGAAGCAACTAGACAATCACAAGAATCTACTCGTCAAGCAAATGAAACTCTTAGAGAATCTAATGAAGACACTAGAGAATCTAATGAAAGTATAAGACAAACTAATGAATTAACAAGGCAAAATAATGAAGCGAATCGTCAATCTGCAGAACAAACGAGACAGGATAATGAAGCAATAAGACAATCACAAGAAGATGAGCGTCAGATAAATACAACGACAGCTATAAATAATGCGAATTCAGCGGCGAATAATGCACAGAATTTGGTGAACACATCTGTACATTTAGGAGAATACAATCCGTCTACTCAATATGTTAAAAACAATCATGTAAGATACAACGGCTCAACTTGGCGTTGTATGCAAGATTGTCAGGGTGTGACACCAGTAGAGGGGCAATTTTGGACTTTGGTAGCCCAAAAGGGGCTTGATGGATTAGGATCTGTATCAAGTGTTAATAACAAGTCTCCAGATGCTCAGGGTAATGTTCAATTAACTTACGAAGATGTGGGCGCAGAGACACCAGAAGGAGCACAAAGCAAAGCCGACTTAGCGGAGCAGAATGCCAAAAACGCAAGTATTCCTAGAGACGGTAGCATTCCTATTCCTATAGGTAATAGATTTCAAATCGTACATAACAAAGATTTAGATAGTATTGATTTTGAGGTATTGACATGATCATAAAAAGAATAAACAAAGACAAGACCGTTTCTTTAGCTGGAGAGATTGTTGAAATTCAATTTGGATTTGACGAAGAGTCTTTGGTTGATGAAAATCTGATGATTGACGAGAATGTTTTAATTAACGACGAAGATGAATTATCTTCGCTACTTCAATTATTTCTTGGAATCGAATCTGTGCTTCTGGAAGTGGATCAAGTAAGACTAATGAGCAATGGATATTTATGTGTTGGTGAGTTTATCGAAGCCTGGTCAACTTATAGTGACCAAGAAGTAGAAGATATTGAAGTTGTGGATGTGGCATTCACAGAAGAGAGTGCAGTTGAGGATTTTTTCGAAGTGTTGTTTGGGATTCAGCACGGTCTTGCGGAAGTTGATGCTGTTCGAATAGACTCCAAAAGGAACTATTTTTTCCCAGAAGTCACAGAGAATGTTATTTTTTAGAGGAGTGAGATAAATATATGGCTTTATTTAGTTTATCAGAAATTATAGGAACGCTTAAAGATAATGTAAGCAAGGCATTGAAAGTTAAGGGAGAAGTTGAACTAACGGGGAGTAGTGTGCAAGATACACAAGCAATTCCGGTTAAGAGGGTTGCTAGAGTAGAGGTTGAAACACTTGTTAATGCACAGTCTGTGCCATCGTCTGGAGGTCAGACCACACCTGTAAGCATTGGTGGTAAGGGAGAAGACGAAACATATGTCCTTATCAACTGTGATAAACAGCCTTGGTCGTTCAGATCTGGTGCAGCTTGGAATGTTGCACACGGCTATAGTAGTTTGAATTGCGTATACCCTAAAAGGGAAAATGTTACAACGGCATATTCTAACTTATCTAACCCATGCATCTCGTTATTTTTGGGTTTTAGTTTCGCAAGTAATGTTGGATTGACAGAACCCACGTCTTTACAAGAGGCTAAAAGCGTAGCAATCCCAGCATCGAATGAACAGATTAAGGTTGTAAACTACAGTTCAGAAACAGCCACGGTTACAATCAGAGTTGTGAGAGTATGGAGGTAACACTATGGATGAACAACGAAAACAACAAATCATATCCATTTTGCAGGGGATTTATGATGATTTTCTTCCAACAGAAGATGAGCCGGAAATGACTATGTTTGGTCTAATAAGTCGATATAACGCTACTGATCAAAACATCGAGTTTATCGGTGGTGATTGGGTTGTTGAAAATTGCCCAGATCCACTGAAAAGTTTACCAATTTGAGGTGATTAATAATGGCTGATACAAGCACAAGATACGGGGTCGGTAACGACTCTATTAAAATCAAAATGATAGATAATGGGGACGGGACGTATTCAGAGGGTGTCAAACTAACGGGGAGTATAGATACAGTTGATGCCGCACCTGTGACAGGTGTTAAAACTGTGACGGCAACAGCGGCGGAAATTTTCGCAGGTGCATCGCGAAAAGAAAACAGACGGTATCTCATCGTCAAAAACGAGTCAACACAGTATCGGATCCGCATAGGATCGTCAACAGTTACAGCAGCCACTGGATTCCCGGTCGAACCGGGAGGGATCATTGAATTTAACTTTAATCCTAGCGTAGTCGTGCAGATTTTTGCGGTATCTGAAAGTGCAAACTCAGTAGAGGTGGCGGTGATGGAGATATGATTGCTTTGTTTGAAGAGTTGAACGGCGTGACAAGAATAAAAGTCGATTTTTCTGACGAAGGCGTAAACTTGCAAGGAGAAACAGAAGTAAAAGGAGATAGACAAACGGCAGAACGGTATGTGCATATCTTTGAAGCTGACTTGCGGAGGAATTTTTCGGAGCTTTTTCCTGTACCTGAACCAGAGACCAATGAAGGCGGCGAAGAAACATGAAATATGTGAACGGTAAGTATTTTTCGCGCGAGATCGCTGTAAAAGGCCGTGAGTTAGAGATGCAGCTTGCTCGCGACTTTTTCACGAAAGGGCCTACGACGAGTGTTGATACACAGCGAGACTGGCAAAAACGTCTTGAAGACTTGACTTTCGGAAAAAATACAGTTATCTATGACGACTTAGGAAATCCTAGCGTGATGGTAAAGTTTACAGTTAAAACACTTGACGAGCTTATACCAGGTGCGCCGACCAGTCCGCATCCTGCTTTTATTGTGAACGGCAAAATGAAACCAGAGATTTTTATATCAAAGTACCAAAATATTGTGGTTGGTGCATCAGGCAGTGAACGCGCAATTAGCTTGCCGATGACAGACCCGCGGGCTTCAATTAGTTTTGATAATGCTCGTCAATACTGTGCTAACAAAGGTACAGGCTGGCACCTCATGACCAACGCCGAATGGGCGGCCATTGCGTTGTGGTGCCGAAAGGTAGGCAAAATGCCCCGAGGAAACACAAGTAACGGGGCTTCTTCTGACGCACCTTATGAACGCGGCGTGAAGACGACCTCCGGTAGTTATCATCGCACTCTGACCAGTTCCGGCCCAGCATCCTGGAACCACGATGGAACCCTAGACGGTATCGCTGATTTGTGCGGAAATGTCTGGGAGTGGGTACAAGGACTGAAAATCATCGACAGTATTGCTCATGTCATGATCGACAACAACTTTGCTGATCCCGAATCGGCATGGGTAAATACCGGGGTGAATATCACTGCCGGCATGACCAGCGGGCATCGAATTCTGACGATGCGCGAAGGTGCTATCCCAAATACGCCGAGCATGGACTGGTCAGCACTTGCGATTCCGGCCACTACCAGCAGCTCAGGTTCTGCGGATTACGGTAACGACGGATATTGGTTTAATGTAGCGGGAGAACGGCTGCCGATTCGCGGCGGCGACTGGCAGGGTGTCGCTGCTGCCGGGGTGTTCGCGCTCAACCTGAACGACCCTCGGTGGAACTTGCGTTCGAACGTTGGCTTCCGCTCCGCTTTTATTCCGTGATTTTGTTCCCGTGTTGGAAGTTACTACTATCGAAGGCGGTGAAATCGTATGAAGTATGTAAGCGGAAAGTATTTTTCGCGCGAGATTGCAGTCAAAGCAAGAGAGCTTGAACTGCAGATCACGAGAGACTTTTTTTCGAACGGTGTAACGACGAACGAAGATATACAACGTGACTGGCAAAAACGTCTTGAAGATATAACCTTTGGTAAAAACACCGTACTATATGATGACTTTGGCAACCCTAGTATCATGGTCAAGTTTACAGTTAAAACGCTTGACGAGCTTATACCGGGCGCACCAACTACACCGCATCCTGCGTTTATCGTGAATGGCGTGATTAAACCAGAAATTTTTATCTCTAAATATCAGAACATTGTAGTTGGTGCATCAGGCAGTGAACGCGCAATTAGCTTGCCGATGCAAGACCCGAGGGCTTCTATCAATTACGATGCGGCAAAGGGCTACTGCACGGCGAAAGGAGCAGGCTGGCACCTTATGACCAATGCCGAGTGGGCTGTGATTGCCCTCTGGTGCAAAGCTAACGGTTTCCAACCACGAGGCAACAATAACTATGGCGCAGACATTTCCGCCTCGTATGAACGAGGCAAAGAAACATATTTTGATTCTGAGGCTGGCAAGACGGGCCGTGTCGCTACCGGATCGGGACCCGCCTCTTGGGCACACGATAACACACCGGCAGGGATTTACGACTTGAACGGTAACGTATGGGAATGGGTGCAAGGACTGAAAATCATTGACGGCGCCGCCTATGTGATGATTGACAACAATTTCACAGATAATGAATCGGATTGGGTAAATACAGGTGTGAATATTACTACCGGCATGAGCAGCGGAAACCGTATTCTTACGATGCGCGAAGGTGCGATCCCGAATACGCCGAGCATGGACTGGTCAGCACTTGCGATTCCGGCTACTACTAGCAGCTCAGGTTCTGCGGATTACGGGAACGATGCGTACTGGTTTATTGCCGGGGGAGAACGACTGGCGGCTCGCGGCGGCTACTGGCGCAATGGCTCCAGTGCGGGCGTTTTCGCGCTCAACTTGGGCTACACTCGCTCGGTCGTGAGCCCGACACTCGGGTTCCGCTCCGCTTTTATTCCGTGATTTGTAATTAAACTAACGAAGTTCTAGATTATGGAAAACTGAGGAAGCGCATGGTATAATTGTGGATGCAGGCTAGTCCGAACTGATCACTCGGATGAAAGGCGTTCCTTGGGCGCTTGCCTGTACCACAATCCCAAGGGCAAATACCAATGCCAAGGAGTTGGTTATATCATGTTACTATCCTCACTCTGGTCTGCATACGAGGCAGACAAGAGGCTAGAGGGGTATTCTTCGCATACCCTGAAAGCCTATCATCTCCAGTTGCAACTTCTAGTCCGGCATATCGGCGATGTCGATGTGCAAACCATCACCTACGAAATGCTAAAAGGCTATCTTGTTGAATCGACGCGGCACCTGAAGCCAGCGAGCATCGGTCATCGTGTGCGTTTTCTCAAGTCGCTATTCCGATATGCGCATGATGAAGGACTGACACAGCGCAATCCAGCCGCGAAGCTTAAGGAACCGAAGCAGGGGCATCGTATCCCGAAGGCGTTATCGGAGGATGTGATCGAGGAACTGCGAGTCGCTGCAACCTCGTACCTTGAAGCAGCACTCATCGAGATCTTTTACGCGACTGGTTGCCGGATCGGAGAGATTGTGCAGCTTAACCGAAACTCAATAAACTTTGAATCGCGCAGTATCATTGTCCGGGGCAAAGGGGATAAGGAACGCGAGGTTTATTTTACTACAAGGTGCGCTATACTACTCAGACGTTATCTCCGGAGTAGACGAGACACAGACATCGCGTTGTTCGTTACCGAACGAGCTCCGAGGCGGATGTCAATCGCTCAGATGCGATACATTATCAAGCGTATCGCCAAACGCGCAGGCATTGAGGTCAATGTTTTCCCACACAGTCTAAGACACTCATATGCGACACACTTGCTTAACAACGGCGCTCCGCTCGAGGTCATACAATCATTTCTCGGACACGCCAAGATCGATACGACAAAACTCTATGCTCAGCTGAGCGGAGAACGTCGGCGCGAAATATATCGAAAATATTTTTGAGAGCCTTCGGGCTCTCTTTTTACTTATAGGAAGTTTCGATAATACAAGATAAATTAGCCCAAGAAAAGAAAGGTGGGGTTTAATGGCAATCATAAAGCAGGACTCAAAAATAGTTAAAGATAATCAACTAGTTCAAATAGAGAATGTAGTTGACTCGCAAGCGAAGGCTGATATCGCGGAGCAAAATGCTAAGGATTATACGGATCAAAAGATAGCTCAAATTCCTGCGCCTCCCGTTACGAGTGTAAATGGGAAAACTGGCGCGGTATCACTCGGAAAAGGTGATGTCGGATTAGGCAATGTCGATAACGTAAAGCAGGCGACTAAGACGGAGTTTGATGCACATGTGGCGGAAACTGTGAACTGGCAACGGTTTAAGTTGACAGGAGATAACGGTCGCAGCAAAGTACCGCCCTATAACGGGGATGTAAATAACTTAAAAGACACCGGTATGTACGGCGTTGCAGAGGGAGCTGTAAATGCTCCGGTCCCTACGATGGGCGTGCTACTCGTTTACAATCAGGATGGCCAACACATACGTCAAGTCTGGTACGCGTTTTGGGGAGGCGACCCCTATGAAAATCGCGTGTACACAAGGTCATCATTCAACGGCGGGGACACGTGGACATCTTGGGCTGAATTAATCACTAGCAGCGGCGGGACGTTAACGCGCGATTTGTTTATAGAATCCAAGTGGCCAGCCGTTTGGCTAATCGACACTGACATAAACAATAGAATCAATATCCTCCATGATAACAGTGCGTTTTATGTCCAACTCCGCGACGCAGCAGGAAATTGGATTAGAGATTTACTTAAGCTGACCAATGATGGTGTGGCAGCGCAGCTAGGGACAAACAACATCTGGCACGCCGGAAATCTCCCGTATGAAACCGGATCGTGGACGCCGGACCTGCGGTTCGGAGGAAACAATTCGGGGATCACATACTCAAAGAGGGTAGGGCGTTACACAAGAATCGGTAATGTTGTCTACTGGGCATTCGAGATCCAACTTTCAAGTAAAGGATCGGCTACAGGATTGGGGGCCATTTACGGACTTCCTTACAATATTGCCGGAGGAATGGTACCATTCACTCCTGTGGGGGAATTCAAAAACATTTCGTTGGCGTCTCAATACAGATTAGTTTCGCTTCAGGGTGCGTACGGTGCAAATTATATGGTTTTGAACGCAAACGGGGATGATACAGACGGCGCTCCAGTTGGGGATAATGTGTTTTCCAATAGTACCCGTTTGTCTGCTCACGGGATGTATTATATATAAGGGGTGAAGTGATATGGATATTATCGAAAGGTATTCGCTGGACATGCTTACGCCGGACGGGGTGAGTATTAAGAAACAGCAGTACGTCGAAGTCGATGGAGTCGAATATCCCATTGGCGATCCGTGGCGTCGCGCCTATGTAAACAGCTCATCCGGACGACAGCAGGTACAGGACGAAGTGCCGGAGCCATACAAGTCTGCGATTTTCGCAGTATGGGGCGAGGAGCCGACGGTTGCTGAGCCCGAGCCTGATGCAGGCTCCGCCGAATAGGCGGGGCCTATATTTTTGGAGGTGCCATCATGGAGAACGTAATTAAAGCAGGTGCCATTTCAGATCTTTTAATGGGTGGTGCATAATATGGGAAACTATTTAGCACAACGTATAATTGATGGAAAATTTGATTATGTTCAAGTCGTATTAAAGTACCCTGATTTACAAGAAGTTGTTGATGATTATTTAATATCTAAAGATCGAGAAGATTTAATTACAGAAATAGAAATAGAATAAGTCAACCATTATATTTTGAAGAGGTGGTAATACCACCTCTTCACTCTTTATTTATGATTTAAAAGAGGTGTTATTATGGAAAGTGGGGCAAAAATAACTTCGGCGTTTATAGGTTCTATTGTAACGCCCGTCTTTAGTTTTTTATATGGTGATGGTGTGGTTACATTGTATATAATGCTCGCTTTAGCTCTTTTTATTTGTTTGGATTGGATAGCAGGTATTAGAGCATCGAGAAAAGATGAAACCTATGGCTCTCACTATGGGATAGATGGAGTTTTTAGAACTTTTTTTATGATTATGCTTCCTGTGGGGGGAAACTTTGTAGATATGATTTTTGGGTTACCTCCTGTATTTTTTGGATTGTTAGCAGGTGGATTAATTATTCACACTATCCAATCTATGACAGCCAATGCAATTAGAGCAGGTTGGGGTACTTGGATTCCTGAATGGGCATTAAATAAAATGATCGAATGGGTAAAGAGTGAATTAGAAAGTAAAGTGCAACGTTCAATAGCTCGCAAACAAGAAATTATTCAAAGTAAAAAGGACGAATCAGACTCTTAATGTCCTGCTTGGTACATATTAAGAGAGAATCGTCCCAAGTAAATTATATATATTTTTAGAAAAGTCATCAAGGGGGGTTGAAAGTTGTTAGAAATAAGACAAAGAATCTTACCAAAAGGACACAGAAATAGACCAGGATATTCAATGAAACCTGTTGGCCTATTGTTTCATACTACGAATAATTGGAAAGATGGCGCGGGAGATGAAATGCATGCAGAGTATATGGAGAATGTTAAAGACAGAATTGTCAGTTGGCATGTAACAGTAGACAAAGACAGTGCAACACAACATTTGCCGTTTAATGAAAATGGCTGGCATGCAGGAGACGGGGCAAATGGACATTATAATCGTAATTGGATTGGGCTAGAAATAGCATGTGAAGCCGTGGAAGAAGGGGAGCTTTTAGATATAGCAACCTATATTAATGCTGTAGATGTTGCAGCTCAAATTATGATGCTTCATGGTTGGGAAACGGCAGATCGTATCAAGCCACATTATGTTGTTAAAGGTAAGAATTGTCCTCATAACACATTATTCGATAGAAACAAATTTATTCAAGATGTTTTATCTTTGATTCAAGAAAGGAAGGGTAATGGAATGGCAATTCCCCAAGTCGCAAAGGAACGTATATATACCAAGAATGGAAAGTTGTATCGTTGTGATGGAGATTATGGTGTTTCTGCTTCTGATGTTCGAGTAGTAAGGTTTAAAGCAGGACAATACAAACTTAAATTTGTTCAAGAAAAGGGAGCTAAAGTCAGTAATTTAGTTAAAAAGTACAATGCTGATTATGGCTTTAACTTTCCTTTCTTCGATTCTACTGGATATATTTATAGCGATTTAGTCATAGATGGCAAAGTAATTAAATCTGGTGGAGAATCAGTTAGAGGTAATTTTGGTTTTAAAAACGGAAAAGCTGTTATTGGTGAAAACCTAAATATAAACGATGGTTATGAAATGCTTGTGCAAACAAAGCCTATTCTCGTAAAACCTGTTAATGGTAAACCTACTGCTGTTTATAAAGAATATCGTGTTAAGCAAAATGTGTTAAGTGATATTATGAATGAAGCTGATACTGTAAGAGCACAACGTACCTTTGTTGGTGTTACAAAAGATGGTGACTTAATTGTTGCTGTTGCAGATGGAAGGAATCCCCCTTATGACAGAGGTTTAAATTGTGAAGAAATGGCACTTTATATGCTTGATAAAGGTGTAGAATGGGCATTAAACGGTGATGGTGGATCTAGTTCCGTTATTGCTGATAAAACAGGTTCGTTGGGTATTAATCGAGGAAATAAAGAGCCAGTTACTCACCATGCAGTATTAGTTTTTGTAACAAATGAAAAAACAACTCCTGAAAACAAGGCATATTTGACTCATACTGTAAAGTCTGGAGATACGTTATGGGCAATTGCTAATGCTTACGGTGTAACAGTGGATGATATTAAAAAATTAAATAATTTAACTTCGAATGTTATTTATAGTGGAATGGTATTAAAAATCAAAGAGGTATCTAATTCAAACAAAGAACAACCAGTTCAAACACCAACACAACCTAATCCTACACCTGTTTGGACAAATAAAGATGCTTTAAAATATTTGGCAGGTCAAGGCCTGATTGAAGAAGCAAAATGGATTGATAAGGTTGAGGAACCTGCACCAAATTGGCTTGTATTTGAAATGATAGCAAGATTACACAAGGAGATGAAAAAATAATGGATTTACTTATTGTATTTGGTGTTATAGTTTTAGTTTTAGGATTGTCCTATCTGTTTGGTTACTTGAAATCAAAAGGTAAGATCAGAGTTGATGATATTGATTTGGTTAATGATTTTTTGATGATTTTACGAATAGTCTTAGCTAAGAATGGTAAAGACGATGTAAGAATTGATAAAGCTATTGAAATTATTCAAAATACCCTCTCTTTTATTCAAGAACAAGATGATATGACTCCTGAAGAGAAAAAAGAGTTTGCAATTGAAAATATTCTTGAGTCTTTACATAGTATAGATATTGAGGTCGATTCACAAATTGAAGTGTTGGTTAAGTTAATTGTGACCAATACTTTTAGGCTTTCTGCAAAGTAAAATATTATAAAAATGTTGTCCTAATTAACTTACTAAAAGTCAATGTTTTCAAGGGGTTAGACTCCCTCAACTAACCCCTTGAAAAATCACTTTGTTGTCCTAAAGTGGTTATTTTCTTGAGGGAGGTTAATCGTTAATATCTTACACACATCATTCCATTTTCATTTTCGATGTTTATTAATGAATTTTCCCCATTTTTATATATAATTTTGTACCCTTCCCCTATTACTTCTATTCTATCAATATATTCTTGTATTGGTTTCTCTATCTTTTCCCCCCTTATCTCTAAATGTCTAGTAACAGTATGAGTTATTTCTTCTTCCTCAATAAAAAAACTTGTGCAAAATTCTTTTCCATAGTTTGCAAATCCTGAACATATATATACTGGTTTATTACGCATCATTTTGAATTTATAGTTCTTACCACAGTTTTTGCATTTGATTAATCCCTTATATATGTTTGTCATAAAATACCTCCATTTACCACTTGCAATTTATCTGTTATGTATGTTATATTATTCAATGTTCCGACTGATGGGCTGTAACTCAGCGGGAGAGTACTACCTTGACAGGGTAGGAGTCGTCGGTTCGATCCCGACCAGCCCAACCATTATAACATATGAAGAACACCTTTGTATAAGGTGTTCTTTTTGTCTGTATGTTTTTATATACTAAAAAACACCTGATTATTCAGGTGTTTCATGAACCAAGGGCGAAGATTAATTGTTCTTCTATCAGTGATTTTATACCTGTGAAAGTAGTATATGGTGCTCTCCCA